AACAGTTTAATTCAATGTTTGCAAAATATTTTCCAGATTTAAAAATTAAAGAATATTATTTATGTCAAAGAGGTATCCGTTATTATTCTCAAGTTCTTACGCGATTTTTTATTGTCGATAGAATCTGTAAACGTCTTGATGTATTTGAATCAGACTATGACAATATGGAATTATACGAATATTTGGCAGTAATAAATTTTGTACACGAAGAAGATAATGATCATGAGCAATTTGAGGGAATTTTAATGAATTATCTTGCGCAGTTTAATAACGATGCTATTAAAAAAGAATTTGCAACTCAAATTAAACTATATTCGAATTTTTTAGGCGAAAACTCATTGCATCGTTTTATCTTCTATCGTTCTGTAATCTGGGAAATATTTTCTGAAATTAGCAATATCTGTCCAAATGTCGATGATACATTCATTAAAGACTTTACTAAAATTATTTTAGATTTTTGCGATTATGAAAACATTAAATTTAATCCATATAGTTTTATTAAAAACAAAATGGAAACTTCTGTCGATTTTTGGATTAACACAGATTACGATATTATATTATTTAAAAATCTAAAAAAGATTAAAGAAAATACAGATCCACTTTCATTCATAAGTTTTTATTGTGACAAATTTTATGATCGCCGTATTTGGCCTAACATTATTGCGGTTAACCCTCAACCATCAGATATTAATCGTGGCGAGAATAAATTTATTATTTTTGTCGATAGCAAAGTCGATATTAGCAATGGGCAACTTATCGGAGAACGAGAAGGTATAAAAGTGTTTTCTCTTACCGATATTCCAGAATTTGTTTATAGCAATGCTAATTATGTTGATTATCTTGATGAAGCTATCGATATCGAATTTACGACAGGCGAAATTAAAGATAAGCCATTTAATTCTTTATTGCCGGTCGATAAAAAATATATTGCTTTGTATATGTTAAGTGATAAACTTAAAAATAAAATTGCTGGCAATTATATTGTCGGTGGTTCTAAAAAGTTTACTAACTTCGAATATATCGGTGATTATAAATTTAAGTCTGTTGAGTCTGGCCGACCATATATCAACTATGTTAATAAGATTGAAAAAGGTAATTTATACTAATGAAGATAGATATTAATCAAATTAAAAAGCTCTCCAAAAAATCTGGGAGAGCCTTTTTTAATTTCGATAAAAAATATAAAGATTTAACGGCCAAAGTATTTACAGATTTTAATACATTTATCTTATTAGATCTATATAGTACTGGCTCTAAATCTTATAATAAAAAAATAAAAGATACATTAGAATATTATGAAAAGAATTATAATACTGATTTTCGTATCGAATTACGAGAAAGTACAAAAACATCGACAAATAGTTTAATCGGTCTTCCGTCTGTAATGCATAGATTCTATGCTGAAACAAAAAATAAATTTTATGTTTTATTTTTAATCGATGGAATAGAAGAAAGTATTATTTTAGAATATAAAAAGAATTTTTCTCGAGTTGATTATATTCATGAGAATAAAAAAATACTTGTTTCTAACTATATTAAATTTTTAAATAAGCACTCCAAGGGTTTATTCTTTAACGAAAATTTGGTCGATTTATTTTTCGATACAGAAGAAGCATTAGGTGGTTCTTCTATTAAAGAAAATGAAGAACTTGGTTTTACGATCTTCAATTTTCCATCTACTACTTGTTATTCTAATAGTGTTAACGATATAGTTCAAAAAGCTGACGACGGCGACAATTCTGATTATATTCATGAAGGTATGTCAATTAACGACTTCATTTGTAATAATATTAATGAATTATCGGCTACTGTAAACGATTCAACTAATATTACATTCGATCCGAGCAAGGGCTTCGATAAAGAAGTACAAGCATTAAGTGATTATCTCGGCTATAAACGAGATTTTAATTTATTCACTAATCAAAAGAATATCATTAACGCTATGCACCGACATCTCAAAAAAGAAAAAGCCGGTTTCTTAATTTCTCAACCAGGTACTGGCAAAACTAGTATGGCTATTAGTATTGCTAGTCTATGGAAAAACGGTTTAAATAAAAATGTATTCGTTGTGTGCCCGACTCATTTGATTAAAAAATGGAGTAAAGATATTAATATCTTAGCTCCTAATGCTAAAATATATGAGTGCAATAGCACTAAAGAATATATCGAACAGATTGAACCTGAAATTACTAAACGATTATCGACTAATTATATTCTAGTTAATCCTAATTGTATTAAACAATCCGTGATTAAAACTAGAATGACTAGTATCGATTGTTTACGCCATACTAAGAATGTAAAAAGTAAAGGCAAAGAAAATGCTTCTGTTCGTAATGATCGCGGAAGTGAACACGCATACTTTCATTACTTAGAATATTTTTCTAGAAGTATTCATAAAAAAGGTGAAAAAGAAGAGCTTATTTGTTACAAAGATTTCTTAGCTGGACAAAAAATAAAAGCTTGCTCTTCTTTAATCGATAGCAAGAAAATTGATAGTAAAAATACTCAGTCATATAAAGTTTATAATTATGTCGAAGATCTCGATATTAAAGAACAAGAAGCTTCTAATTTTGCAAGTCTTGACTGGTATATTCAACGTAAAGGTCGTCATAATGTCGATATGTTAATTGTCGACGAGATGCACGAGTTCTTAACAGGCAGTGCTCAAGGTCATGGCGCACAACGACTTGCTTCTTGCGCTAAAAAAATCTTAGGTTTAACCGGTACATTATTTAATGGCTATGCCGAAAATCTTTACAATATGTTCTTATATTTCTATCCTGAAAAAATTAAAAAAGAATATCAAGAATATATGAAACGAGATCCAGAATTTCGTGGCGGCATGAAAAAGCAATTTAAAGATCGTTATAGTTATAAAGAAGTTGAATATACTCCTTATGATTGGCATACTCATAGAATTGAAAATGCTGCCGATTACGTAAAAATTAGTCATAACTGGGGTCGATATTTAGATCTTCAGTTTATCGAAAAAGATAGACCAGGTGTTCTTAGTGCTAATGTCGAATGCACGATTAAGACAAAAGATGCTCCTGGTATCAATCCTAATATCTTTATTAAGTTGTTAAGTAATTGTTGTGTATTTATGTCGATGGACGACGTTAGTTCTGAACTCCCGGCTTATAATGAATCTATTATTAAATGTGAGTTAAATAAAGAAAATCTTGAAGCCTATAATAGTTTAATCGGTAATTTATCTAACGCCATTGTCCCGGCTCGATATAAACATCAAGAGATTAAAAAGCTCGCAGCTTGGAGCGATAATCCATGTTTCATTGCCGACGATTGTATCGAATATCGTGGCACCGGTGTTCGCGACAATCATAAGCTCGATGAATTAATGAAAATCATTAACCATCATGATCAGGAATGTGTTCTAGTATACACTTATTATGATACAAATAACGATATTAATAGTATTATCTATGATCGTTTGCAACAGGAAGGTATTAAAACTGCCATTCTAAAGAGCTCGACTTCTGCGATGAAACGAATCGAATGGTTCGAAAAGAAAAAAGAAGAAGGCGTTCGTGTCGTAATTTGTAATCCTGGTATGGTTGATACCGGTCTAGACTTGCTCGATTTTACGACGATCGTGTTCTATGAGCTTGATCAGAACTTCTTTACGATGCGTCAAGCAGCTCGAAGAAGTTATCGATTAAATCAGAAGAATAACGTAAGTATCTATTACATGTATTATGCTGGTACCGTTCAGGAAACCTTAATTAAATTCATGGCTGAAAAACTTAAGAGCGTAAAAGTTCTCGAAGGCGATTTTGACGATGAAGGATTAAGTAGTCTCGTAAGTGGTAATCAGGATAATACTAATGCTATCTATAAAGAAATGTTAGATAAAGTCGAATATGAAAATGATGACGACGTCATTTCTATTAATAAGTATGCCGACAAAGTCGAAAAGATTGTCGATATGGATAGCTTTAAACTCGATCGAATTATTCTAGCAAAGAAACCGTTAAAAAAGCAAAAGATTAATCTTGATAACCAATATCATTTACTTCTTGACGTGCGTACTCGATTTGGCCATAACCAAAAGTTATACCGAAATGAAAATTCGTACAAAAAAGAATTGCAAAATTTCGTATCTAGTTTTTAATTTTGTGTAATATATAGTTTGACAACAGTCGAATTATATCTTATAATAAAGTTAACAATTTAATAAAAGCGTATTTACCAACTGGCTTGTGTATTCACAGGGATTGACGATGGAAATATGTCACTAGTTGCAACGTAAGAGTGCAAATATACATATGGAAACGTAAATGAATGCATTGTATTATAGAGTCACTGTATTTTTAAACTCTATAATATGGACCCCGATGGCGCGGGTTACGAGCCTATAAAGGATATAAAAGCCTTGTCGTGATGATAATGCTATCCTGCTCTGATGAGTTAATATAGGTTAGGCGTAACGATGGTGTGTGGTCGAGCGCATCTAGGAAAATCGACCCGGTGATCAGCTACATTTTGCAGGCCGATACTCGATGAATAAAGCGAGGGATCTGCAGTCGTTAACGATAGCGATTTGTGGTTGGATAGGATATAGAGGATAGCTATACGATACCGTTTATATCCCGGACCAGCAAGAGTAATTTTGTGTACTCAAGTCGGAACTAGCAGGATCAACGTCAGCGGGCAAATAGGTTATAAGTCCGTATACAGCCTAAAGTAGTGAATGCACAAAACATTGCAGTTAAGATAAAGAATTTTAATTAAGTTTAGAAAGCTACCATGGTTAAATAAGACCCGGGGGGACTCATGGTTCCTCTTAAACAAAATAAGAGGACATTCCTCATTGGTGAATACAGCAATAGGACGGGATCTACGATTGTGCGGAAACGCTAAATGTCGGGAGAAATGAGAGGTATACGTGAGTATACTACAGACTAATATCGTAGGAAATGATCAAGAGCTTTAGTAATAAAGAAACAATCATTTCTAGTGAAGCAAAACTATATAATATATATTTTTTACTAATTCGTGCTGCCGCACGGGATTAGTCTATATAAAACAGGAAAATAGAATATCTTATTCTATATACAATATTCGTGATTCTGAATCCTAGGATTCATTCGCTAAGAATGTTTGATTCGACTGGCATCTTAAACGGTTTAAATAATAAGATGTTATGATTGCACACATAACGTCTTTTTAATTTGCAAACCTTTGCCAGTCGCTTAACAGTTAAATAATGCGAATGAATCATCTAGAATAAGCTGGCGGCGATTCCTTAATAAGCTGTAGCTAACGTTTCTCTCGCAGAATGATTATTATTGTATGGAATACGATATTCAATCTATAAGATTAATTTTAGTACTTACAAACGTTTCCTGTTAGGATAGGTTAAATAATATAAGCTATTACGATGTTTAAGCTAATTAAGATAAATAATCTATTATGATATTTAAGCTAATTAAGCTTATTGAGTGAGTTAAGATGATTAAGTTACGATACTTGTATAATCCGATTTTTAACAGTTTCATACTTTATATGAGTATCTTTAGATCGATAAAGTAATAATAATTTGTGGATTGGTTGCGATCTTAAGCAAACTTAATTTAATCTGCTTAATTAACTGATAATGCTTTTGGCTAGTCAGTATAGGATTTAAATTTTCATCCTTTAAGAGTTTTATATAATTTAAAATAAAACCTTATAAAGTGTTATTTAATATAACATAAAAACAGAATATTTAATAGCTATAGTTGCGCCCAAAAATAATTAGTGATATTTAATATTTAATTTATATTACGTAACAAAAATTTAAGATTTATGCTGCTAGTGTTTTCGATAATTTACATACACACAACCTTTTACCTGGCAGCATAATATCTTATTTAAGTCGATTATTTAATTATAGTCGATTTAAATAAGATATTAGTAATATATAGATGTTTCAGAATTAAATCTATATTATTTAAATAAAGGTGATACTATGCGTGATGCATATCAAATACGACGAGTCATTTGGCAAGGCGATCGATTCTATTCGAGTTTAAGTGGCGATCAAATTCGCTATCCAGAATTCTTTATCGAACACGTTAATACTGGTTGTATTATGACGATGGAAGAATATAATCGTATTCGTAAAGGTCAGATCGAAGAAGCTTTTGTCGATCCATTTCCCGATAAAAATGCTTTTATGATTAATTATGTTAAAGATGGTTTAGAAGAAATCTATGACGACTTTAGCGATTCTCTCGATTATATGACTCGAGAAGATATTATCGGTAAGGATGCTGCCGATGGTAGAATATGGAAAGTTGTCGGTGGAGAACTTGTAGCAGTTGACGATAAAAAATAATCGTGCTATAATAAGGATGTAGTCAAATGATACCTTTCTATCATCCTTTCGATATGACTACAGAAAAGAGTGTCCTAGCATAAATCGATCACACACACAAGCCAACTGCTAGGATGCTCTTTTTTTATTTAAACAATTATGATATACTTTAATTAGTAATTAGTTCTTATTATTTAAAAAAGGTATATCATATTATGAATCTAGAAGATGCATGCAATTATTTAATTGATCTATTATTATGTAGTCAGGACTCTTTAGAATATAAAGAAGCTACTGAATATTTTAAAGCCCTTGAATGAGGGCTTTTTTCATGAGGTAATTTAAATGAATCAAATGGAAGACGTCATCCAATATATTAAGGAGCAGAGGCCAAACATCTCTCCCAAGAAATTGAGATATGCTTTATATCTGTTATATGCCGATTATTTAACGGCGACAGAAGATGGTTATGATGAATTATTTAACCATAATTTTTATACGGCGTATGAAGGACCGATGCCGGAAGGATATACTTCAGAATTTGTATTATACGATACTGATGGCAACAGTTCTCGTTTAGATCCTGAGATTAAAGATTATATCGATGAAGCATTATCTAAATATTATAGCTTACCTGAAATGTTTTTAGAAACAATATCGAGTCAATCTTTAGATTGCATAGCAACATGGAAACATTGTAAAGATTGTATTAAGATAATCCCGAAAGAACTAATTTGTTTAAATCAAGAATATAATCGTATTATTTACGAATGTTTTGAAGGGAAATAGTATATGGCTCAAATATCTCAATTAATAGAACAGGCTTGGAAACATCTTGCTTCTAAGAATATTCCAGAAGTAGCAAGAGCTGCTTGGTTCGGTAATATCATGCAAGAGTCGACTTGGAATCTTCATGCCGATAATAATACTCATCGAGGATTATGCCAATGGGATAAAGAATATCGTTGGCCACATTTTCTTAACGAGTTTAAAGGCAACGAAGACAATCTAGAAGATCAGTTAAACTTCGGTTTATGGGAGTTAGAAAATGGTCCTTTAGAATGGACTCCGGTTAATGGTGACGGTTATCCTAAGTGGCCCGAGATTAAACAGATGACCGATGTTGCACAAGCGACATTGGCATTCGAGCAATGTTTCGAACGATCTGGTGGAGCTAACGTTCCAGAGCGTCAAGGCTATGCTCAAATGATTTATGATCATTTCGTTAAAGGAGCTCCGTTAAGCGACGATCTGTTAGGCGAAGTACCTGCTTCTTCTGGTTCTAGTACAGGTGGAGCAGGTAGTAGCGGTGGTGTCTATAATGCTACAGCTCCTTCCGATACCGGTACTAGAAGTACGTTTGTTACTAAAAAGAAAACTCCTAAGTATTACGATGTTTTTAATGCTCAGAAGTTAGCGATCGGTAAAACTCCGTGTCAACCTGTCTATCCAGATATTGTATCGGTATATAATCAAGTACCAGAATGGGCTCTCGGTAAAACGTTAGATAAAACGACTGCCGATAATAAAGAAGTTAAGGATGTGACCGAAGTTAAATCGGTTTCTCTTAAAGACGGTAAAACTGGTTTTGAATCGTTAAGTGCCGATAAAGTTACATTCGGTAAAGATAAAAAAGAAGACTCTAAGGATAAGTCTGCTGATAATACGACAAGTGACGTTACTAAGACTAATGATAAGAATACTCCTGAAGTTAAGAAAGAAGATTCTGATAAGAAGTCTGAAGATGCTAAAGTCGAAAACAATACATTAAGTGCTCAAGATAAAAGTCCTCAGAAGTTAAATCCGCCATTGTATGCTTATGATACAATCGATGTCAACGACTGTTTTAACGTCGGTTTGCCGATTACTTCAGTAGCTGCTTATGGCAGTGAAGCTGCTAAATATCAGATGACTCGCATGCAATCTATTGCACAACGTCAGATTCAATTCGATCCGACTAAGCATGATAATGCCGTTAAGGTACCGACTCCTGGTATGGTGCCAAATCCGACAGATCCATTCCCGACAGATTTACGTATTCGAGATTTAGAATTACATATGCCTCGTATCGTAAAAGAAAGTATTAAGGCAACTGAGTTCGAACTCAGTACGGCTAAAGCTCTTCTCGAGATGGGTGGCGACGTCGAGAAACGTATGGTTCAAGTCGAAAATCATTTGTCGACCGTAACAAGATATTTATTTAGATTAGCTAGTATTATTCCGATTAATGATATGTATTATGGCGGCAATACTCTTTATGAAAAGTATCGAGCTATTCGCCAGCTTACAGACGACAGAGTTGCCGACGGTATGCAAACTCAAATCGATCAGTATATGACAAGTACTCGTATCGAACCGATTATCGGTCAAGTGTACGAGATCCTTAATCAGGTTGGCGCTAATCTTAGTGTTTTATTGGATAATAATCAGTTATCGTATTCTAATATGAAACACTACTGTGATTTAATCGATATTAAACGTTATCAAGAGCCGTTAAAATTAGCTAATATTGCTGAAGGTGCATCTCTTACTAAAAGCGATCCTCATAAAGATCTTAAAGATGAATGGCCTGAAGGTTTTAAGATGGACTGGAAACCAGTACCTGTCGAAGAACAAGTTCCGATTATTAACTGGCGTCAGTCGATTATCGATGACGGATCTAAACTGATGAACTCTCCTTCGATGTATGGATCAGGATTGGCTGCTGGCGCGGCTATGACTGGCGACACTAATAACTTATTTTATTTAACTGCTGAAGAATGCCTTAAATCACAGATTCCATTATTTAAAAAAGCAGCTGAATCTGCAGTGAGCAAAATAAGTAGCTATAAAGATCAAGCTAAAAATATTGCTAAGTCTAAAGAGTCTTATGTTAAGATGGAAGAAGCTATTAAAAATGCCGGTGTCCATAAAGATATCAACACTGTCGTACTAGCTGTTTTAATGTGCCTATTAAATACTTCTGATTATGATGGTATTATTAATAAGATTAAAAGTGTTACTAAGAAGCTCAAAGATGAATCTTTAATCGATAATCCTTTGCTCGTAATGCTTGCTTATTATTATAACGATGCTTATATTATCGGCGATAAACCGACTAAAGATCCGACTACTGAGCTTACTAAACATGAAGATCTTAAAACTCGTTTAGACTTTGTATATGCGTTAACAAATAACTCTGGTAATAATAATAGTGGCGGCCAATCTAAGAAGTATTTTAATCTCGATATTAAAAATCAAGGATCCTGGACACTATCTCAATTCTGGGAACCGTATACGATTAACGTTACCGGTAAGCGTGAAGAACCAATGGATCCGCATAATTCTTTAGAAAAACTTATTGAATTATGTGTAGCATATAAAGAATTATCTAAAGAGTTTTATGCTTCAGAATTCGATAATGATAAATGGGGATTTTTCTTTGCAGCTCAATATATTCCGTCTATTAGTTTATCTGGTTTCCCTGGTGAAGTTCGTTCTAGTCATACACATCAAGGTATGGACGTCGTATTTATTCCCGATTCTCCTAAGCCTGAGATATTATCGATATGTGACGGTACAGTAATGGATACTGGATGGGGCTACAATGCCGTAATGGTTAATGCTGCTAACGGAACAAATAAAACTATTGTATATATGCATATGGCAGAAATATTTGTTAAACCAGGCGACACTATTAAACGAGGTCAGCCTATCGGTATTATTGGCGGTATGGGTCCTGATGGCCCTAATACGTATGATGAACATCTTCATATCGAAGTATGGTCTGAGCTTAATCGTGGCGGCACATATGGTTCTATCGGTGATTTATATCCTGGCGTATTCCAAGATTATTGTAATGCATATATTAAAACTGGCAGCCAATTAAATTTTGCCGATTTTAAAAAATAATATACTTGCATTATTTAAATAATTGATGTATAATAAAGTTGTATTTAAGGTTCTCCCATTATCTTAAATACAAGAGGAGTATCCCTGAGCGTCCCCCCGTGTTCAGGGACTTCCATGGCATCTATGAAGGTAATAGTCTTCATGGTGCCTATCATACTTTTCCTCCTCTATATATTTGGCGATGCTTTTTAAGCCAGCCAATAAAGGGATTACGCTTGTCCCTTTGAATGTCAACTGACTTCATAAAGTATTATTTTAATATAATACAAAGTCTCCTCTATAAACGCGTATGCAGATTGTGCGTAAACAAGACAAACCTCCTAAATATGAAAAATCTCTTAATAGCGTGATTCTAGACACACCCCATGTCTTCTGTTTAGTTTGCCTCCCTTTTTAATATAATAAACTAACGTTTCATGATAATAAACTCCTTTCTCCTTATAATTGTCTTGTGGTCTGCATACGCAGCTCCTTAGCGGGATAGTCCAATTGGTAGAGACACGAGTCTCATAAGCTCGTCTAGTGTAAGTTCGACTCTTACTCCCGCTCCCATAATGTTCCCCAGTAACTCAGTTGGTAGAGTGGCAGACTGTTAATCTGTAAGTCGCAAGTTCGAGCCTTGCCTGGGGAGCCATTTTTATATTGCAGAGTAAAACAGCATGGTAAACATATCCATGTCTGAAATGGTTTGATTCCATTCTCTGCGACCATGGAGAAGTGGCCGAGAGGATTAAGGCTACAGTCTTGAAAACTGTCGTACGGAAACGTACCGTGAGTTCGAATCTCACCTTCTCCTCCACATATATGTACAGGTGGCCGAGTGGTTAAAGGCATCAGACTGTAAATCTGACGACATTGTCTACGCTGGTTCAAATCCAGCCCTGTGCACCATCATTAACGGTATGTAGAATTCAGTATTAATTCTATATGCCGTTTTTTTTATGCTCCCTTAGTTTAATGGTTAAAACGGGTCGCTTATAACGGCTTAATGCGGTTTCGACTACCGCAGGGAGTACCATTATATCTTATTGTATTATATAAAATGTTTCCCTAAAACATGAATATATATTGTAATAAGATATTTTTTTATAATACGCAGCACTATTTAGTTTTATTTAATTACAGAAAGGTGAGTATTAAAAGTAACTTCTCTGCATATATAAAACTGCTTATACATTATACTTTTTAAAGTGCTGCGTATTTAATATCTAATAAAAGGAGATTTAGTTATGAGAAATCTTACAAACAATACTTCACTTGAAGATATTATTTATGATTTAAGAAATGAAGATAATAAAGAAGATCTTGCTCTATGGCTAGAAAATAACGTCGAAGAAAAAAGCAATCAGTATGTATACGACCAAGGATATGACGATGGTTATGATAATGGCTATGAAGAAGCTATGCAAGAAGCAAAAGAAGAGCATGATGACATGATTGATTCTTATAAAGCAAGATTTAAAGAAAGATTAAAGAATATTTCTGGAGAAGAATTAAAGAAGATTTTCGAAGAAGTATTTAATAGCAATTAATTATGGTTAAATAATTATGATACGAAAGTTTAGAAAGAAAAATAGTTATAAAATTTATCGATGCTGTTCTAGCTATGCAATAGACCATATTGTTCCTAGTGTATCTGGAGAATTAAATGGAAAAACTATTATATATAAGACAGCTAGTGGATGTGAACCACAAAAGATTTTTAGATTTAGACACGTGAATTATAAAAAAGCATGCGATATGCTTATGTTTTTTAATCCTAAAAAATAAAGTAGGTGGATTATAAATAATGGATGCAGGAAAATTTATTGTTGCTATAGGCATAATAATTCTTTTAATTAGCGTTGGTGGAATTTTGATTTCTATCTTAAAAGATGTTATTAATGACTTAATTAAAGATGGACCTGATTTAGCTTTAATTATGCTGGTATTTTCGTTCTTTGGTATTGTTATCGTTATAGCCGGATTATTAATTAGTTATTTATTTAAATAAAAGGAGCTTTTATATGCTTACAAATATAATGTTTGGAATAAGTTTAATATTAGTTATTATCGCTATTATTTATGGCGGAGTTCAAGGACTATTTAGCCTTACAGAACAAGATCCTAAAAAGAATAAAATCTACAGAGGAATTCTTTTAGTCGGCGTAGTCTTTTTATTTTTATCTTTGTTAGTAAAATAATGTGAGGTAGTAGTTAATTGATTATTTCAACGATTGTAATGAGTCTAATAATTTTGTTCTTTGCAGTTATGATTTGCTGTTTAATTGTTAGTTTACACAATAGTACAGGTTCTGGCTATGACAAGGAAGACTAAACAATTCTGTTTTTATCTATATTTATTTTTAACGTTAGGATTCGGAATTCTTGGACAATTCTTTGAATTATTTAATTCGTTTTTTAGTATATTATTAATGCCGATAGCCTTAATATCGGCGGTGCTAATATCGATTGCTTTTCTTGTTGTCGTAATAGGAGCAGCATCGTATGTGATAGAATTATTCGGTATCGATACTATATTCGGTTTAGATAACAATCCTGATACGTTAGAAAAAATTATTAAAAAAATTAAGCCTCCTAAAGAATAGGAGGCTTTTTTAATTGGAGAAAATAATATGAAAGGCATAGCCGATTTTTTCTTTTTAGTATTTATTATCGCGATGATGATTTATTTTTATCGGATGTTTAAAAGCTGATAAAGTAAGTGGCATATCGGCCATCTTCTTTATTCAACATTAAAAGCTTTTGGCCGGCTTTAGAAAATTTACGACCGTCTACTGCATAACGATCACTACCACATAAAGATGGGTTAATGATCATTTCGACGCCTTTAAGATCGGCCTCTCTTGAATGATGAAAATGACCCATTACAATATAATCCGGTATTTGTTTCGTAAATAATGCTAAATTATCGATAGCTTTATTAAAATTATCTTTATGACCATGGACACCGATAATGCGTTGTCCACAAACATTAGCCGTGATAATTTCATCGTCGACGATATTTTCGTTGAAGTGAATACGATCATTTCCTTTTAGTCGTTCTTTTAAGAACCAAGGAATGATATCGCTAAAAGATTCACCGTCCATTGCTTCTTCTTTAGAAGGAGTTACTCGATCATGATTTCCACGACAAAAATATAATTCTAAATTAAATTCTTGGCTAAGATTGTTAAATAAATGACTTAGCGCTTCTGTTACACCGATAGTTTGTTCGATAAGATTTTCTTGAGATTCGATTCGTGTTTGAACATGAATGCCGCCGTTAATCATATCGCCTAACGTTAAAATGTGAATAGTTTTAATATTATTTAGTAAGCAATATTCTCTTGTCTTATTCATTAATTTTTCGACACGTTCATCGAAAATTTCATTGTTAAATTTATTAAAGAAGTTATCGCTTACTTGTCCACGGTGCCAATCACTTAATAATAAAACAGCTTCAGACTCGCCGCTTTGAAGATCTTTAAATTCGTATTTAAGAGGTTCGATTTTAGAAATCGCCTCGACGATTAATTCTTTCAATAAGAATTGATTACTAATTGATTTTAAATGTTTATTAAGTTCAGATCGGTTTTTGCTATTCACATTTTTAGCATGTGCGTTAAGAAGCATATCTACAGCTGCCGACGTTAGTTTGTCGTCGGTCGATGCTGGCGCTAGATTCTTTTTAAAATCGTTAAAGTAACTATTGATAGTTGTAACATCAAGATCTATTTCAAAAAAAGTCTTAGCCAAAGCACTAATTCTTTTTACCGTTAATTTATTGTTTTCTTGTTTAGCAAGATACATGCGATATAACCAAGAGACTAAGTCTTCGTTTGGCTCTGCCGCGAATAATGATTCATAATTTATATTTGCCATATTATTTAAAATACCTCATATTAAATAAGTATAATTAACTATTACTATTATATCTTATTTTTTGGCACATGTAAAATATATGAAGAGTTTTCTATACCATAAAATCATTTGTTTGTCTTATACTGATTTGGTATAATAGATTTAGTAGTTCTATGTTTTATTAAATACTATATGTAGTATATTATGCGTAATATATATTCTGCTCTATTACATAGAACACTTTCTTTAACTATCGCGATTAATAAGAAAGGATTAATGATATGAAAGTATTATTTGGCGGAGATAACCGGATATCTCTACCTAATGACACTAGGATGATCGGAACCTTCATCGAAGGTATGGACGAGCTTATTCCTAATGCAAACGGAAATTTACAGTATGTACGTTTTAAATATGAAGGACAACAACCTTTAAAGGTTTATACGTTAAAGCATTTATATGCTGAAGACACAAGAATCGTTACGGTTACTCCTAACGTTAGTTGGATGACCGAGAATGCAGAAAAAACCGATATTCAAGTTAACGACGTTATTCGTTTTAATACATACGATAAAGGTTGGAAGGTAATCGATATTGCCGATACTGTAGAAGATGCATACTCGATTGAGTTTGCTACAGGATCTCGTTCTGTTATCGTCGAAGGTTTCGAATTGTTAATTAAGAATGAGGTTTAATTAATGATCGTAATTAAGAGAGACGGCCGTAAGGTCGATTTCGACAAATCTAAGATTATTGTTGCCATAAGTAAGGCACAACATTCTTTACTTAAAGATAATGAAAAAATAGCTAATTCTATTGCCGAAGAAATAACGCAAGAAGCTCTTATGCTTCAAGAAATCGATATTAAACGTATTGAAAAAATGGTATTCGATCTTCTTGTTAAGCATAAACAAAAAGACGTAGCTCGAGCTTATGAGGCGTATAGAGCAGTGCGTGAATATCAACGAGTAAATAATACTTCAGATGATGATATACTTACATTAATTGATGCAACTAATAAAGAAGCACTTAATGAAAATTCAAATAAAGATGCTTATATTATTTCTACTCAACGTGATTTAATTGCTGGAGAAGTATCTAAAGATATATCTAGAAGAAAAATAATTCCGATTGATATTGTGAATGCTCACGATAAAGGTATTCTTCATATGCATGATATGGACTACCAGTTGCAAAAAATGCATAACTGCGGACTACCTAATTTTAAAGATATGCTTGCAAATGGAACTGTTGTAAACAAAAAGAAAATTGAATCACCAAAATCTTTTCAAGTTGCATGTACAGTACTGAGCCAGCTGTTCGCCGGAGTTGCATCGAATCAGCTGGGCGGGCAAACAGCAAATAATATTGAAGAAATTTTAGCTCCTTATTTAAGAAGATCTAAAGAAAAGTATGAAGAAATCTTTAGTGATGAACAAAATAAAGATGCACTTGTTGCAACGATGCTGAAAAAAGAATTAAAAGATGGTATTCAAACATTACAATATCAGATAAACACACTCATGACGGTTAATGGGCAGTCACCTTTTATAACATTGTTTATGCATTTTATGCCAGGTTCAGAATATGAAGAAGAATGTGCTATGATCACAGAAGAAATTCTTCGTCAAAGAATTGAAGGCATGAAAGGTCCGGACGGTGTTACGATTAGCCCAACATTCCCCAAATTAGTATATGCATTAGATGAACATAATGCTAAACCAGGAAGCAAATATTATTATTTAACCAAACTTGCTGCAGAATGTACAACAAAAAGAATGATGCCTGATTATGTATCTGCTAAAATTATGCGAAAAGTAAAAGATGGTCAAGTATTTGGCCCAATGGGTTAACACATATCGGCCCATGTAAAACGATGTGAACTGTACCACAAAACAGGTGTCCCTTATGGGGCTAACGGTGAATCCTTAATGGTAATACCGTGCTATTATATTATTATAGTAGTGTAGAGACTATTGGTGATGAATGTAGCCAAGTAGAGTAGAGACGTGCTACTCGATGCGCATCGCATTTATTTAAATAAATGAAGAGATAGTCCAGCTTAATTAATTAAGTTGTGTAGAAGTTTCTTATCAGTTTGGTATAATAAAAAAAATAATCCTATTATAGATGGACGCTTTAATAAAGGTGTCGTAACATTAAATCTTCCTCAGTGTGCAATTGTAGCAGATGGTAATATTGATAAATTTTGGAAAATTCTAGATGAACGTTTAGAATTATGTCATAAAGCACTTAAATTTAAAACTGAAAGATTATTAGGAGTAAAGGCTAAAATATCTCCATTATTGTGGATGTATGGTTGTTATGCTAGAAAAGATGCAGAAGACACTCTCGACGATTTAATGGTTGGCGGTTATTCTACATTAAGTTTAGGTTATATTGGTTTATATGAAACTATTAAATTGTTAACAGGTGAATCTAATACTAAGCATCAAGATTTGGCATTAAGAATTACTAAATATATGGCCGATAAATGTTTTGAATGGAATAATCAAGAAAATTATGGTTATTCTTTATATAGTACTCCGGCAGAAAGTTTATGTTATCGATTTGCCAAATTAGATAAAGAACAATTCGGCGAAATTAAAGATGTAACTGATAAAGGATATTATACCAACTCCCATCACATTGATGTGAGAGAAAATATTAATATCTTTGATAAGATAGATTTTGAAGCGCCTTTCCAAGAAAACGCTACTGGTGGATTTATTGGATATGGTGAAATTCCTAATATGACGAATAACATTGAAGCATTAGAAACTATTATTCAATATATTTATGATCATGCTATGTATTGGGAATTTAATACTAAGCTCGACCATTGTATGAAATGTGGTTTTGACGGTGAAATTTTATCTGATGGTCATGGTGATTGGATTTGTCCTAAATGTGGTAATCAAGATCATAATACATTAAAAGTTATTCGAAGAACGTAGAAAAAACCATGCGTTCTATAAACAGCTTATATGCGGGAAGTCCCTTAGAGCTTTAATTACTAAACTATTGACGAAAGGAAATAGTGGCAAGAATAATTACCTTGGTATAGTAAAAAGATTAAAGATTGGGTAATCCGCAGGGAAGTGCCGTTTAGGCAAACCCTCAGAGACTACCATAGCTGGCAATTTATTTGCGTGGTATAGTCCAGACCGTCTATTTAAATAGAGTTAAAGTACTAGGAAACTAGCGGTATAAAGGTGGTTATTTAGGAGACAATTTCTGGAACGAAGGTCGTACTAAAGAAATTCAATCTAGAGTACTCCATATTTAAAATTAATAGTTGCATTTAACTGTTAAAGATAGTATAATAAGCTTAGGCATAAAAGAGTTCCTTTTAATTATAAAAAGCTGAAGAAAACAATTACTCTTCGCCTAATTATTATTTTGAAAGCCGGCATAAAGAAGTTCCTTTTTATTTTAAAAAAGCTATTGGAAGATTTACTTCTCGCCGGCAATTTTCATTAGGATAATGGTCGTAATAAATGAAGTCTTATATGTCTTTGTTTATTACGGCCATTATTTATTATATGGAGGAAGATATGATTAATCAAAAGAAACGTGATGCGATTATTCGTTTATTCAAAAGAATTTTAATCGAAGACGGCGTTAATCCAGTTAAACGAGATAAGCTGTTTAAAAGTGGCATCTATCTTGTCGACGAGGCCATAAATTATTTAACAGCTAATGATAGCAATACATTAGTAAGTTATTACGGTAACCAATATATCGATCAAATTAATAAATCGACATTACATCGATCTGTTAAAGCTGTCGATCTTATGGACTTAGATGAATTAAGACTTCATCAAGCCTTACATTATTTATCTGTATTTACTCATCAAGAAGACGGAAGTTGTTTCGGCACTATTCCTGTCGATAAAGAGTCGACATATTTACCTAACGAATATGTTGGTTTAGACAATGATCAAGAACCTGTTAAATTCACGATCATTTATCCGATTACGGTCGATGAACTTGTCGAGAAAATTAAAGGTCTTGTATCTGGTATTGCATTAAAACAAGAAACTATTGAATTGTTAATGGAAATTATTCCGTCTTATACTAATAGATTTTCTATCGACGATTTTAAGAATAAAGAAATTAAAGCGTATTTAATTGACGCCGGTTATTACACTCCGTCTAATGCGATTGATTTAATTCGTTATATTTATTATAAAAAAACTGGCAGTACTCTTTTAATCAGTAGTAAATATAACAAACAAGATTTTAATGTTAATAGCTATCGTTATAACAGTTCTAAACTTTTAGCTTCTTTTGCTGAAAATTATGGCGTCGGAACAATTGCTAAAACGTTTAATCGTTATCGTGATTTTTGGATTATGCTAAAAAAAGATAGTAAAGCTAATGCTAAAATTATCAATAAAGCATCTAAGTTGGCAAAAACATTAAATGTTCCTTGTAAACAATTGCCTCTCGATAATATTGCAAGTCCGTTTGTTTTAGATAAAGATATTATAAAAGAATTAAAGAACGTTACTTTGTTTAAAAAAATTTCTTTATATAATTATTTACTTAGCGAATTAACGCCGTCAGAATATAAATTATATAATATTCGAAACGGTAAAGTATTCGTTAAAAAATCCGGTGAAAGATGTTATACATCTGTTGCTGCGCGTCGTTTAATTCTCATTGCTAATAGTATTAAAGAAGATCTTAAAGATAAAGTCGAAAGTAAGAAATTCTTATTATCTAAATATATTCAATATGCAGTACCGACATCTGAAAAGAATTTCATCGGCAATATTCCGATGTGTTCTAAGGTTAATGCGACAAATAAATTCTCTTTCGGTATTCATTGGTTTAATCAAAATGGATATCGTACTGATTTAGATTTACATGCCGAATCTAAAAGATTACATATTGGTTGGAATTGCGACTTAAAAAATAATGCTGCTGCTTATACTGGAGATGTTACGAATGCTCCAGAGCCTAACGGTGGTGCAGAAGCTGTTTACTTTAAAGATGAATTTGCCGACGATACTGTCGTTATAACTGTCGATAATTTTACTGGCTTTAAAAATATTACGACTAATGTATTCTTTAATTGGTTTATCGATAAAGAAGTATTAGATGAAGATACTATTTTAAGTATCGATTCTGATTCTTTATATATTAAAGATTTTACTTTAGAAAGTAACGAAGTTATGCTCGGTCTTATTCGCGCCGATAAAGACGGCAAGAAAGAATTTATTTTCTACAGTAGCCGATTAAGCGATCAAATCGTTACGACTTACAATAAAAAACTAGAAGGAATTTCTTCGGCGATCAATTCGACTATCGATAGTCGATTAATGTTAGAAGATTTAATCGCTATGTGCGGTGGTCTTATTACAGAAGATACAGAAGAAGCCGACTATAATTTAAACGAAACTAATCTTACAAAAGATAGTTTTAATTTCTTATTTTAAATAAAGGCTCCACTTGGAGCCTTTTCTACTATTAAAAGGATTACTATATGAAACTAATAGTTATTGATGGTGGCGACGGTTGCGGCAAAGCAACTCAAGCCAATAAATTATATGAGTCTTTAAAGAAAGAGAACTATAACGTTCATTTAATTAGTTTTCCTGATTATGAATCTGAATATTCAGCATTCGTTAAATCTTATTTAGATGGAACGTTTGGTGGAAATGGCGCCGTTAATCCCAAAATTGCCTCCCTTTTCTTTGCGATGGATCGCTATGCAGCATTTCAAACCAAATATAAAGAATTATTAAATCAAGACGACGCAATTCTTATTTGTGATCGCTATACGACATCTAATGAGTTATATCAAGTCGTTCGTTATGAAAAAGCAACGGCACAAGATCAGTTTTTGCAATGGCTTGAAAATTTTGAATATCGCTTATTGCAATTACCTAAACCGGATTTACTTATTATGTTACGCCTCCCTATCAGAATCCGGTTAAACTTACTTGCAGAACGGAAAGGCAAGACTGGCGGTAATACTGGCGATATTCATGAAAACGATATCGAATATTTAAAGAAAGTCGATCATGCATATCAAAAAATAGCTAACCGATATAGTACGATTATGATTAATTGTGCCGATCATAAAGTTATTCGTGATATCGATGTGATCGCAAAAGAAGTTTTAAAAAAAGTTAAGGAGTGTGGAGTGTTAGATGAACAACCCTGAAAAAGTATTTATTTTAATGGTCGACGACAAAATCGAATCTCTTTGGTATAACGAAGAAAATATTCGTGAAGAATATCAGAACTTCTTGGAAGATGGATATACCGAAGATCAAATTTATGTAAAAACTTGCTACATTAATGACTTTAATGAGTGATAACTATGTTAAACAAAAAAGATTATTTATATAATGAAAAGATGTCGATAGCTTTAGAGCTTAATAGATTAGAAAAAGAAGTTTCTGGTTATGCTCCTGATGACGATTATCTTGGCATTATGGATGATTTAAAAATTGCAATCAGTAATTTATACAAAAAGGTAAATATGGTTGATACGGTATATATATTATTTACTTATTCTGATGATTATGATAACTCTGTGTTGGGCGTATTTCAATCTTTAGATGAAGCAAAAGAAAAGAAACAAGAGTATATCGACAATAATTTAATAAGTGAAGATATGATTGTGATTAATGTTAGTCACATTATTCGATAGGAGAAAAAGCTATGAAAGTATTTTTATCTCAGCCGATGCGCGGTAAAACACACGAAGAAATTTTAAGTAGTATTCGTGAAGTACAAGAATTTTTAACTAAATATCTTGACTCTACGAATATTGAAATTATTGAAAGCTACTCTCCTAAGAATAAAAGTAAGGAACCTTTAGTAGCTTTAGGTGATTCTATTAAGATGCTAGCGAATGCCGATTTAGCAGTATTTTTAGATGATTGGAATCAATATCGTGGTTGCATCATCGAACATCACACAGCTAAAATTTACGAAGTTCCACATATTTCTATTAAGAGCGAAAATGGATTATTGAAAGTAGTTGAAAAATAATGAATTACGGACAAATTCGTGAATACGATATTGCAAATGGTCCCGGTATTCGAGCTACATTATTTGTAACAGGATGTTCTCATCATTGTTTCAATTGTTTTAATCAAGAATATTGGAATCACGATGCCGGAGAATTATTCGATGAAGTGGCGGCACATAGACTTGTCGATTATTTAAAACATCCTCAAGTATCGGGCTTAACTATATTAGGTGGTGAACCATTTGAAAATGTCGATGATCTTGTGTCTTTTATTGATAAATATTTAAAAGATCAAGAATGGTTTAAGAATAAAAATATCTGGTGTTATTCTGGATACACTGTCGATCAAATTATTATGGATCCTAAAAAAGTAGAATTATTAAAACGAGTCGATGCTTTAATCGACGGTAAATTTATCGACGAGTTAAAAGATCCGTCTCTTAAGTTCAGAGGATCCTCTAATCAGAACATCTGGAAAGTAACATATAAAGATAATAAAATTATTATTGACGAATATAAAGAATTTGTGTAATATAAAAGACTGTATGCATATCGGTATAATGAGTCGGAATATACGTAGAGATATGGGCCCACGGTATGCATACTCTTTTAAGAAAGAGAATTTAAATAATGGAATTAGCTTTAAATAAAATCATTGAATGTTTTGAATCTCCTATTATTTCTGAAAAAGATCATTGTACTCGTGTCATCGCTAAGAAAAATAACGTAACTTGGTATTTCGATATTTATCAAGATGTTGTATTAGCATTTGATGGAATCAATGAACAGGTCGAGCTCAAAACAATCGAAGAGCTCGAAAATTATTTAACGACTTGTTAACTATGAAAGATTACTTATTCGTATTATCTTTAGCTATTAGCTTATCGCAAATAGTTGAAGCACAATACAATATATTTAACGGACAATTGATAACTGTATTTTATACTTTCATTGTCGTTACTTTATTATATGTATTAGTGTTCTTGTACAATAAGTTCCGAGGAAGATAATGAATGTTAATTGGAATGAAGTACATCCTGGTGAAATTATTTTGCATGGCAAAAAACCGGCTGTCTTCATAGGCCTTGTCGATATCCATAATACAGCTATCGATATTCAATATGTTAAAGATGGTAAACAAAAGATTGTTTTATCAGAAGAATGCATTCCAAAAAGATTGTTGGAATCCAAAGAAGAGCATTAATGCTTAGTCATTTGGGAGGATCCGGCACCGCTTTCGCGGCACCGTTCCCTCCCTTTCTCCCCTTTATTTGCTTACAATCAAAAAATCGTGTATAATTAAAATATAATTACGATATATATATTTTAATTAGCGAAAGGAAATCGAATGAAGAAATACGTAGCGTATTCTCCTGACGAAATCTTAATTTTTTTGGATGATCCTAAAGATAAGATTGTATACAGTGTCTTAGATACAGATTGGCCAAATAAAAAGATTGTCGATCAATTCTGTTCTGACTTATCTTATGATCATGTTAAGGCATATGCACTGTTATATAATAATGGATGCATTTCAAAAGAATTTGCCGTTAGTGAATTAACTTTACTAATGAACGAGATTTCTAAAGAAGTAGATAAGATTGCAGGTAGATAAAAGTGAGAAAATTTGAAGTAGTATCTCGATGTAAAGACATGGAAGTTAAACTTCCTAAACGTAAAACTAAGAAATCTGCAGGATATGATTTCTTTGCTATCGAAGACATTAAATTGTATCCGAATAAATTATACGTATTGCCGACCGGCGTTAAAGCGGCTATGGAAGACGATGAAGTATTATATCTTCATATTCGATCTTCAGCAGCATTTAAACGTGGTGTACGTATGATTAATAGTGTCGCTGTTATCGATAGCGACTTCTATAACAACGAAACTAACGAAGGTGAAATTTCTTTAGGTTTGTTATCTCATAACGATGATGTCGTGCGAATTAAAAAAGGTGAATGTGTCGCTCAAGGCGTGTTCCACAAATTTTTAATTACAGACGACGATGATGCAGACGGTGAACGCATCGGCGGTATTGGCAGTACTGGAATTTAATAATGCTTAATTAAGACGATGTATTTATTTATTATGTCGTCTTTTTTGCTGCGCAAGAAAGGTTAAACATGATTAACAATCTTACTAAAGCATGTAAACGTGCATGCACAGATTACAAAGATCTTAACATGTATAAGTTAAACTTTGTATTATTCTTTATGAACGAGCTTCATAAATTTAAATTAGATAAGCCATTTTTCGACGAAGAATTTATCGAAACAGAAGAATTCGGCCCATATTTACAATCTGTAAAAGATGCATATGAAACATACGGTTTATTTAACATTCCTCAATTCGGTGCTAATAATATCTTTGAAGAAGACGAAATTCTTACGTTAAACGAAAGTAATCAAATTGCATCTGAAGAAGATAAAAAAACTCATGAAGTCGTTATCTCTGAGTTCCACTATGAAGACGATGGAACTCCAGTGTGGACATTGGCCGATCTATCTTTCGATAACGAAGTCGAAGAAAATATCTATGGCTTCATTAAAGATTCTATGGAGCCATTAAAAATTGAAGCGTTAATGCACATCTATTATAATTTATATAATAAAGTAGTAACGGCTAAAGATTTTGCCGATAAAATGGCAGCATGGATTGATTGGAAAAATCAAGGCGAACCAGAGCCTGACAAGTCTAAACCGATTAAATCTGTCGACCGTGAAGAAGAAAATTTAGAAATTACTGTCGACGATATTATGGAAAGAATCAAGAAAGTTCGTAATGCTGGTAATATAGAGCATTAGGAGGGATATTCCTTATGTCAAAAAAAGAACTTTCTAATAGAAAGCAAGAGCTTATCGAGCAAATGGATAAGTTCGTTCAAGATTATAATTCTTGGGGCTATAGCGAAGAAGGTAAAATCATCTTCGATAAAGCAATGCATATGTTAGCAACCGATCATGCGATCTATGCTAAGATGCCGATATTATGTAAAGGTGAAAATTGTATTTATAAAAACGATCCTTTGCATAAAGCAGGCCTCGTTAAAGTCGGTGAACCATGTATTTGTGAAACGACTTTAATCGCTCAAAAATTTATGCAGTATCAAAAAGAATTTAATCTCGATGAATCGTCTTATACCGATAACGTTCTTGTACATGAATTAATTACATTAGACCTCCTGATTTCACGGGCAATGCAATATATCAATAATAAAGATTATGATCCTGTTATCGATGTCGTTACGAATATAACTGAAACTGGTCAAGAAATAACGCAACCAATGATATCTAAAGGTATCGAATTATATACGACTCTCGTACAAAAACGTGATAAAGTATTTGAGTTATTAGCTGCGACTAGAAAAGATAAAATTCGTAATAATGTCGACGACGCAAATCATGACACGGCCCTCATTAATAGTCTTAATGATCCTGATTTCTTCTTGTCACAAGATCAAATCGAGGAAGAAAGAAATGCGAGGTTAAACGCTTATGGCGAAAGTGAATAATGCGTTAGAACTTATTAGCAGTGCATTTGGCAAAACAGCCGAAGTCGGCAAATTAGCTTTTGGATCTAATGCAGTCGCTAAAGAAATCGGTAAAACTGGTGCTCCAGCATTTAAGCAAGGCATGAAAACATTCGTTAATAATATGAATGCCAACTTAGATGAAATTGGTTCTGTCGAAAGAATCATTAGTCCTAATTATACATTAGGTCAAATGGCCAAAGGTAGAGCTGTCGGGCTCGACACATCTCAGGCACTACAATACTCTTATTTAAATAAAGAGTCTAGAGCCATGTTCGATAACAAGTTTATGTCGCCAGAATTTGCTCAACGTATGGGTAGCGAAGATAAAGAAGTCGTTAAAGCTGCCAAAGAAGAATTATCGGCATTTTATAAAGATAATGCTAAATACGATATGACACGTCTCGGTGTTCAAGGTGTTGTTGCTGGTAGTGTTGCTTATCGTGTCGCTACTGGTGGCGGTTTATACCGTGATAAGAATGGCGAATTTAATATTATCGGTATCCCTGGTATTTAATTATGCTTAAAGGTATAGTTAAAGGCGTAAAAACTGCCGGTGAAAAAGTTATCGAAGGTGCTGGTTATATCGCTAGAAAAACAGACGACGCTATAACGAGTGGAGCTAATAAAGTTATTAATCGACAAGTTTCTAATCTCGAGAAACAAAAAACAGTTCTCGGTGATATGGGTAGTCAATATTCTAAAGAAGAAGTCGAAGCTTATAGTTCTAAATATCGTCCTATGCGAAATACGGTTCCGGCTATTAAAGACGGTGCCAACGATTACTTTAAAGTTAATAAAGAATTTGTTAGCACTAATCCAGACAATTATTCTATTCCGGATCGATACAAATTAACGGGATACGGTGCTACGATATTAGGTGGTGCTGCTGTATTAGGTGCAACAAATAATACGATCGAAGCAGCAATGGAGCCGACGTCGACAGCGAATATCGCTTCGGTCGGCACCGTTAATCCTGTCGTATCGGCTAGTTCTGGATTGACGCCACAAAATGCATTCGATAATATGGGTGCATCTGGCGATATTAATTTTGCATTAAGACGTAACAATATTAAAGCACCAGGTACATTATAATGGCAGGTTTAAATATTTTAAAAGGATTAACTGGCAATGTAAAATCTGCTGTCGGACATGTCGGTAATGCGACTAAAAGCATGGGTACGGCCGGTAACTTAATTTGGGATAATAAAATTAATGCCGGCTTAGCGACTGCCAACGCAGTCTGGACTTATAACGATACACTCGACGAAGGTGGCACTAAGGCTAATGCAATACAAGATGCTGCTTTTAGTATGGGTACCGATTTATTGTTAGGCCCATTAGCCGGTATGGCAGTTCAAGCTGCTTATTATGGTGGACCAGCTTTAGTCGGCATTGCTAACGATTTAGCTCAGCAAGGTCGTCAGCAAATGCAACAAAGTTATCGTCCATTCTCTTGGACTAATCCAGTTAATTCACAACAATATGCAACTATGAGACAGGCAGGAATGGCCTTAGCTCAACAATCCCAATATAGTTTACAAACGACTATGATGGGTCAAGAAGGTAAAGCATTCCATAAATAAAAATTATGAAACAAGAACAAGATTATTCTGTAAAAGAATTAATGGCAATGCCTTTGGAAGACTTGGTAAGATTAGATTTTACTAAGCTCAGTGAAAAAGGAAAGCTAGTCGTAATTAAACGAGATCCAGTTATGTGGGCAAAATCTTTTATTCAAATCTATAATATTGATTTAGATAAATATGCCCCTTGGACTCCACGTTGGTATCAGGCCGAAATGCTTCGTGATCGAAGTCTTCGTAAAGTATTCCGATGTGGCCGTCGTTGTGTAACCGGTAATCTTAAAATACAAGATCCAGAAACAGGATTATTTAAAACTGTAAAACAATTATTCGACGAGGATAAAGAATTTAATATTCTTGCTCTCGACGATAATTATCAAATCGAAATAGCACCGAATGCTAAAGTATATGATAACGGTATTAAACCAGTATATCGTATTACGACAAATACTGGTCGCACATTTGATGCGACCGATAACCATCCATTCTTAACAGAATTAGGATGGTTAGAATTAAAAGATTTAACGGTCGGTGATAATATCGCTATTCCGATGCATCTTAATTATTTCGGTAGTGATTCTATCGAAGAATCAGAATTAAGACTAATGGCCCAGAAGCTAAATAAAGATACGTCTTCTGATAAGTCGATTCCGAAAGAAGTATTTTCTTTAAATAAAGAATCGATGTCGATCTTTGTTTCTGAATTAATTAAAGATGCGTATAAAGAAGAAGACGAAGTTCCGATTAATAGACTATATTGTTCCGAATCAGGTCAATTAGCATATCAGTTGGCTCACTTATTAATGCGATTCGGTATCGTCGTAAAAATCGTTAAAGAACGAAATTCTTATTTTTTAGGATTTGTCGATAAGAAAAAATATAATCGGATTAAAAATCATTCCCATAAGAATATGTTCTCTGTTTATTATTCATATAAGTTTCAACCTATGACCGATAAATTAAATAAGATGTTTTTATCTTATTTAAAATATCATGAATTAGGAAAAACTAATTTTGAATATTTAAAAACAGGACGGTTAACACTCGAAGAATATTTAGAATCTAAAACTATTAATAAGGCTGAGGCAAAAGAACTTGCTGAGCATTTAGGTTTTGAATCAATCGAAGATATTCTTAATGGCGATATATTCTGGGATCCGGTTGTATCGATCGAATATCTTGGTGAACAACAGACATATGATGTATCGGTGCCACGTTATCGTAACTTTATTGCTAACGATATTATTTCACATAATACCGGCAAAACAGAAACGATGGTAGTTGAAGCATTGTACAATGTTTTTACTCGTAAGAATTTTATTCATATGTTTGTAACGCCATATCAATCACAAGTTCGAATGATCTTTGATAATATTCGTCAAAAAATTGACAGTTCTGCTCTTATTAAAAAAGAAGTAACTAGATCGACAACAAATCCTTATTTGATAGAATTTTCAAATGGTTCTAAAATTGTCGGATTCACGACAGGTGCTGGATCTGGTATGAGTGCTGCATCAATTCGTGGATGGCGAAGTGATTGGATTTCAATGGATGAAATGGATTATATGGGCGAAGGCGACTTCGACACTGTATACGCACTTTGTATGGAACGTGACACTATCGGATTAACTTGTTCTTCTACACCGACTGGTCGACGATCTAAATTCTACGAAATTTGTACTCGGAAAGAGCTAAATTTCCGAGAACACTATCACCCGACACAACATAATCCTATGTGGTCAGATGCTATGGAGGAAGAATTTAGAAATACTTACGATCAAAATGCTTATACTCATGAAGTATTGGCAGAATTTGGTGTAGAAGATGCTGGTGTATTTGATAAAGATAAATTAGAAGCAGCTACTCGCATAGATAATTATACTTATTTCGATAAAGAATTTTATAAGCCGGTTTGGCCGGACTTAGACGATTCTAATGTAAAAAAAGTTCATATTCTTCCTCCTGGAAAAAGAACTTATACGCCTAATCCGTTTAGAACGATAGGCGTGGACTGGGATTCGAACCTTGTGTAAAAAGAGTCCTCTTATTAAGTAATTAATAAGTAATAAACCGGTTGAATTGCTGGAATATCCTTAATGGACAATCAGCAGCGAAATTTTATTTTTTTTAAATAAAAGACGTTCAACGACTATCTCGAAAGAGAGTAGAGTTAAGTAACTCGAAGTGGCCGGCGACCTAATCATAGGTCGAAGATATAGTCTGGTCTATATAGTAATATATAGCAGCTCTTTTTGGAGCGTATTAATTTTTAACGAAAATTAATAGAACATAAACGAAATCACAAGCTCCAACATCGATTCTGGTGTTAGAGTATGATCCTTCATTTAATAAATTTAGAATTATTAATCGTACCGAAATCGAATCTTCTGAATTCACATTTGATAAAGCCGTGAAGAAAATTATAGATATGAATGCTATTTATAATCCTAGTTATATTTATATAGATCGCGGTTCCGGTAAAATTTGCCCTTTATATTATAAGTGAATTATATAATATAAATGTAGTGCGGTATTAAGCGAGAAGCCTAAGTTAAATAATTAATATGGTAACTCGAACCGAAGGCTTATTTTAAATAAGCCAGGGGCAGAGCATAGCAAGTGAAAAGATATAATCTTGCCAAGAGCCCGCACCGTGTATTCACATTATTTAACACGAAAAAGTATGCCGACCTTATAGGAAACTATAAGAACTAGGAGATAAAAAGCTCTTAGGATAACAACGTGGAATATCAGATGGAATCTCTAAAGATTTATGGTAAGCAACATCCAGAAACTGGACTCGATAAAAAAGTTAAGGGCTGGATGTTCTCAGAAAAGATCGATATACAAGATCCTGTTACCGGCGTTTTAGAAAAGAAACATTTGAAACCGTTTATGGTAAATCAGTTGTCTATTCTTATTGAACGTGGTAACTTAATTATGAGTCCTTACGATAATGTAATTTTTAAACAATTAATCGATTATCGTGTTGAAAAGATTACGGCGGCTGGTGTTCCAGTTTATAATAGTAATAACGAACACTTTGTCGACGCATTAGGACTTGCTTATTTAGCATTCGTAGAACATTTCCCTGAATTAACTAAACTCGTTAAAAAAGCATCTCACAATATAGCATACTCTATTAATAGAGGATCTATATTGCCGATATACGAAAAACGAGATTTAGATAATCCTTGGGAAGATAAAAAGAAAACGTATGAGTCTTCCGATGAGGCTTGGCGTAAGTTAGGCCCAGGCGAATCGTTCGATCGCCCATCGAGAAGATTATCTCATACACGAAATAAATTTAGTCGTACATTATTTTAGGAAAATATGGAAGACAATAATAAAATTATTTATCGTCCCGATATACAGCCTAAGCGATATTATGAAAGTGACGCTACTTTTGAAAAAACTCCTTCCAGAGTATTCAACGATCCTATTCCTTGGACACCACCAGAAGAAGTTAAGAAAAGTGAAGTCGATGAATTATTAGCCGATTTAAAGACGGTATATAATTTGTTACCATACTTTCCGATTCAGATTAGGCCAATTATCGAGACGATGATTGTAACAATTACGACCGATACAATTGTTCGTATCGATCCTCCAGATCCAGAAACTCCTTTTCCTCCTGAGCCAGAAGATCCTAAACAATTTATTCCGGTCGAGCCTAAAGTTCCCGAAACGCCGAAACCAATTGCTCCTAAACCAGAACCTAATCATGATGACCCATTCGGGTTCCCCGATGTTCCGATTGTCGATATTAAACAGGAACCATCTGAGAAGATCGATAAACTTGTATATCGATGGACAAAGAGTAACTTAGTCCGTATTAAGAAACATTGGATCGATAAGTTAAAAGATTATCTTCAAGATTATTTATCTAAAATGTTCCATGCTGTACAATTATGTGGAGCTGAAGATTTAACGATATTGTTATTAGTATTCGATGGTTTAGCCGTTAAAACTGTATCTGGAAAAAAATGCAAAGTGGCACACGATAGTATTGTTCGTAACGATTTAATGATTCGTGAAAAGGCGAAGATGATGGCTAAGCTATATGGAGCCGACGAATTAATTAAGTTTATGAGAGCAATCGAAGCGGCTGCGCAAACTCGTCAAGAATATTATAATCATGAATTTTTATCGTATTGCCCAACAATGTTAAGTCAATACGAAAACGATTTCTTACGAGAAAATCGTGCTGTATATGATCAGAAATATGTTAATAGTGTATATCAATATAATAAGCTATTAATGTCGTCGACAGAATTGACGAAAGACGTTTTCGATTTAACTGTTAATAGTGCATTTGCTAAAGGCGTTTTAATTAATAATGGTATTAATCCGTTCGAGAAAACGCCGGAACCAGATCCAGTCTTTTATTTAAATAATTTAGCTCCTGATCCTGGTAAAGTCGGTGCTAATGGATTATCGAGTACCGGTAATTATGGTAACTTGAAACCTGGTTCATTATCTGATAGAATAATTAATGGTAGCGGAGGTACTGGAGTCATCGATACAGACTTTACGAAAGCAGTTGCATCTGGCTTGGTCGGTTCTACTATGGCAAATGGATCAGTTGGCTGCGTAGAATTTGCTACGAAGTTCGGTTCCTATTTCTCTAAATTCTTAGCCGATGAATTATCTAAAGGAACCGTTAACGTCGACGTATTGATGCAAAATGCTAGAGCTGCCGGATTACAACACGTGACTAGCGGAACACCGGCAAAAGGTGATATAATAGTATATCATAATGATGCCGAAGGTTATAACCATGTCGTTATTGCCGACGGACAAGGCGGTTATTATGGTAACTCATCTTCACAAAATAAAGGCGTTCATGGTAGCGACTTCCACGAAATGGGTGGTTGGACAAATTACGCCGGGTTCATTTCATTACAAGGAAAGTAAATGAAAATATCAGATTTTTATGAGGCTGAACAGCCCAAAAAGAAAAAAGATTCTGTACTTGGCAGAGCAGTTAGCACTGTTAAGGAAAATCTTATTAAAGCCAAGGCGATAGCTTTCGGTCAGTTTAATCGACGAGGATCTAATCCAGGTTCTCGTACATACGATTTAGAAAGAATTAAAAATGCAATTCTTACCGATTCATATTTATCGGTAGCAATTAGAAAGTTCTCTCAACTCATTACTAAAGCCGGGTATCAGATTAAATCTAAAAATGAAGCTGCAGCTGATTATATTAATGACAGATTGCGTATTATAGAATTCCGTTCTAAAATTCCTTTTTATGTTTTAATAACTTCTATTGCAAAAGACTTGTATACTTTCTCAAATTCGTATATAATTAAAACTAGAGATAATGATACGCAAAAATTTGGAGTTAAAGCAGATCAAATTTATAAAGGCGGTTCGATCTCTGGTTTATTCTTAGCAGATCCTTGCAATGTCACAGTACAGCGAGGAGACGATGGAAGAATTGATCATTACCTAATCGATGGAGAAGAGTATTCTCCGAACGATGTAATTCATTTGTACATCGATAAAATGAATAATGCCGAGTATGGCACCTCTAGAATGTTCACAGTTCTAGAGGATGCATCTATGCTGCGGAAAGCTGAAGGATTGGTTATGACGATATTATATCGTTTCGCCACTCCTATTTTGCATATAAAAGTAGGTAATGTTGCCGAAGGTCAATATGCGACACAAAAAGAAATTGACGATGCAAAAAATGCTTTCCAAGATATGCCGAATGATGGCTTTATCGTAACGAATGAAAGAACGACGATTACGTCCGTTACTCCCGATATGAAAGCTAATGAATTATTAAAATTCTTAGATTATATGGAGCAACGTATTTTTACTGGTCTCAATGCTTCAAAATCTTCGATGGGTCGAGGTGGTGGACAATCCTCAGCCGACAATACGGAAGCATTAATGCATGACGAAGTAAAAGCATTTCAGAATATAATTTCTGCTTTCATCGAAAAATATTTATTTACTGAAATATTATTAGAAGGTGGATTCAATCCACTAACTAATAAAGACGATTATGTTTTCTTTGACTTTAATGAAGTATCGATCGATACTAAAATTAAAATTGAGTCTCATACGATTCAAAAATATCAAGGTAATGTTATTTCCCTTGAAGAAGCTCGTCGTGAACTTGGTTTCGATAACGAAATTTCCGAAGCGGATATGTATGCATTTAAAGTTACACTAGAATCTCAATTACAACAAATCGATGCACAAGCAGATGCATCTATTAAAGCGTCTAAAGAAACTATGCAATTACAATCGGCTCAACAAACAAGTAAAGACGGCTTAGACGAACGTAGCTTTAACGGAAAAAAGAAACAATCGACTCCGAATAAATACTTCTCGAACGATGCAAATCCTCAAAATCAAAATACAATTCAAGATAATCCGATTGCGAAAGAATTCGTAATGAAGGAATCTTTAGAAGATAATATTAAAGATTATGAGAAAAATTTTAGCGATATACACGCAAGTTACAATCGACTAGGTAATATATTGGCGAGTCGTGGCTCTACAAAGCCTGTAGTTACCGAACTCTTGAAAAAGTTAAATAAACATTTGGCAGAGTCCGCAAGGCGTGGTGTTAACGATTCACATGCGAACAATAAAACTAATGGAAAGATAATTGATCCGATAGTCGATTCATTTGAAGACTATTCTTCAAAAAAAATTAATAAGATAGTCGAAGATTTAAAATCTGCGACAAAAAACAATAAAGATAAAATATACATCGATAATCAACTTTCGAAAACGGAATATCGATTAAGATTCTTATGTGATTATCTCACAAAGAAAGCTTACTGGTGGAATTACGTTCAACAATGTAAAACCGACGGTGTAAAAACAATCGAAATTCAATTCGAAAATAGCGATCATCAAAATGGCCGCATGACCCATTTCGATATCGATAAGATTACTATCGAAGATATTCCAGCTTACACTCCATATTGTAAGTGCTCAATTAAACCGATAATGAAAGGATAAACATGGAATTCCGTGAATATCTTGGGTTTAATCCTGTAGACGTAAAAGAGTCCGCAGTCGCACGCTCTCATTCTTTATCTAACAACGTTAAAGCTAAAGGATTAAAAGTGGAAATAGAAGCACTACATTTTTATCCGTATGCTACTCGTAATGATACACGTTATTACGAATCTGCAATGAGAGAGTCGTTGCATAAATGGACTTATCCTTATAACATTCCAGTTATTAAACATCATAACGACGAAGACGGTGAAACAATTGGTCGCGTTATTAATGCCGAAATTAAGGAATCTCAACGATTACCTGGTACGAAAGCATTAGTATTAACTGCCGATATTTTAACGCCTGACGCTCAAGAAGAAGTTAAAAATGGTTTGTTAGATACTGTAAGCATTGGCGCTCGCGGCGACGAAGTTCGTTGTTCTATTTGTGGACAAGATTTAGCGAACGACGGTCTATGTGAGCATGCTCGAGGAACTAAATATGACGGCGAGATGTGCTATTGGGATTTTAAGAAATTAGAACCTAAAGAGCTATCTTACGTTATTGTTCCATCTGATGCATATGCTAAGAATATTAAAGTATATGATGATAATGCAGAGCCGGCTCAAGTTGAACCGGTTCTTCCTATTAGCTCATTAGAAGGAGAACATGACGGCAATAAAATTGTCGTTAAAGAACACATGGAAAAAGAACCTAAAGTAATTCCAGCAGAAGTCGAAGCAAAAGAATCTGCTGAAGTAACTCCAGCTCCTGCTGAAGAAACAGAAACTCCAGCTAAAGTTGAAGAACCTACTGAGGTTAAAGAATCCGAAGATACTAAATTCGAAGAATTATCTGCTAAAGTTCAAGAGCTTATCGAAGCTAAAGAACAAGTAGAAAAAGATTATAAAAATTTAGCTTCTGATTTCTTAGCTTATAAAAATGAAGTTCGTGAACAACTTCAAGCTGTTGTATCTTCTAAAGAAGAATTGCAAGAAGCAATTGATTCTGTAAAAACTGTTAAAGAAGGTCTTGAAACTTTGCGCTCTGAAAGCGAAAAAGCTTTACAAGACAATGTAACAGCCGTTAAAGAATCCTTGGAAGAAAAAATTAAAACAATTGAACTTTCCACTTCCAAAGTCGAAGATCCTGTAAAGAAAACTGAGGTTAAGCCAGTTGTCGAAGTAACTGAATCCTTATCCGATCTTTACAAATATTTTAAATAATAAGGAGCTCTATTAACAATGCCTAATTTTGATCTTGGTAAAGGCCCTAATCGTTTCACCACTGGTTCTAACGGTAAAGTATTCAAAGGCCTTGGTTTCAAAGCTTTCAATAATGAAGAACGTCGTGTAACACGCACTCAAGTTCGTTTGAACACTGCAAATCATGACACTTCTAACGTATCCTACTGGTTGGATTCTCGTTTGCCAGTTGCTTTCCGTTATAACTACGCTGAAATGTACAACCAATTGGTTATTCCAAAAGGTCGTATCGTAGCCGTAGATCCTGACGTAAAATCTGCAAAAGAAAATCCTGAAATTTTCTTAAACGTATTGACACTTGCTAACGGCGGTTCCCCTGTTCGTTTGCGTAAAGCTGGCGATACTTATAATGCTGCTACTGGTCTTGTTTCTCCTGTCGGCGTTGGTCAACCATTGGAAAACATCGATGTTGAATGGACTCCAGTAAATGCTGCAGCTTATACTGCTGACTTCTATCAACCATTTGCTGGTGGTAAAGGCCCTCGTACTTTGGCTACTGATGCTGGTTTAGAAAAAGATAAAGTTACTGGTCTTTTAAAAGAAAACGGTAAACCATCTATGGCTCATCGTGCTGGTAACGTGCCTATCGGTATCATGTCCCGTAACGAAGCTACTCGTGATGAAAACGCTTGGAACGGTATGACTCCTGGTGCTATTAAAACTGACGTAATGGTAGAATTGCCTCATTTCTTATTTAAAGATAAAGCAGAGCAAAACCCTTGGGGTAGTGCTTATGGCGCATTCTTGCCTGGTGACCTAGTAAAATCTGATGAAAACGGCCGTGTCGTTAAATCTCCATTGTCCGACGAAACTCTTCTCGCTGCTATGACTCCTGCTGAAGTTGAATTTGAACGTCAACAAGTTATCGGTCAAGTACACGAAGTAAACCCTAACTTAGTTCCTGAAGGTTCCACTAAATGGATGAAATGGGCTATTGGCGATCAAGAAGAATTGGCTCAATATGCAGCTGATGGTTATGGTCGTTCTTATCGTCGTGGTGAAGATGTTTACGAAGATTATGCTTACTTCCGTGGCATGGACAACTACGAATATAATTCCTTGTATTCCAACCATGACTTGAACATGAATGCTTCCAATAATAAATTGGACATTTACGATTCTCGTATGGGTGCCAAATATGAATATATCGGTATTCCTGGCTTAACTGATGGCCGCAATGTTGCATCTACTGAACTCAAAGACGTTCTCGTAGGTCAAATGCATGCTGCTGAAGCTGGTAAAGAATACTTAGATTTCAACTTCCAAGTTCCAGATCGTTTTGTAAAACCTGGCACACTTCAAATTTCCATTAACGGTTCCGCTTACACTCCTGTAGTAAAAGGTGGTTTAATCGCTAATGCATTCGAAGTAGTTCACTATAATACAGAAGATAACTTGCTTCGTCTTAAAGTTGTAGATCGTGCTGCAGCTGACGCTATTATTAAAGCAGGTCCTAAAGAAACTGTTGATGTGAAAGTTTCTTATACTCGCGAAGGTCTTGCAGGTGTTCCTACATTCATGGATTGGGACGGCTGTGTAGGCGCAGTTAAAGTATTGTTGCAAAAATAATAGGAGTAACGCATAATAATGGCTATCAATATTAAAGAATTTTTGGAAGATGTTAATACGAAGCGTTCTGCTGCTGTTGAAGCTGCTAAAAAAGAAGGCTTATCTCCAGAAAAAATTACAGAATCCGTAAAAAAATATGACATGATGAAAGATATGGTCGGCAAATTAAATAAACAAAACTTGTCCGATAAACATTTCTCCATCAAAGAAACAATTATGACAACAGACGTAGTTGATTTGGTACCTCGTATCATCGAATCTAAAATGATCGAAGCTGAAGATACTCAATCTGTTATCTCTCCATTCTTCACTAAAGTTCAAGCTGGTAACACTAACGGTACTGTAGTAGTACCTATCATCGGCGAATTGCAAGCTCACGAAGTTGCTGAAGGTGGCGCTTACAACGATGAAGCTGTAGAAATCAATACTTTGGAATACAATTCCATCGAAGTTCGTCCTAAAAAAATCGGTCTTAAAGTAACTCTTTCCGAAGAAGTTATCATGGACTCCTATTGGGACATCATGGAAGCTAACCTTTCCCGTATTGGTGGCGCTATGGCTCGTTATAAAGATGAATGGTGTGCTCGTGAATTCTCCGAACACGGCCATGTAGTATTCGATAATGCTTTGGCTGCTCAAAACCCAGATGCTGCTACAACAGGTCTTGGCGAAGATTCCTTGCCAAACAACACATTGTCTGTTGAAGACTTTATGTCTATGTGCTTAGCATTGATGGCTAACGATAAGACACCAACAGACGTTATCATGCATCCACTTTGCTGGTTAGTATTCGCTCGTAACGCAATGGTAGGTCAAGGCTTAACATTCGGTGCTATGGGCGCTATGAATGTTAACCCATTTGGTACAACTCAAGGTACTGGTGGCTTCGCTGGTTTATCTAACAACATGGGTCCTCAACAATTCGTATTGAACGAATCTCAAGCACGTTTCAACTTGCCAATGCCAATTAACGTAATCTTGAGCCCACGCGTTAAATTCGACAAACAAAACAAAACATTTGATATGTATGTTATCGACCGCAACAACATTGGTGCGATCGTACAACGTGAAGACTTGTCCGTTGAAAAATGGACTAATCCTGAAATCGATGTTCGTATTATCAAAGCCAAAGAACGCTATGGTATCGGCATCATGGATAACGGTAAAGGTATCGCAGTTGCTAAAAATATTTCCGCAATGCCATCCTATCCACGTCCAACTGTTGTTCGTGTAACTGAATAATAGTAGTTAACTGGAGGAGCTTTTCGGAGCTCCTCCTTTTTAATTTAAATAAAAGGAATTTATATAATATGAAACAACAACATGAAGTAATTGCCATTGTTAAATTGGCCTCTGGAGAAACTGGCTATTGGGATCGCTTGTCTCGTATGCGTTTATCTCGCAAAGAGCCTTACGGTTTCATCCATGAAAAGATGGATTTAACGAATATTCGTAAATCCGTTCGCATGGGTCGTTTAGTATTAGTATATGGTATCCTTCCTGCAGAGCAAGGTACATATTCTCCACTTATCCGTAAATTAGTTAAATCTACTAACTATGATATTGTCTCCTCTGGTTTTGTTAATCCTGAAGAAGCTAAAGAAAAAGTAGCAGAAGAAGCTAAACGTGCTGGTATTATTGCCGAAGCTCCTGTAGTTAAAACAGAAGAACCTGTTGCGGAAATTAAAAAAGAAGAGGTAACTCAAGATGACTTACAAGAAAAAGGGCAAGAAGGGCTGCAAGTAGAGCCTGAAGCGAAAGCCGAAGAAACTGTTGCTTCTGTAGAAACTGAAACAGTAGTCGAAGAAACTTCTGAAGAAGTTGAGTCTACTGAAGAAGAAGCTACCGAAGAAGAAAAACCTAAAAAACGTGGTCGCAAAAAAGCTAGTAAATAAGGTGTAGCATGTTTAAAGAATTTGCTTTGGTCGACATGGCCGTTAATCCTATTGAAAAGCAAATCAAACTTTTCTTTACTGGCAATGTCGATCCAGACACTATTAATAGCGATACAATCGCTATGGTTCATGCTGAATCACAAAAAATTTATCGTTTAAAATATCGTACAAGTAAAAAATTAGTTATTATTACTGTATTGGACGACGTACTTCCAAATGAAGAATATCGTCTCGATATTAACAGAACGATTAAAGATATTACTGGTGCGCCATTACAATCCAGTTTAATTAGACACGTATATTTTAATACAAGTATTTATTCTAACGTAAGAATTCTTAGCCCGGCTAATCATGAATTAGTCGATGGCACTTTTAATTGCCAATGGCAAGAAATTCTTCGAGATAAACGACGTAAACCTGTATTAGAATATCGGCTCCAAATTGCTGATAATAGTTTATTTAACCCTATTGAAATAGATACAGTAGTAGTCGATAAACAACAGATTAGTTTTCCTAAGTTAAATAAACAACAGCAATATTATATTAGAGTACGCGTCGAAAAAGACGGTGAGTTTGGTGCATGGTCTGAATTGGCTACGTTTACATACGATGGTCCTGAGCGGATTAAAGATCGACTTGAAAAAGCCGAAGAGAATCCTCATAAAATAGATCCAGTATCTATTTGGGCTCCATATAACTATAAACGTAATATGCACAATAATAAAGTTAATCTCGATCAAAATCCGACTTCTCCAGGCTCTATGACAAAAGACGAGATTAACGATGCTACTTCTTTAGGGTTATCTAATGAAGTAGTAAATACATCTGGGAATACATCGACAACTGCATTAACGCCTGAAACAATCGAAAAGATTATGAAAGACGGTAATAGTAATAATGCAGCAACGACTATTAAACTAGCAGATGGTACTATAATAACAAGAGCTACTGCTGGCAAACCTGGTGTCGTTATCGATGAAACTCCTGCCGGTCAAGACATTAAACCAGTAATTATTCAAGAATTAAAAGTCCTTCGACGTCCTAGACAAGGCACTAACGATGGATTTGTATTTGAATTCGATGCCGAAATTAAAGATGAAGGTATTCTACAAAATATCGAAATCATCAGAAAGGATTTCTAATGGCAGAACCTTTTGAGTATACGATATTTGGTAATCGTTTAGAATTAAAACCGGTTGGCGGAACTAAACCTGATTCTTTATACGAAATCAGAATTAAAAAATTAGAATCCGTCGACGGTAAAAAAGTATTAAAGTATCAAGTATATACAGTAGCATCAGAACAAATTAGTAATTTTTACACGCTTGGCGATGTTAATTACCTAATCAATGTATTTGATGCTAGTGATACAGAAGTATTATACGCATTAAAAGAAGCAAGTCGATTTGCTCAGTTTTTATTAGACCAGATTCCTGGTTATGAAAATAGGGCTGACTTGCCATATCTTTTACAACAATTTTGTAAATTAAGAGCAACGTTAAGTCTTGTTAGTAAACATGCAGTAATGACTACTACGTCTGGTAAGATTTCTGGTCATATCGGCAATATTAGTTTTGGCTCGACAGAGTCCGGTGGTTCTAGTTCTTCTAGTTCTAGCGGTAGTGGTGCTCCATCTTTATCTGATTTAATTAAAATGATTAAAGCCGAGATGGAGATTTTCCAGAAGCTAATTGTCGATCCTACGTATCTTACTATGGGTAGAGCTGAACCTCGTGTCGGCAAACGTTCTTATACTGAAGCACGTAAGTTGCATACATTCCCGACAGACTTGTTAGATAATTTATCTCGTTCTCTTAAAGCATTGAGGAAAACATAATGAAAAACCTCGATGAACGTATTAATGGTTTAATCCAATTAATGGAAGTTCCTGTATGGTTAATTCAAGCAAATAAGCATATTAATTGTACATGTATGGACCCGGTTTCAAAACACGGTGATCCATTTTGTGAAAATTGTTTAGGCCTTGGGCATAAAATAACGATACGGGAAGCTCGTGCACACATTCAGCCATTATTCTCGACAGATAGTGCCGATAATAAATTATTCTTAATGCGTGGTTATGATATCTATCTTAGAAATGAATTTCCGGTTTTTCCTGGAGACATTATTGTCTTTAAGGATAAAATTATAAACGTTACATACGTAATGGACTGGTATTCTAATACTATGGACTGTGTTTATTATGAAGCTAATGGTGTCGATTATAAACGAAATCCAGAAGCATTTATGAAAAACTTTAAAGTATTGATCGGAGGTGTTTAGATAATGGAAGATAAGCATACTAGCTTATTAATTATCGGCAACTCCGAACATACAAATAAAACTTGTAAGATCGAGAAATTCGATTTATTATCACAAGTCGAAGAAGAATATGGTAAAGATTCTGATTTATATCAAGCATATACTATCGCTAAAAATTATGGAGCGCCATCCATATATTTAGTTAATATGAGAACGATATCTGACTTTCAAAATATAGCAAAACAACTTATCGATTACGACTTCGCTTATATTTGTCCGACTCAGATTAAATTCTCCGATAAATATACTGATCGATATAATAAGAATTTAACCGAACATTATTTAAATTTATTATCTTCTTCTTGTGTAAAGAATAGAAGTTTTATTTTTGCTACCGATAATCATAGTTCATTATACGAAGATATCGATGCATTTAATAAAGATTATAATAATAAGTTAGCAGAGTATACTGCTATTAATAATAAGAACAAATACTTAGATAATATAATTTTTGTCGGCAACAACCTGAAATATGTGCACTTCTGTAATATAGTTGTAGCTGCGAAATTAGCAGCCACGCCTATCAATAAGTACCCCGATTTCGATGATGAGGATACTGATTTTATTATAGATTATAAAGATATGCTTCCTAATGTTTGTTATTTCAAAAATAACTATCGGACTGGTACTACTATTGAAAATTTAGTTAACTTATCTGACGAAAATCCTAATAAATCTGTTATGGTAATGCGGATCATTAATTACCTAATTAGAGAAATGGATTTCGAAGAATATATAGGTAAGAACTACCGTAAATTTTATTTAAATAAAATAAAAGAACGGTTAGATAATTTACTTAAAGATAATGTTGGCTTTGTTCTTTATGATTATCATATCGATAGTATCGAAGAACAAATCAGTAATCATGGATATGGTGTGGACATCATTTTACGATATACATTATATCCATTATTTACAACAGAATCTTATACTGCGGAGCAAAGACTATGACACAAGAAATTAATGAACGTTTTGTACTCGACCAAGTACGGCGTCAAAAAGAACAATTGGTTGCAGTCACTAATCCCGGTAGGATACTGAATAGTCGAAAACGTCTCGACCGATTACGGGCTGACAGTTCCATTAGTTTCGACGAATTTATTGCGTTACTCGTAGAACTCGTAGAGAAAGCATTTCGTGAAGATAACGTAAAGATGAGTCCTGATGAAGGCGTTACGATTAACGACCGAGATCAGGAAATCAATCATCCTTATATTTTCTTTAAAATTATTAGCGGTGTACCTGCTAAGGATTTAAAACCAAGATTAATGGAAACGACTATTCGTCGTGCTCCCGGAAATCCTGATTATCGTCCCGACGATAAATATCCAGTTAAAGAAAATATTGAAGAAGAAGGTGTCGATGTGTATCGTCATGCATTTAGATACGTCATTCAATTTGACATCTTCGCAACTTCATACGATCAGGCCAATAAAGTTCTTAAAGAATTTGAAGAGCTTATGGTAGACTACACTGGTTATTTAAAAATGCGTGGTGTATCTGAATTACTTTATGATCAACGCTTGACTGACGAATCCTACGTTATGTATCGTGAAAAATATTCTATTAGAAGTGTTCGCTATACTTTAAACATCGATAAAATGTATGTTGTAACTAGCAAACTTATCGAACGTTTACTAAATCTTGGTAAATAATTTCTTAAGAGGTTTAAATATGGCTTTCACCTTTAAAGAGGAAATCCTTCGAGATCTTCCTGGTGTATTCGTCGAAGTCAATTCTGTAAAGAAGAAACTTTATGACGATTCTCAATTCGGTACAACTGACGCAGTTCTTTGTATCGGTACAGCATTTGATGGTCCTAACGGTGTTCCAGTACCTATTTATGATCCGACATATGCTAAATATACTTACGGCGATACTTATGATCGCACAACTAAACGTGAAGTAGACTTGACTGCAGCATTATCTGATGCTTACAACTCTGGTTGCCGTACTCTTTATGGTTTCCGTATTGGTGGTTCCGAAGCTCAAAAAGATTTTAAATTACGTTCTGACGACACTCTTCGTTTGCGTGTAAAATCTCGTTTCCCTTCCAATAAAGCAAAACAAGTATACTTTACTTTCGATAATACTCCTGGTCAAGAAGTTTTCACATTGTATAAACCAGTTTCTAAAGCAACTGCTTATGAACGTTATAATGCAATGGTTAACGATGAAAACGAAATGATCAAAATCGACATTCAATTAGGTTTGATGGGTGCAGGTTTTAATGCCGACACTACTATTAGCGAAGTAATTCGTTATATCAATAAACACCAATTGAATAACGTCGTAACTCTTTCTATCGTAAATAAAAAAGGCCAAGACGTTACTCTTCGTAACGACTCTTATGATTTAGCTATGGGTTCTATCTTCCCTGGTACATATTTCATCGGCCGTAAACGTTCTTTGATTCCATGCCGTACAGAAGTTCGCACACATGTAATTAAAAACAAAAAATCTCCTAAACCTTTCAGTTCTTTCACTGGTAAATATTTCCATACATTGCGTATTAACACAGACGTTAATGCTGAATATCCAATCTATTCTGTAATGGATAAAGACCTTAACGAAGCTTTCGTAACTGTCGGTTTAAAAATGTATTCTCATAACGATTATCTTTTAACTCCTGGTGCATCTGCATTAGCGTTCGAAGAAGACGATAAAGATTATGAAGATACTAATATGACTAACTTCCAAAAATATATGAAGTTAGGTTCCGGTTTTGCAGTAACTGCAACTGCATTCCCTCGTACAAACTCTACTGGTCAATATTTAACTCCTCGCGTTAAAGAATCTGAAGTAAAAGATAAACAATACATCACTGCTATCGGTGAAGGCGCTTACTCTGTATTGCAAAATGCTGATATGCCTTATCGTGTATTGGGTTCTCAAATTTGTGCTGACACAGTAATCGGTGGCCGTTTACCTAAACCAAAAGATTTCTTAAAAGCATTCCCTATCGACGTAGCTATGGTTAATACTGTAGCAGCAGGTGCTCCTGTAGTCGATACAGAAATGTTTAAATTAACTCCAGTAGTTAATACTAAAGACGTAAAACACGCACCTCGTTCTTACAAATTTAGTTTCGTAAAAATCGATGATGCTGATGCTATCGTTGATAGTGCTATTTATCAAAACGAAGTATTTACAGTTATTCCGACTGTAGCTAATGAAGCAGCTCTCGATTTAGATAATAAAACTTACGAAGTTGGCCAAACATTCTTTTTACAAGATACTAAAGAAGTTAAATCTATTACGTTTGATGGCAAACTTCAACCTGCAGTATCTGCTCATCAAAAATTCAAACATTTCGTAACTAGCGATAAAATTATTGAAGCTGAACCTGCTACTGGTAACACAGTAACATTTAAAGATATTACTGCTCTTACCGATCTTCAATACGATACAGCTATGAACGGTTTGTTATCCGATGCTGATGCAACTACTGCTGCATACTATGCAACTACAGCTGCTGCTTCTGCTGCAACTGCTGGTACTGCTAAATATGTATTGTTGTCTGTAAACGACGTTCTTTATGTTGGTAAATATGACGGCGGTCAAGTAACTCCAATCGGTGAATACGATATTCTTATTAATAAAGAATCTCGTGACGATAAAGTTTTGGCTTACGTTGAAAACTTCGATTGTGTCGACAACCGTGTTATTATTTCCGTAACAGACTTCAACTATCGTACTGTAGCAGAATTCATTTCTGACTTAAAAGATAATGTAAACTTTGCCGATACATTTGCTGTTGAAATGACAGACAACGGTATCGTAGAAAAAGACGCTCTTATTGAAGAAGTATTGGAACCAGTATTGGTTGGTGGTAAAGTAGCATTAGCCGATCTTAAAGCTGACCGTACAATCGATTACGATTATACTATGCGTATCCCTTACCGTACTCCAGATAACTTCGCTCGTCAATTCGCTCAACATTGTATGTACACAGAATTAAAAACTGCACATACTCATGGCGTAATTGGTATGGAACGTATCTCTGACTACACATTGTCTGGCGTAGAACAAAAATTCCAAGACCTTAAAAATCTTGACTTGCATCTCGATTTAAAACGTGCTAACGGTCAATCTGTAATCGATGATGACGGTATGCCTGTCGATATTGGTCGTGCAATTTCTTGTACTTTCTTCCAAAACAATGTACCTGTTTACAATTCTACTTATGCTTATGTAGGTAACGGTGCTGGTGCTTATGCTGGTATGGTTTCTGCATTGCCTGTAGAACAATCCCCTACTAACCAAAAAATCGGTGTTAACCCATTGTTCGAATTGACTACTACTCAAATCTCTGATTTGACTAAGAAAGGTATCGTAACAGTTAAAAACACATTCACTCGTGGTTATGTAGTAACTGATGGCTGTACAATGGCTGACCCTACTGATGCGTTGTCCCGCTTAAATAGCGTTCGTATCATCGGTGCTGTTGAAAGAGCTATCCGCCGTGTTTGTGAACCGTTCATCGGTAAACAAAACAAAAACTCCGTTCGTGATGCTATCCGCACAGGTTTGACATCTGAGTTGAATAAACTCAAAGGTGTTTTATTATATGATTACATTTTCGATATTGCTAATGACGTAACTGCTCTTCAATATACTTATATTGATATCAATTACACTATTATGCCATTTAACGAAATTCGTCAAATCAATAACTACATTCAAATTCGTCAACCTGGTACCTAATAGTTTTTAAATAAAGAAGGAGGGGGCGGCTTAATCGTCGCCCCATTATTTAACACATGGCTTACTCTAATAACTCTGGTGTAACTACAGCGTCTGAATACACTCGTAGTTATACTACTTTTTCCGGCTGTGATATCGTAGCTACATTCGGTTCCGAAGTAGTTGCTGAAATTCAAGGTATTACAGTTTCTATTAATCGTGAAAAGGCTCCGGTCAAATTCTGTTATTAGATAATTTAATTTGTATGTAGGCCGGAGTAAAACTTTGCTCAAATCGGTGAAGGATATTTACTAACGCCGAGGATAAGAGTATAATATTATTGTACTCAATGTCCGTAGAGACTTGAGATATTTTATCTCTTAATAATTTTTCCAGTCCTTATAAGGACATAAAGGAGGCAATTTTATGACTAAAGATTTTGCTTGGTTTCTTGGTTGGCTATTTACTGATGGACACATTCCACGAAAAGGATCCAGCGGATATAAAACTGGATTATTGAATTTTAATTGTCAATATTCAGACACAGAAGTTCTTTATAAAATTAAAAATATTTTAAATTCTTCTGCTAATGTACATGAATATCCAAATTATAAATCTCCACAATCTCAATTAAGAATATATAATAAAGATTTATCTTCAAAATATGAAAATATAAAATATAATATTCCAATTGATGAAATAAAAAATGTTGAAAGACATTTTATTCGCGGAGCTGTTGATGGTGATGGATGTATTCATTATAGAGAATCTAGAAATAGTGTTATTTTAAATATTACAAATGCTGATTCTAATTCTTTACAGTGGATAGTAGATACAATAACAAATAAATTATTATTGCCGCATAAAGATATAAAGCCTGTTGTACATGATAATACTAATGTTGTAAAATGGGAAGGCAATATAGCAAAATTAATAGTGTGGTGGTTGTATCATGGAGATATTGAAAATTGTTGTTTATTAAGAAAATATAATAAATACAAAGAAGTAATTCTTCACAATAAGAAATTTGAAAATTATGATGAAGAATTGTTATATGCAGTTAATGCTCAAATTGAAAAAAATGAAATTGGATTTAGTGTTCCATCATTAAATAGTTTAGATTGGGCAAAACGATTACAAAATTTATTATCTTATAAAACACAACCAGTTTTTCATAATCCAGGTAAACGAAAATATTATAAATTATATATACCAAATTGCTGATTATTAATACGCAAAGCATCGAAATTATATATTTCGTAAAGGCATAGTCCGCATAAATATACGCTACACATTTGGTTCAGCAGAACCTCGCTCTATTTCGAGAGGTAAGAATACCACTTTTGCTTCTCCTTTGCAGTAATGCAACGCATAATTAAACTCTGTGATATGCTGGAAACCCCTTAGAGCCTTTAGTACCAAAGTGTGACAATCTAAAGGATTGGGCAATCAGCAGGCAGCGTAAGCGCCTCAACGACTATCCGCAAGGAGTACATCATAACAGCTGATGGAAGTGCAGAGCTCCCGAAAGGGATGAAGATATAGTCTAGACATTAGTGAAAGCTAAATGAGAACCATTTTCAAAAAGAGGTATTGCAGGTACTATTGTATTCACGTTGTTTGACCGTGATGCTCTAGTCGACGCACTTGCTGTTCGTGCTGCTAAAGCAGCTTACTTCCAACGTATCGGTGGCGATATTAACTATCAACCGTATACAATTACTGAATGGGATACAAAATTAACTAACATGGTAGTTAACTCTTTGGGCTCCAATGGTAATGATAGCCAAGTAGCTTCTACTAACCCATTCAAAGTTACGCAAAACGTAGCTATTCAGTCTACGCCAAAATATTCTGACGAAATTCCTCCATTCGACATTACTTTGTCCTTTGCGAATGAATATGGTCAATCCGCAGTTATGGTTATCTATGGCTGTGAAATTTTGAATGAAGCATCCAGCTTCTCCGTAGATTCTACAACTACTGATAAAGCTTGTACTTACATTGCTCGCTCTGTTGATTACTTGCAACCAGTAGAAAATAAATATTTACTTGACAACAAGTATTAATAAATTTGGCGAGGAAGTTTTTCCTCGCCTTTTTATTTTTTCTAAGGAGAATTAGGCGTGAATCCTCAAGAAAACACAAATCAAATCTTTTTATACTTAAATCGTGGCTTACAAACATTGATCAATGATGTCCTAGTTTCTGGTGAATATCCTATCGATATAAAATCAGAAATGTTAAAAGTTTGCTATGACATTATTGATGAGCACAACATCGAGCTCAAAACTCATATTATCACGTTAGTCGATAACAGAGTAAAACAATATATGAAGCTATACAACTTAAAGGTGAAATATGCCAACTGATTATTCTTTAGGGAATAAGGAAGTAATTCAGACTTCTAAATATACAAGAACTTATACATCCTATAGTGGATGCGATATTGTGGCATCTGTAAATATCACGATCCCAGGACAAGATATGATTTCATATGTTTTCGGGAGTGTTCAAACTTTCTCTTATAGTATTCATCAAGAGAAGTCTCCTATACGAACATTAGGTGATGTTAATGCTATTACTTATGTAAGCGGCCCAAGAACTATCGCCGGCTCTATTGTATTTGCAGTATTAGATAAACATGTTATCTATGAAATATTTGATGAAGTTACTAAAAGAGGCAATTATTTAAACAAACATTATTTAATGGACGAATTACCTGTATTCGACGTAACATTATCTTTTGCAAATGAATATGGCCACCAATCTACTATTAGCGTTTATAACTGTACGATTATAGACGAAGGACAGATTATGTCGATTAACGATATCTTAACAGAAAATACATATCATTATTATGCGACCGATATCGATTATATGACAGAGTCTAACGACTATTATAAAATAAACGAAAAAAGTATTATCGAATCTAATCCTTGGTTAACGACGACAAATGCTAAAATCTCTCGTTATAATCCTAAGATTCAATATGGACAACATGTACTTGAGCTTTCTAAAGACGGTTATTATTCTTTTAAATCTTATATGGAAGCTCTTAATCGTAAATATAAAAAATTAGCCGATCAATTTATGGGTGAGAAAGAATCTGAAAAGATGGCTCAGCTTAAAAAAGATTATTACGATTTGCGCACAGAAGCAGAACAGTATTATCCGTCTCAAGCATTACTTTCTAAGAAACAAAAAAAAGTTAGATTCCTCGAACATAAAAGAGTTAAAATAAATAAAGAATATGACAATTTTAGAACATCTTTATATACGTCTAGACGTGATGTACCCGATTACTCTAAATATCGCTTAGACGGCAAAATTCGCGATTCTAAGGATATTCCTGATTATAGTAAATATCGTTTAGATCCTAAAAAGGATAATAGCAATATTCCGTCTTACGATGAATTTAGAAAAACTGAAAAACGTAAAGATACTAAACTTCCAGATTATTCTAATTTTAGAAAAGATATTAAAACAGTCGACGAAGAAGACGCTACTAAATATCGCCTCGACGAAAATGGGAATATCGTGATTATTACCGATAACGTTACTAATAAAAAAGAAGGAGGCAACGAAGAACTTGAGCACATCTAGTATTACTTTTTTGTGGCAATTTGAAACATTCGTTGCTCTCTATTGTAACGATTATTTTAACGGTCACACAGAACTATATGTCGATGACGGAAATGAATTAACTAAATATGAATTAGAAGAACCGACTGCTATTATTAATGATTTACAGTCTGGCATCTATCGAGTATTCAGTAAGGGGCCTGACGGACAATCTGAAGATAAATATATCGAAGTATATCCAGAAGGATTAGAATATCAGCTAACGTATTTAAATAATTTAATCTTTAACGATGAATTAAATAAAGAACTTAAAGATTTTATTATTAATGTATCTGATGAGCGCGGACTTAATTTAGTCGAAACATTATATTTTTCTTATATGACTAATCAAGAAGAGAAAAATAAATATCGATTATTTTATTTATTATTGGCGACGATTAAACATTATAATGCTAATAATTTTTATAACAACATAGATAATAATAGTTCGCTTTATTTAAACTCTGATAATCAATCATTATTGCATCCTAATATCGTAAATGGATTCTTAGAAGGTAAAATTAATTTATATAAGTTTACCGGTAAGTTTTATGAATATCAAGATACGATAACTTTTAAAGATGAAAATATCGATTTAGGATTTTTAGGTAAAGATTATTTATATCGTATCGATTTAGTTCTCGATCAGAATATAGTTAACTCTTATTATACAATTCATCCATCTTTAACGTCGGCTAATCTTATTTGGGATAAATTAAATATAATTGCGACTAAGATAAGTGATTTAACAGATAGTCTTAGATACTTACCGTTAGCGTATCAATCATTTGACGACGATACAAAATTAGCGATTAGTATGTTACTCAGTAAACATATCGATAATCCTATTTTACAAATGCCTAAAATTGTCGTTGAAGATGGCGAAATAACTGCATTAATCGATGGCGCTAATCAATATCAGGATATTGGCCCGATTTATTTCTGCATAACAGACGTAGAAGGATTAGCTGCCGATCAAGTATTGGTTAAAAAAGAAATCGATAATTTAGTAATCGATTTACCGACACAAGGTAATTCTATTTACGACGGTAATTACTTTAGTTACTTATCTGATAAAGATAATAATATTTTAAGTCCGATTTGTTTATTTAATATCGATCAAGATATTGAACATAAATACATCGAAGAAACTCTTCGTTATGAACAGACTGGTTTATTAGCATTTTTAAAAGAAGAGTTTGAATTAGAAGATGTAAATAAATATTATCATTATTTTACAGATTGTATCGGTAATAATGACGTAACATTATCTAATTATTACGATAAAGTTATCGATCGATTCGTGCAAATTAACCCGTATGATGAATTGCTCGACATGATTCATTATTTAAATGTATATCGTTATTCTAAACAAGTACATAAAGATATCGGTATGTATGTATATAATCAAGAAACATCTCATCGAGTAATTATACCGAACGATATTAAGAATATGATAATCTCGGCCGTTAAATTTAAACGCGGAGAAAACTATCGTTTTGAATATAAAAAAGTAACAGATAATGCTGCATATATAACATATGACGATGCAGACTATACTGTAATATCTATATACGATAAAGAAACTAGAACTCATACTGGATTAGTTACAGTATGGAGAAATGGTAACGATTATTATTTGGCTAATTGGAATGTTCTAGTTAAGAACCAAATAGACTTTTAAATAAAAATGGAGTATAATATATTATGAGACGAAAGCGCTTCGATAATCATTTAAGCAGTCTATTGTCCTATACAAATAAAAACGTTGAACAAGAAATAACTCGATCTTCGTCTGGGTATACTAAAAATACTCCGACATATAAAAGATATTATTCTCAGATTGATGCAAATGTATGGTTCGGTGATAAATTAGTTACCGATATTCAAAATATTAATTATGGATTATCTCAACATGATATGCCATTATTCGGTTATAATTCTTATATCTATGACGAGTTAGCTATCGGTAATCGGTTAGTGCAAGGAACATTTACGATTAATTTTACTGAACCACTTTATATCGATAATATGATTAAGAAATATCAGAAAGCGACACTTGTCGCCGAAGATAAAACAACTGAAGTCGAATATAAAGAAATTGTTCAGCCACATCGATTATCTCAAACCGTACAATCTAATCCTGAGCATGATGCTATATGGAGACAAGGGTTTGAAATCGATATTGTATATGGACAAGATGACGATGTAATGGGCCAACCATTACATGTTATTTTATTAGACTGTCATATAATGAATGTACAAACAGTACTCGATTCTTCTGGTCGTCCAGTGTTAGAGCAATATCAATTTTTAGCTCGAGATCGTAAGGTAATTAATAACTAAGGACAAACTGATTTATGACAACTAATAACAAGAAGAAACAAAAGTTTAATAATCAACAACATAAAAAAGGTATCGACATTAAAGAAACTCAATCTGTAAAGGATAAAAATAATCCTGTCGACAATATCGATCGTGAAATGACAGGTGGTGTCGATGTTGTCGAAGTTACGACAACTGAACATGACGATGATTTTGACCCTTCCAAGACCGAATACTTAATGAATAGTGAAGCTGTTCGTATTCGTAAAGAAAATAAAAACGTTCGATTTTTTCGAATGTTAAACGATCAATTTATCGTATATAAAATTATTACTCGTGCCGAACAACATCTTATGACTAATTTATCTTTTGAACAACAAGCTGAATTCGATGCAATTACAGATTACGAAGAACGAATCCAAAAATTAGAAGATTTGCGTAGCGATAATATTCTTCGTTATTTCGTTTTATTTCCACGCCCAGAACGAATTGAATACTGTAAAGAAACATTCGGTGGTTTTATCGATACTGTCGTAAATGAAATTTTAGTAAACTCTGGTTATGAAAAGAATACTATTTCTAACCCATTGTAAGGTGTGTTAATATGGAAGAATTACGTTTCGATGAAATATTCACACAACTAAAAGATAAATATAAAACTGTTTTTACTTACACAGGATTCCCGGACGGTATCGTAATTTATCGACCATTAACTCGTTCACAATATTATGAATTGTTCGAAAATGAACAGTTAATGGATGTTGAACGTGAAGATATTGTTTGTTATAACTGTATCTTATATCCTGAAAATTTCGATATCGGTGCGCAACCAGCCGGTCTTATTGCCGATTTAGCACAAAAGATTCTCGACGCTAGTTTTATGAGCAAACGTGGCAGAGAAATTCTTTATTTAAATGCTGTCGATAATATGGAAAATGTCGATAAACAAATCTCTTGTGTAATTCATGAAGCATTCCCTGAATATGATATAGAAGATATCGATAATTGGGATATGGTTAGAACAATGGATTTCTTAGCAAGAAGCGAATGGATCTTAAAAAATATCCATGGTCGTGGCGGTCTCGACATGGAAAAACTTCTCGATGCCGGTAGCAATGTATCATTTAAACAAGACGATCCTCGTTTATTTAATGAAGAAAAACAATACTTCGATAAATTAAGAGAGCAACGGGAAAAGCCTGCGTCAGAAGAAATTAAAAAACCAAAACAAACAGTTAAACGTCCACAAAGACGTAAACAACAAATGTCTGAAGACGAACTAAAAGCTATGTTCCCAGAAGCATTTGTTAATCAAGGCGATGAAAACTCTATTCGTGAAGTAGCATTAAGTGGTAAAAATCCTCATGATATGACACTTGCAGAGTTAGCTGAACTTAGAAATAATAATTAAATTAATATAACAAGGGAAAAATATGGCTGACGATTATTTATTTAAAGGAATAGAAGCTCCTTCCGATAGTCCTGCCGACTCTTTTGTTGATACAGTAGCGGCTGCCGGCGGACTCGTCGGGGCCGCTTTTGCTTTTTCTAGAACAAAAAGAGGGGCGAGAGTTTTATCTAAACTCGATCCTATTATAGGACAAGTAGAACGTAGACTCTCAAAAATTACCGATGACGGCGCTAATGCAATTACATTATCCGAGTTGGAAGGATATGCTAATCAAGCATTACGAGGAAATTTTCCTAAACCTTCATCTGTCGTAACTGCCGACAAACAAACCGATATTATTCGAGATACGACTAATCGTATATTAAATCTACAAGCTGATGCAGAAAAGTATTCACAAAATTTGTATCATGCTCAAGTAGTGGATTCGATAGCAACCGATTTTAAAGATGCCGGCGTTAATCAAGCAACGATCGACAATATGGTCGACGCCATTAATAGCATTGCTCCGTCTCAACGGTATGACGGTACTTTAGGATTCTCTGAACGTCTTAAAAATACATTAAGAGATGTCGTTATGGATGGCGAATCAGAGCATGCAGCATTTGATGACACAGATGTAGCATTAAGAGCTATTCAAAATTTAACGAGAAAAGAAAGTCTCGCAGACTGGCAAAGTGTTGGTGGCCGTGGCGAAAAAATAGTCGACAACTTTATCGAAAATCAAATTAGAGATGCCGGAGAGTTATTATCTAAACATCAGGCCAAAAAGACTGGAGAAGTTCATGACTTTGCTCTTGCCGATTATCTAAAAGAAAAGCAAGTTAATGCTTCTATCGATGAAGGTGCTCTCGATGTTCCGATTGTATCTCGTAACGGTAAACGAGACATCATCGATATCGATAATGCTCTCGATAAGATACGCAGTAATGATAGAACTGCTTTCTTAGCAGATCTATTAGAGAATGCTAAATATAATGACAGTACTAAATATGTCGATGGCGAAATATTAAATACTCCGAATTTAGATAAAATAAAATCTGAAGCAAAAGGAATTGTCGGCGATACATTAGCTGGCAAGTTATTTGGTCTCGATGATTTGTCTCCTCGAAATCAGTTGGGTGTCGATGTTTATTCTAATGCTCAATTTAAACTCGGTATGGCCAACTTCCAAAAGGAAGGAACATTATTAGTTCGTAACCGCGATAAATTATATCGTCAAGATCTTACGACCGGTAAGATGGAACAAATGGATATTAGCGGATACAATTGGCAATCTGCTAATGACGATATCGTTCATTATGGTCGTTTAATGAACCAATACGGAGTTCAACAAGAGAAAACGAATTGGGTTCAACTTGGCCGAAGTGAAGGTGCTAAACGATTAACCGATGTCGATGGGAATAATTTATATGCATTAAGAAACATAAATATAGATCAGTTAAGCGAATCTGAGTTATCTGCATTAGGCAGACGTGCCTATTCTCATGCTCGTGCCGTACAAAGTATCGATATCGATTTAGAAAAAAATACTGAAAAAATTGTTCTCGACTTAGCCGCATCAAAAGAAGGCATTAAAAAAGATACACTTTCTAAGATACGTGATGTATATCATGCCAAAAGTGAAAGCGCTAAAAGAAGAATCTTACGAGATATCGACGTTGATCAGGTCGATAACTTAGATTTATTAAGTGTAACTAAAGCCGCTCGTGACGGCAAAAAAATTAATGCAAGGCTTCGCGATGACGGTATCGGTATCGGCAGTGAAGCATTATATAAGATTAAATCTGTCGAAGAAACAGTTAACGAAGCCGTCGTTAAAAATGCTGTCGATTCTTTAGGCAAGACACAAGCCGAAGCTTATGCTAAAATAGATTCTTTAAACATATCTCCAGGTGAAAAACAAAAACTGAAAGATATGTATACTATTGAAAAGTATAAAAAAGAATCTGGTATTAACGTTATTAAAGATAGACATAATTTTAATCGAGATAAACAGGATATCGGTTCTGCTGTATTCGATAAGATACAAAGAACGTTAGACGATAGTCCTGAAGCCGATAAAATACTCGGTCATTATTTAGGTAACGGTAAAGATATCCATTTTGATTTTGGTAAAAAGGGAAATGCTGCCGCGCCAGTTTTAGCAAGAAAATCACTCGACGTTAAGAAGATAATTACGTCTTGGAACAGTGGCGACCTTGACGGAATAATGCAGGGCATTTCTGATTCTGCTAAAGGATTATTTGCTAACTCTAAATTAAGTCAAACAACATTCTTAGGTAAAATTACTGGCGGTCATTTAGATTTTTCTAATAATACGACTGGTAATGACTTGTCTATTGCTGGTGCATATTTATATAAAATGGGACACCGTTTAAGCGGTGGCCTTAATATGCTTGATCCTGGCGCATTTACCGGTGTCGTAAATAACTGGTTAACTAGAGGCATTGCTCAGTTCATTAATATTGGACATGGTCTTGGTCTACATGAAAATGCTACAAGAAGTAGCTTAGAAATTATCGATAAACTTTTATTTAAACGTGTATTACCGGCTAGTTTTTTATATACTCAATTAGACTGGGCGGACGATACATTTAATTTAAATGAAAACTTCCAAACTGGTTTAGCCAACATCGATTTAGGTTTTAGAAAATTTACTGATGCCACAGGATTAACGGATGCATTTAAATTAGCTAAAATGGCTAACCCGATGGCTCAATATATTAGTGGTGACTATCGTCCTTATCAGTCTTATGAAGAACGATTAGATTATTATCAAAACGGTAAAGATCCTATTAGAGCTGGTCGTTATTGGGTATGGGGTTCTTCGAATGAATTCCGTGGTTCTAGTATTTCATACTGGGAAGATAATAGTTTAAAGCTAGCTAAGTCTGATTATAAGACTGAAGGTATTTATGGCGGTTACTTTAATAAATGGATGCATAGTCCAATACCGACATTATCTAACCCTTTATCTCCATTAATATATGCTCTTAATCCTTATTGGTTAGAAGAGATGCATTCAGAAGATAGACCTTATTTAGAATCAGGTCCTTTATTTGAATCTAATACTCTTCAAGGTTTAATTCTTAATCCGACATTAGGTGAGATAATTAAGCCGAAGAAAAAATATCATGAGGATAGAATGTGGTTCGGTCGTGACGTTAAAGCAGTCATGTACCATATGAATCAACAGATACAAGAGCAGTCTCAAGATACTCGTTATCTAATATTCCAAAATGGTCGTTTAGGTGTATATGATTTTACAGCATTCGATCATCCTACTGCTAATGAATATATACAAAGTGGCGATCAACAATATGCACCACAAGCTCCGATGTATGCATCAGCCGCCGATTATGTTAAATATATCAATCCTGACGGAACAGTAAATCCGGAAGTAGCAAGTTTACAACCTGTTACGAGTGGATCTGGTAGTGCTATTTCAGCAATGAATAATGCTATTTATTCTGGTAGCTCTCCTTATACTAATCCTAATGGTATGTATATACAGCAACGTGTTCGACGTGGTAGACCTAAAGGATCTCTCGAAGAGATTTTAAATAATGCCGACCTATATAATAATTTAATGAATTCAAATGGTGGTCGTGATTATTTAGATGAGTTACAAACTACTTCGAGATTATTAACCGGTATTTATGGTTATATTGGTTCTAGTGTATTTGGTCGAGACGAATCTAAGTTTATCGCTAATGCTGGCGATATCGATTCATTTACTCGTCAATTCTGGGATGCTGGTGTAGGTGGTCTCGGTGGTGAAACAGCTGAAATTGGTCGTCGTTTCTTGCCGGAATTTTCAAGAAGACGACGTTTTAATCCATTGATGAATACGATGGCAGATCAGCATGCTTGGCTTCCAGAAAAATTCTATATGGGCGATGCTTATACGAAAGTTATAAATGGTGAGGCTCGTCTTCCTGGTGTAGGGTATGAAGCTATTAATCAGTTGCATCCAGACCAATTTGCTTCTGATGGATACGGCGCCATTGACCGATACAAAATATTAGCCGATATAGCTCCTAATAGTCCAGAGTATAAATACTGGAAACAAATTGTTAAGATGATGAACTCTGATGAAGCTAAAAAAGTATTACAAGATACTGAAGAAATGGTTAAACATCAGGGCAAAAAACACGACTTCTTTAATTATAAATTTTTAGGTAAAACTACCGTATCTCAAGACGGCCACATCGAAGAAGTATTATCTAACGGTAAATTTAAAATTGCTGGCGATGATCGTTTGTATCAAATTGCCGGTGTTAAGTTTAAAGAAAACGGTTTCATGTCGAAACAACAATTATTACAAGTTATCCAGCCAGGACAACGAGTAACGATGCGTATCGACGATGAAGAACGTACCGATAATCCTGATGCACCACAAGCTCCAATCCGTGCAGCGTTATTTTTAAATGGCGAGAACATCTCAGATACATTACGAGAAGTAGGCTTAGCCGAATACGATATGGACGATAGTTCTGCTGCCGGTGCATATGCTAATTACAATACGCTTGGACGTATTTTTGGCAGTGCTGCTGAATTAGTTACGCATGCGCAAATTCCGATTTTGCACAGCCAATTCATGAGAATTAATGATCCATTAGAAGAATATCGTAGCGATCAATTATATGGTAGTGGATTTGCTTCATGGGAAGATATTGTCGATACAATGTTAATCCCGACATTTGAACAAAGTAAGACATCATTTATAAGAGATTTAGTGGCCGATAGTGCATATCGTTATTATAAAGGGTTAAATAGTCGAGCTTTAGATAATGCTTCTAAATCTAGATTAGCTGTTGCTAAATTTGCTTCGACATATTTAGACGGCCCAGCACTAGCCGGTGAAATAACAGGTCGTTTTACTTTCGTCGGAGCTAATGCTGTAGAACGTAAAGAAAAACTTTCTCGTGCATTTAGATTTGCCGGTAATACATTAGCTATGGCTACATCGACCGACGATCCTATGTACGCTACTTATGCATGGGGACGTATGGGTTATGATTTAGGGAGTCATTTAAATCTGTTCGATAAATTTATTTCTGATGAATCTTCTATCGGTAGATTTGCTGAAAATATTTTAGGCACTGTCGATAATAAGGGAATTGAAAGACTCGTAGATTTTGCTAAACGAACTCGTGCTAGTCGTATGCTACAAGCTGCCGCTTTTGCCGGTACTGGTTTAGCGATTGCATTAGCTAAGAATAATCCGATTACCGAAGCTCTCGGTCTCGATCACGTATATACTCCTGATAACGTAGAAAAGCGTTGGGACACAGAAGAATACTTCGATAGACTTCGTTATATAAAATATATGGGTCTATATGAAGCTGCTAAAGAAAAAGCTAAATCTGAAGAAGGCGTCGATGTCGATAAACTATATCAACATCAAGCAGCTCTTCGTGCCGAGATGGATGGCGATGTATCGATTACCGATATGATGGCATCCGTATTAACTTCTGGTACTCCGTCTAACGATCCATTAGCTCAATGGATTAACAAAAAATTCGGTCGTCTAAGTGAAGATATGACAACACTTGCTGCTGGTGAATGGACAGAACAGGCTATTATGTATCATCAGGTAGCAGAGTCTACTGTATATGCGTTAAATAAAGATAGTGAATATTCCGATATTATTCGTGCATTACCTAGCACCGAAAAAGAATATTTCGTCGAATTTGCTAAAGTAACGAATGAGAAACAGCGCCGAGCTATTTTACGTAATGTATCTCCATCGTTAGCCAAAGCGTTAAGACTTGTATGGTATCAAGAAGAAACTGAAACAGAGTCTAATGAATCATATTTCACGACTCATAATCTTCCTGGACCATTATGGCAAGGTTGGGAAGCATCTTCTAACCTTGAAGATATTAAGGCAAAAGTAATATACAACGAAGGAATGCAATTTGCAGACTTCGGTATTTATTCTTCTACATATGAAGATCCAGAAGTTATCAATGCTCCTAATATAGAAAATATTAGGAACGGCGATGATCCTATTACTGTCCGAGCTAAAATTAATACTGTATTAAGTGGTATCGGTTTAACCGAGAAACAGATACAGGTGAATCCTACGCAACAAGATGGTATAATAGATATAGTAACTAATGTAACTTCTGTTCTTGGTTACAAAATAGACAAAGCGTTATCATTCTTATAGAAGGATTAAATAATGGATCAAGATTTTACTTATATAACTAGGAGACCGACATACGATGCTTTTAATAAAGAATCGTTTGGGGCACCTAGTCATCTTATTGAATTATTAGAAAAAGCAAATTTAAATAAAAGAAAGGATATGACGCTGGCGATTGAGTCAGCGTCTAATTCCGCTTTATCGCTAAATAATAAAGCTAAGGCATTGCCGTCTCCTGACGCAAAACCTTATTTCTTCGATATTGAAACAATTCCGTCTGTACTCGTAAATGTCGACGGTCAAGATAGAGCAGTTAGAACACCAGATATTATCTGGCAATATGCTGCAAAAGACGAGAGCGGTACTCGTGTCGTTATGAATGGCTTAACAAAAGATCAAGCATCTTTATTAAGATTGAAATTCGATAACGGCACATTTAATTATGATACTGCAACTCGAGAAGAAAAAGTTGCTTACGATACACTAGCTCGTATTGGTAAGAATGCAAATAATATGAGTTCTGGTGGTGCACTTGAAGCACTAACAGATGCTGACGATAAGACCAAATTAATTGGACGTGGTATCGATTATTTATCTAACAACCATCAAGACGGTTTAAATAATATAGCTAGAGAAATAGATCAACATATTTCTTCTGGTACACAAGTAATCGGTTTTAACAGTCAGTTCTTCGACGTAAATAAAGTATCGACTGCTTTGCGTGAGTCTCCTGATATCACGAGAACATTAGGGACAAGAGCTGTTAATAAAATAGCGACTAAAAATCATTTCGATATTTTTAAGACGATTAAAACAGCTATTACGTTAGACCCTGAAGCGATGTCTCGAGCATATAAAGATTCTATATTGCGTGGAGCTAAACAGACTAAAGGTGGTCGACTTGGAGCCTATTATATTAAAGGTTCTAGCTTACGACAAGAAGACTTTGCTCGTATGCTTGGTATCGACGTATCTAAAGCCCATGATGCTGGCGCTGATATTTCTGCGTTAGAGCAATTATATAACAATGAATATTTCCGATCATATTTAGAATCAGCTTCTAAAATAATTGCCGAGAATAAATCGACAATGCAAGAGATTAAAGCTGGTACATTCGTAAGCAATATTAATTCTGTATGGGGAAGAAACTCTGGTCTATTAACGTTTGAACGTAATGGCGGAGAATATATTTTCCCAGAATATAATATGCGTCATGTCGACGGTAAAAATTATACGGCATATCGAGGTTCTACTTTTAAGACGAATGCTGTTTATGAAGTAAGTAAAGTAATGAAGCTCGATCATAACGATCTTAATCTCGGTCGTTATATTGCGGAGAATGCTGGTCAACTCGGTATCAACGGTAGCCATGATTTACATATGGTAGAATTAACTGGCGGCGATGGTGCATTACGATATATTGTCGGAACAAAAGAAAATCTAGAAAATCAATTTATGGAATCTTTTGTACCGATCGCTCAACGAACTAAAGACGGTATGCAATATAATATGCCTGGCATGAGAATTGCGACTAATTCTTTAGGTATCGGTATGGCAAATACGGCAGAAGATACTTTTAATAATTTACTAGTACATTCTTATCAACGACAATCTCGTGGTAACGTTATCGATAAAATTCAGTCTGCGACTTATAGTCGAGAAAACTTTGTTATCGATCCTATCGTTAGTACGTTCTCTACTAAGAAACAACAATTAGCTGCCGCAACAATTCTTCAAGATCATATCGAGTTAGGCAAATCTGTTGCTGAAGCAATGTCAGGATATTCGATCGAAGATCTTGGCGGTATCGATAAGGGAGCATTTGCTCGTTCGATCGAAAAAATAGCAGCCGGAATGAAAGAACGATATAATCCTGAAAAAGGATATATCCCGTCATTCGGTGCCGTTAAAGAAATTTTAAATAATATTAATTCTAAAGATAATCATTTCTTAATCTCGACAGCCGCAAGAGAAATTGCGGCAAGTGGATTAGAACATGATAAGATTGCGTCCGATTATGTAATGCAATCTGTGATGAACGAATATACTCGTATGATTCGTAATCATGAAGTATCTTATGATTCTCGTTTTAGAATTGACGATAAATTCTTGGCAGGACTCGCCGGCCCTCAAAATCTTAGTGGTGTAGAATTTAGTTTGAGCCTAAAAGAAAAAGACTTTAATATGGCTGCTGCTACACTCGAGAAGAAGCTTAGAACTTACGGTACCAATAAGACGATTACTCCGACACAATTAATTGATCGTTTTAATTATTTTGCGACTAAGCTCGAAAAGCGTGGCGGTGCATTATCTAACATTACTAAACGTTTCAACGATTTAAAAGCTCAAGACGATGTATCATTTAGAGATATGTCTGAGTTCTTTATACGAGAATTACAAACATATCAACAACGTAATCCTCACGATGAAGCATTTAGAAGTTTTGATTTAACTCCGGGTAAAGCGATTATAACTTCTGATGCCCAAAAGACAGTATTAAGATCGGTAGCCAAATCTGCGGCAAATGGTTTAAGTAAAAGTCCGTTAGATGCAAGTGAACGATTAAAAGGCTATTTAATGAATGGCCTTACAGAAGATATGTTTGTCGATCGCTACAAAGGTCTTGTGCCTGATAAAGTATTATCGGCTCGATTTAATACAATCGAAAAACAAATGCAAGGTATTGCTAATCAAATTGTAGCTAGTCTCGGTAATAATGCTAACTTATCGATTAGAGGTAATACTGTCGCTATTGTCGAAGGTAATAAGTTCTATGATATTAGTAAATATTTATCTCGAGTAGTATATGCTAATGGCGGTAATTTTGCTTTCCAACACGGTAACAGTGTTGTCGATATGAGCTTTACAACGCGAGCTGTTAGATCTGTACATATGGATGGCGGCGAAGCAAAAGCAAAACCGGCATTACAATATGTAGCAAGAGAGCTATCTAATTTCGATCATATACTTCCGTCTGTTAAAGGATGGTTAAAAACCGATAAGAATGCTAGTATCGGTGAAGTATTAACTAACGTTCTTAAAAATGCTCAAGCAAATCCTAATAAAATAGGTTTATCTCCTGGAGATAAAGGTTTTGATGTAACTAAGCCAGAATTATTAAGACCGTCCGATTTAAATATCGCACAAAAAAATCTTATCGACCATAAAGCAGAGATCATGAGATCTCTTCCTGAGTTATTTAATACTAACGTATTAACTGTCGACCATTTTGTTAAGATGGGCGTTGTTGAACAGGGCGCTGGCCGAGACGACGTAATTAATTTCTTTAAGACAATTAATCCAACATGGGATGGTAAGACCGGAGATTTATTTAAAGATATGGCTCCGTCTAGTAAATCCCAGAATGCAATTAATGCATTGCTTAACCCTAAAGATCCGTCTAAAGGATTAAATGCAGTACTTCACGATGAAGATTTTATCGAAAGGAATTTTGTCGGCGTCGATATTTATGATTTTAAATATGACGACAACGGTAAAATCATTCTTAACGATGATGGCATATTAAAAACAAGTACTCGATATTCTGGCAGTGAATATTCTATTCTATCTGATACAGAATATGAAGAACAAAATATTACTAAGAGCGAAACAAATCATTATGCTAAAGTGCTTAAAGGTGCTAAGCGATACGATACGGCAACGAATGCTTCTGCTATTAGTCCGGGTAACGAACGTAGTTATCAACAATCTTCTGGTCAATCTCGAACACTATTAAAAGAAGGTGTCGAACAAGTTGCTCTCGATCATGGTGACGATCCTGCTCGTTATTATACCGATAAATCTTGGATAGGCTCGACTAAAATAGATACGAATAAAGCCGTACTAAATACAAATACTATGCTGTTACAACATGATAAAGAAGGACAAGAAATCATTGATAAGTCTTTCAATGAAATCGTAACGAGTATCGAAAACGAATACCATCGTACTTTAAGTTCCAATGAAGTCGATAAATTATATGGCGAGTATTCTCGAGCTTTAAAATCCGGTATCGAAGGTTCTGCTAAAATTTCTCCGGAACTTGCCGATGCATTAGGCCAAGCCACTTATGGATTACATGGCGGTGAAGCTATTAACCTATCCGGCAATAAAGATATTAGCAAAGAATTTATTGAACGTCACGTTCCGATTAAAATAAATGCCGACGGTAAATTCGAGTTAAAAGAAGTATCTGATGCGGTATTCTTGCGAGGTCAAGATATTGTCGAGACTTCGATGGATACAGAGTTCTCTGGTGCAACATCTAAAACGGCTAAGAGTGATTTATTTGGTCGAATTCATTTCGTCGATGCCGATAATAATATTGTTTCTGAGTCTAAGATATCGAAGATGTTACAAGAGTTAAGTGTTCAAAATAAACCTGACGATATTAAAGGTATGATCGATGCACTTAAATCTAAAGGCATCGATACTAGAATGGTATTACATAACTTCAGAGATACGACTCGCAAATTGTTTGTCGGCAATGCTAAACAAACAACGTCGACATTAGGTTTTGGTTTAGGTGAAGTCGATAAAAATATTGCTAAAATTTTAAATGAAACAGGTTTTGGTAATATGGTCGGATTGAAATTTAATACAGAAGGTATCGCTAAATTCTTATCTGGCGACCTTAACGAAATTGCTTACCATTATTATTCTGGCGACAAAGGCCAACGAACTCAAAATTTAAAAGAAATGCGCAAGCGTTTACTACTCGAAGTTGGTTTAACACAGAATGCATCTAAAGAAGAAGCGTATAGCGCGATTAAAAAACGTATTAATATCGAACGTAACGTTATCGTTAATGCATTAGCTAAAACTGTTAACCATGGATCACCGATCGATATCATTCAAGGTGAACAAGAGATGGTTAAACGTAAAGATATCGTAGGTTTAACACAACAATGGTTAGATAATATTGCCGACGAGCCTATGGATGTTAAACGTGCATTTATGAGAAAAGCCGTCGATAATTTAAATGAGTCTGGTTCCATAGAATTATTTAACAAAGGTGCTATTTATTTCGATGAAAAATTAAATAGAATCATGTTTACTGACGGCGTATACGAAATAAAAGACGGTAAGAATCTTGGCGACATCTTTAAAATTATGCTTAAAGATCAGGACAAAAAACTCGTACAAAAACTTAGCGACGTCGATAAATTAACTATGGGTATTTCTGGTAAAGTAACTGCTCAACAAGTTACGGCATATTCAAAAGATTATATCGGCGAATTACAACACGCTGTATTTAATCAAAACGAATTAATGAAAGTAAGAGAGTTAAAGGTCGGCGCAAGAACAGCTAAAGAATTATTAAAAGTAATAGATCCGACTGGAACATTACAAGAATCTTTAGCAGCAACTGGTGTATACGATAATATAACCGGCGAAATTAATTACGGTGAAAAATTATCTGATGCAGCAATGAACGGAACTCGTTATTCTCGTGCAGCCAGAAAGTCTCGTCAAAAACTTGCTCATGTTGACGACTTTGCCGATACGTCGTTAGAAAAATTCGTATATGATTTATTCGATGAAAAAGGCATTAAAGTTACTAAAGATTATGTCGAAGAATTTGCTGAACGATTATCTCACCATGCTGCTGATTATCGTAACAATAAAGGTGGTCGCATGGCTGACGATACTAAAGACTTTGCCGATATCATTGCCGGTAGTCGTGGTACCGATAAAGAAAGAGAAGTATTTAAAAAAGCTCTTAACGATATAGATGCGCCTCTTACTCTCGACGAAATGATTAATCACTATAAGAAAACTGGTGAATATAAATCAGGTAAATTTAGTGAAACAATCGGCGGAAGAAAATATGAAATGTTTATTCCGCAAAGTGCTCATAGCCCAGAAACAAGAGCACAAGTTAAATCGTTCTTTGATTCAGCACAAAAGCTCGCCGAAATGGAAGTTCAGGACGGTGTTCAATATACCGAAGAAGCAGCTAAATTAAAAAATAATATGGACGAAGCCTATAATAGTTTACGTGACAATGTTACTAAAAATTTAAGAGGCAAAGGTCATATATTAGAATCGACAAGTTCTGCTTATCTCGGTGAAAGCATTCAAGCAGCTGCTACAAACGTATTCGACTTCGACGAGAATTTTATTTCGTCGAGAAAATTTGCTGGTGGCATGACGATTAAAGAGGCCCAAAAGGCCGGCTTAAGTACAAGCTTTGGTGAAGCTTCTATTGACGTCTTTGAAAAGCTAGGCGTATTTGACGGTTTAGATGCTGCAAGTCGAGCTGCTAAGATTAAACAACTCGAAACTGAAGGTATGGCAATGGGCGTCGGACGTTATCCATTCGACTATCCTACATCCGTCGACTTCGGCAAACTTTATTTAAATAAAGGTCTTGCCGAGAATGAAGTAAGAACTAACCAACTCATGGCTAAAGGTAAAGGCCTCGATTATGACGGCGACCAAATTAAATTAATTAAGATGAACGAAGATATCATCACTAATTCTGGTATGACCGACGATAGTTTATTACTTGCATCTTCCATGGATAATAGTGCTGTAACATTCCAAGAAACAGCAAGAAGAAGTTATGATCCATCGACAAAAACTGTAAGTGATGTTACAATAGAAGGTGCAGATGGTAATACTCTTGCCAAAACTCAAAAAGCTTCAAGCTATGCTGGTGAAACATATAACCCGTTAAAGAATTTACAAAAAGTGGTTAACGACGTCGGATTTAATGAAGAGTTTATGACTCAATATTCTGGCGGAATGCGATTAGGGCATACGGCTTCTACTGTAGCTATCGGTGTCCAAGAAGCTCGTTTATCGGCGAAGAATGCCGGTAGCGCTACTGCCGATATAATGAATCAGTTTGCCGATGTATTTACCGATTTAACAAGACATGGTCAAACAGCTGAAGATATTCGTAATATGGGCCGACTTGTTACAGACGATACATATAATAAAGCTATATGGTCTGAAATGAAACGTAAACAAGAATCCTTATCAACAATGGTCGATGCCGTTGCCAACAACTCTGATTTTATTGCGAACAGTGGATTACAAGGCAAAAGTGCTGAAGAGATTCAAGGTGCTGCCGATGAATATGTTCGTCAACAATATAAACAACACGTATCTAATATGTTTGAGACAACTGCTTCTTACATGGAGAAAAATAAATTAAATCTTAATTTTACGATGTCTCAATTAGATCTCGGTGTAAGTGTTACTGGCGATCGACATGCTACGTTTAGAAGTGCAACCGATGCACATAGTGCCTCTCAAGAAGCGATTATAAATAACGCTGCTTTAAATAATATGGCGCCTATCGTAAATAATCCTGAAGAACAAATTCAAGCTGTTAAAATGAATGAGTCTTTAATTGGTTCCGGTGTTGCTGAACGTATGGCAAAATTAAGAAGTGGCGAAGTTAAAGCTATGGATATTGTTCGTAAGGCACGAAGTAAATCGGTTTTAGGTGCAATGGCTGCTTTAGGTTCTTCGATTCTTGTTGCTGGCTATGGATCGGCTTCTCCGATTCCGGATGTCGATAATACTCCGGCTCAGCAAATTAATAATTCTAATACGTCAGTTCGTTTAGTTCAACCTCAACAAGGTGCTGCTAATGGTGGTTATATAATCAATGTAGCAACTTCGACAAGTCAAGATCCACAAGCTGCAGTTGCTGCATTAAATGCTATGCCGAACATTGTTGGTTCTGGCGGTAGCGCAACTGTTACGACAAGAGTTACATCTAAATATGAAGATATGAATGCTAATGATATTAGCAATTATTTAGATAGTGTATTATAAATGAAAGGAAATTCTATGGCGGAAGATAAAAAGCCAGGTGTCAACTATGCGACTCAACATTTAGGTCAAAAAGTCGGCAAGAAGGCTTCTGATCAAGTCGAAACAAAACAGGAAGATACTCCTAATAATCCGACTGAAGGGTCAAAAGAAGAATTTGATCAGATGGTTCGAGATACTCAAATGAGTCTACCTGAATTGGCCGACTTTGAAGAAGGCGCAGTCGACATGAGAATTTATGAAGAGCTCGCTAAGAAGATGGGCGATTCAAAAGAACAGGCTTTGTTCTATAAAGAAAATCCTCCATTAGAAAACACTGGTATTGATAGATTGAGAGGGCTGGCTATGGTCAGCCTTCCTCCATCTGCTTTCAGAATTACAGATGAAGATTTACATGCTGGTTTTGTCGATGGTGATACTTTATATGCCGACCTAAGAAAAGCAGAAGTAAAAGATCCAGAATTATTAGAATATTTATGTGTCGGTCAACAAAACATGCGAGCATGGTTAGCCGGCAATAAAAAAGCAACAGAAGATGTTCTGGATGCGAATAAAGTAAAAGACGAAAACAGAAGTCTCGATTATGATATGGGCTTTCGTTTCTTATTCTACGATGCACCAGAAGTTCATCACTGGTCTATCGTATATGCGACTGACGTTAAACAAGTTACATACGGTGAAGCCGTTCAAAAATATCAAGCTTTTTTAACGAAGGCTTATGATTCTAGTAGCAATAAGAACGGTTCTAAATGGGAGCGCTATAAAGATAGCGATACTATTACGATTGCTCAAATCGGTGAGTTCGATAATAAATGGATCCAAGTAAATAATTATCTAACCGAAAAACGTTTTGGTAATTCTGCTGTCTTATTAAATGGACGCAAACCTGTATTCGGTTTAATGGCAGACGGAACTAACTACGGTACGTTAGAAGTGGCATATGCTGCAGCTAACGACGTAGTAAATATGGTGAAGAATGCACAAGAAGTTCGTGCCGTTATCGATATTAATGGTTCTTCTAAGCAAGATCAAACTACAGCGTATCCTAAGAATATGGTTAGCTTTCCAGGTGATGGATTATTAGCTAACTATTTTAATACATTTAATAAATTTTTTACTGGACAAGATCCTACCGTATTCCAAGAAACAGGTATTAACGCATATGGTTTAGAACATTATCGTCGTAACTTAGCTGTTATTTTCGTAAAAGATAAAGATGGGCAATGGATTAATTTAAATAAATATATCATTGCTCGCCATCGTAATACTTCTATTTTAAAATATTCTGATTTTACAAATCCTCATCTTAAACCTTGGGCATATCAATACGACACAAAAGCTTGGACTGATGCGGTATGGAATGCAGCTTCGCAATACGATAATCGTCATGAAATTCAGAATAAAGCTTTTGGTTGGAATAACATTACTAAAGGTTTAAATTCTATTTCTGACTGGACTTGTACGATCGGCGACGTAACATTATTCGTTCCGCCTATTTCTATTAATACGGTAACACAAGCTTATACAAATTCTGTTCCATTACTTCGTGCAAAAGGTTCTGCTAATATTGAAAATGCAAAACCTGAACGATTCTTACAATTAGAATTATACTTTAATGAAGATCGTGGCATTAACGGGCAACCTGTAGAATGGTATACAAATCTTAGCGATAAAAAGAAAAAAATCGTATATCATATGAATGGATTCAGAGCATTGCTTTCAGAATTCCATTTTGCTCCATATATGCCGATCGAAAATAAGTATATTAATGAAGTTCTCGATATCGATGCTATTTGTTTTGAATCGATGTCGGTAGCGACAGTTCCGAACTATCCTAAGTTATTAAAAGTTACGTTGTTGCTTAAGGAATTTGACTATCAAGTATTTATGCCTCAAGTTCCGAAACAGCGTGATTTACAAGATGGCGTTATCGATATTTATCGCAATTTCTTTGCAAAGACTATTAACTATGATTTATTACGTTGGTATATTCAACGACCGCTTCAGCTGGGTCAAGATCTTCACGATAGAAAAATGAATATTTCTTCTAAAGATTTTATGAAGAAAACATTATTCGCAAATCGATCTGCTTATATGCCGGTCGATACATTAAATCCTAGAATTAATATTTATATGCCTGACGAAGGCAAACTTGTTAAGATGGAAAAAGTTAGACAAACTTTTACTCATAGTAACAATAAAGCTCCTAACTATTATCGTCCATCTGAAAAAGATAAAGAATTGTTTGCGATCGCAAATCAATATTATAAGACAATTCATAGCGATCAAATTAATAATATTCTTAAGAAATATAAATTTAATTATAGCGACAAAGCTTCTGTTATGTCGACAGCTGGTCGTGAGATCGTTGATTATTTGCGAGCATTAAATATCCCATCAGATTATTCTATTTTAGAAAAGCATGTCGATATCGCAAAATCTGTTAGAGATTATGCAAAATCTATTGCTGGTGGCGGACAAGCTAAGCCTCAGTACAGTTTTGATGAAGATCCGGATAATGATTATTTAAAAATTAAAATCATTCCGAGCGTCGATTATAATAATCGAGATGAATCTTTATTATTAAGACAACAATTTGTTTCGACATTAACGAGTGGTGGCAATCAAAATATGTCTGATAATATTAAGAATAATATAAATACTGATTATTATGATATGATCTTTGCCGATAACGCATTTAATTTTAGAATTGTGTTGAAGCAAAATAATGGTCAATGTACTTTAGAATATTCTCCTTATGATGGCGATTCTAAATTCTTAGAATATTGTGCATCTCAGTTTGCAGCCGTACAAAATGCTGACGGTTCTGTTCAAATGTCCGGTAATCAAGAGACATATGAAAACTATGAAGACTCTGAATTTGAACGTATCGGTTCTATTCAATATGTAACATATTTAGAAGATGTATTAGTGCAAGGTTTAACAGCAAACTTCTCTAATACATATGCGAATATGACATTGAATACGTATCATGGTCAAGCCCCTCAATTTATGGGTGGACAAGATGCAACATTAACGTTCTCCGTAATGACTTACGATAAAGAGACTGTCGATCGCTTCGATAAAATTCCGAAGATTATTTCTTACTTTAAAAAGAAATATCCTAATGCATTACCAAGTTATCCATTTAGAATTGATTCTGAATTTACCCGCCTATTAGGTATCTTCGAAGTAATCGTAGAACAAGTATCTATTTCGACTGTCGTAAATTATCCTGGTTTATACCAAATTAATGTAACATTACGACAAACAGATAGAACGATTCGTAATCGTTTTGCTATTTATAAACAATTCGAACAAAATAATTTTGCGTCAAAAGAAGCAACGGCTCAACGTGCTGCGCAAGCCGCATTAGGTTACTTCGAGATCGATCAAAATTTATCTAAAGCTGAATTATACCCAGACTTAGAATTGCCGACAATTAAAGAACTCGGTGAATTAGGTTTCGAATTCATTCGTTATAAAAATCCTCGTGATCAAATATTCGTCGATCCCGATTTTTATTTCTTCTATCATGAACATTTATTCTCTGAATTATTAAGAGATTGTATCTTACAAGATAGTAAGATGTTACAAATGTTTGCTAAGCCAGATGAAGATGGTAATCCATCTGGCGAATTAAAAGTGCTCTCCGATCTTAGTGAAGCTGCTCAATATTCTATGCGTCATGGTATGATTGCACAAAATGGTGGTATATCTGAAATGACGGCTAAAGATTGGCAATTAACACAAGAAAAACTTAACCAGATGAAAAAAGAAGAGAACGAACAACGTATGAAACTCTTCAAATCTGGCATTGCCACTGGTCAATGGAAAGTCGGTAAGTCTATCGGCGTTACTTTCTTAGAACCTTATTATGCATGGTTATATCATAACCTAAATACAGAAGAAGGCCAAAAGGAAGTAGAAAAGGCCAAAGAAGCTGTTAAAGAAAATACGCCAGACGGTAAAGGCGGAGTTAAAAAATCTAGTCCTGGTCAAGGTATAATAGATCCAAGAACTCAAGTAGATAGAAATTCTATTGTATATAAAGAAAATAAAGAAGAGTATGATAAAGCTGCTGCAGATGCAAAAGCTAAAGAACAAAAAGCAAAAGAGAATGTAGAAAAAGCAAATGAAAACGCTCTTAAGTCTGTAATCGTTGATAGCATTAATACATTCCAATGGGAAGCTGATAAAGCTCTTAAGTTCTTATCTGAAACTTCTATTGAAGATGAAGGTTCTGAAGAAGCTTTAATTCAATATTTTAAAAATATTATTGTCGAAACAAAATCTGTCGATAAGACCTTAACTTCTAAATGGGATGCTGATATTAATGATTGGTTAAATAAATTTGCTTGGGCCGCATTGGGCTCTGGATTCTCTACTGATCTTGAGCCAGAAAAAGCAAAAAGCATTATTATGTATTTAGGTCAAGCTTTAGCTAATGGCACTCAAGAAAACGGCGGTCAATATGGTTTATGGGGACAATCTGTAAAACTTAACGGAAAATCAAATAGTCTTTTTAACGATCCTAATTATAATAAGGACAAGAATGACGATAAAAAAGGCGATTTAGATTTTAACGTAAAAAACTTTAAGCCGACACGATATACAATTAATGGATTAACTTATGTTCGTCATCTTGATGATACTTCCGAATTTTATAATTATGGTTCTTGTACTGAATTAGGCCCTTATGGCATACCTTGTTTTACTCAAAAAGAATTTGAAGACAATCCTATGCTTCAATTCTTACCGATTGATTATAATAAACGTCGCAAAAAGTTTTTAGATAAAGGTTTTACGTTCGAGGCGTCCGATCGATATTACTTCTTAGATCCTTATTATCAAACATCTGATCATAGTGAAACAATTCAATATATGAAAAACTGTATGCATGATATGAATTATGCTAAACATGCTTTCTTGCGAAATGTTTTATACTGGTTATGTGTTTTAATTAAGAAGAATATCTATCCTAACTATATGACTGATATCATGTTCCAAAATGCAGTAAGTGAAGCTTCTGCATATGAGTTCATGAAAGACATGAAATTAGCTAACGATGTTCAAGAAAAGAATGTAAACACTCTTAAGAATTTCGTTAAAGATAATCAAGATAAGTTTGTTAAAGGTAAACTATTCGTTGCGACAGCATTATCTTTGATGTGTAAAGATTCTTCTTTAATTAAGAAAATTATTACGCGTGATTATAATGCATTAAATGCTTTAACTCATAAAGTAATTACGCCGAACATAACGACGACGGCTCCATTAACGAACGATGAAGTAAATCTAAGAAAATTATTATACGGTTTAGTTCTTTCCGGTCTTGTAGAAAAAATTGAAGAACTTGGTATCGATATTGCGACCGATAATCCTATCGCTCAAATTCAACGTGAGTTTATGCAGCAATTAGAATTAGAAGCAAATGCAATGACGCCAAAAGCATTGGCACGACGTATTCGAGATTCATATCTTAATATGGTTCAAACCGATGTTCGTGGTAGAATGCTTCGAGGATTCCCGACATTCCAGATCATGTTTATCGATGAAGGCGCTTCATCGGGATTCTGGAAGATGCATGATAGCTTCTATAGTACGAATGCCGTAAGTTCTATTCAAGTCGTTAAGTCTAAAAATATCGCGGCCGATACAGCTATTATTCAGTTAAATAATTTGTATCAAAACATATTAGCTGAATATGAGGACGATGGGCAAGGCGATAATTTTACGACACAATTACAATACGGTGTTGCCGGTATTCAAAATCTATACGATAGTATTTTTAATCCCCGTACTTATGTTCGTAACTTAAGTGAGAAACAAGCATTAATCCCTGAGAGAAATTCTATTAAGTTAGTAGCCGGTGCTCGCATGCATATTCGCATGGGCTATTCTGCCGATGCTGCCAAGCTACCTATTATGTTTAACGGTAATGTTACCGAAATTCAAGGTGGCGATGTCGTAAGTATTGTAGGCCAAGGCGACGGCATTGAATTATCTAACCCTATTCGTGAAGATAATTTCGGCGATAAGATTAAAAACCGTGGCGTAAAATATTTAGGCGAATCTCCTTATGGTTTATCATTTGGCGGTGTAAGCCCTAGAGTATTAGTAAGCTCATTTTTAACGTGTCAAGATCAAAACTGGTTTAGCCAATTATTCCGTGAAAAGAATTGGAATGTTTTATCGAGAGTATTCTCTAATAACCCATTCGGTATTTATCATTATGGTGATCCTTATTATCGCGACATTTTCGTTAATGGTGAACCAGTACAAAATATTTACGAAGTAACTAATGACTCTTCTGCTCATTATTATAACTTCCGTAAGAATACTGATATTACTAATTTATTTAATAGTGATAGTTTACAATTTGAAAATGGTTCATCTGAACAAGGACAGCAATCCTGGTATCGTTCATTAGGAAGTGTTATTGGGATTGATCCCCCAGAACAAGGTCATCAGTTCATTAGTATTAAGACACAAGGTAGAACAGTATGGGATATCTTACAGTTTGCCGCAAGTGCAAATCCATCTTATATTGGCGCAACTGATTACTTCGGATTTAGAAGTACTGTATTTATGGGACTACCTAACTGGTATTATGCTTATAAATATATTAAGAATAATAACCAATTAAATACTCTCGAGAAACGGAAACCTTATTCTCAATTCCATATGTATTGGTCGGATCACGATATTTTATCTAACCAAATTCAAACTAATTCTAATAAAGTAGCTACCGTAGCTAGAGGTATGTATCAGTTTGAAGAAGTTAAAAAATCGACTCCAGATATTTATTTCGACCGAGATATTTATCCTGAATATCAACGTTCTATGGTAGTCGATACATGGTTACATGGTAGAACACAAGTTCATACTTCTTCTGAAAATACATTCGGAATCGATAGCGAAATTGGTTCTTTAGATAGTTACGCAACAGTTACAGGAGCATTTGGCTCTGCTGTTGGAGGTGTAGTCGGTGCTCGTGGTGGTTCTGTCGGTGCTAGTGCTGGTTTTGCTCTTGGCGGTGCTATTGGCACAGGTATAGAGTTAGGGCTAAAAAATATTGCTTCTTGGGCGATATCTAATTTTGCTCCAGATAATTATGGCGGACCTGAACATAATCATGCACAAACTGCTCGATTAATGACATTATCGCGATTAAAAAAATCTGTCGAACAAATCTATTCTGGTAGTCTTGTAGTTTACGGTGATCCTACTGTAAAACCTCATGATCGAATTTCTATCTTCGATGAACCAAATAGTATGACTGGTCAAGCTAGAGTTCGAGAAGTCGTTCACACATTATCGGCTACGACTGGTTTTGTTACGACAATTACGCCAGATGCTATTGTCGACGTGCTTAATGATAAGACAACTCAAGCCGTTAACATGGCTATTACGTCTACAATAATGCGTTGGGCCGTATACGCTCTCGGTGTTTATAATTTACAACGAGCTTATATCGTTCGTGCCATTATCGACGATGGCTGGGGTTTATTCGCTAGAGCAAAAGGTTGGGCTGCGGCAGAATATGCCGATAAACTTAATAGTAATATTAATCAAATAAAGAAACGTCAGAACACTTTAGAGAGTATTCATAAAAGGTTGCAAACAAAAGAATCTGCTCTTAGGGTTGCATTAGATGCTGCAAAAGATGCAAAAGATGAAGCAAAAATTGCAGAGTTAGAAGCTAAAATCTTAACTGTCGAAACTCGCCTATCAAAATTTGATCCAATTAGATCTTCATTGGCATTAAATAAATATGAGCTTCAAGGTAAAGAAGGTATCTCTAAAATATTAAATACTTGGGCAGAAGCTAGTGCTAATTTTGAAAGAGCAAATTTAGCAATAGCAAAAAAAGTATACGATCAAAGATTGCCTGAATTTACTAAGCTTACTAGAGAAGCTGAAACTTATAAAGCGAACAAAGACAAGACTATTTATAATAAGCTTCGAGATATTATTCCAGCTGGAGCAGAACCTGGAACTATTGATAATGCCACAATGGAAGAATATAAAAAACAAGCTGAAGCTGTTTGGGAAAAAGAATATAATAAAAAGCTTGAAAAAGTAAAAGTATACTCAAAAGAAACTGAAAAGCTTGTCGACGAAGTAAAAAGTATTAATAACACTAAAAAAGGTCAAGAAACTCTTGCCGCATTAAAAGCTAAACCTGAAATAAGTAAAAAGATAATTGATGCTACGTCTAAAGATATTTTAATGAAGAGTAAAGCCGGTGCTTTGTTTAATAGAATTGCTGGCACTCGATTAGGTCGATATTTATCTTCGGCATTAAACTTTGGTAGCAAAATCGGTGGTAACGTATTAATGGTCGCTGCTGCCTATACATTAGGCAGATGGGGCGATATGATTTCTGATTTTATTCAGAACTATAAAACATTAAGTGTTACTCCTTTACTTAAACGCGGTATGCCATTCATACCAGCATGGGCAGGTAACAGCGGTACAATCTTTATGAGCCCTAACTGGGGAAAACGTGGTCAAGTATTAGATTTAATGGATACTATATTTAATCATCGTTTCCAAGATCAAGAAGGATATCATCCTATTGCCGGTTCATTGAGTTTCTTATTAAATGCTTCAATGGGTGGCGGTCCTGCCGATGCTCTTCAACGTTATGAGTTAAATGCTGATGGCAACATGTATGCTAACAATATGGGTGGTGATTACGAATATCTCGTAAATCAAAACTATGTCGATGGCTTATTGCAGCGTGGTAACATTCGTTCTGTCGAACAATTATTAATGCGTAATAACGAAGAAAATCAAAAAGATAAGCAAGAGATTAAAATGAGAGCTGAACAATTTATGCATAAGATTGAAGACGTTCAAAAAGATAATACGTCTATTCTCGATCCTTTAGTTCCGGTTCCTGGTCCTGAGTTCGATATCTTTAAACAATTTAAGTTCTTCGTTGTTCGTCATGAAAAGGCGTTAAATAATGAAGAGTCTAAAAATACTGTCGAATTCTCTATTAACCAGGGCGGTAAACCTGTTAAGGTTATCGGTATTAAAGGTAAAGATGGCGACGATAGCAAAATTATCGACGCTCCATTATTACATCCATTTGCTTTAAATACTCTTCGTAAGATCATTTTCCAGGCAGAACAAATGTTGTCTTATAAAACTACGACCGACCAAAACACGTATATCAATAAAGTATCAAATGATTATATCACTTTAACAAGTTGTTACTTATTCGGTACTAAGAAAATATTCTCGGGGTCCGGTTTTGGCTTTACGTTGATTGCTCATGGCGAGTCTAAAGAAAATCTTAAAGTTATTATGGATACATTAAAAGAAAAAGACGAAATAACTTATCAAGTATACGACAACGACGATGGTAAGGTATATCAAGTTAATGTTAATATTCCTAAGTTCGGTGCATAATGTCGACGATACAAAATAAATTTAAAGATACATATGCTGGACAACAGATCCGTAATAACGGGTTTGCAAAGTTGAAGGGGTCAGTCTTAGGATCTGACCCTAAAACTTGTACTTGTTCGGTAACTTATATTTCACAAACTGGTGAAACAATAACTGAACCTGCTATGCCAGTACAGACAAATTCACCTGACGATTGGTTCCCAAAAGGCGGAGATTATGTTATAATAGAATCGTACGGGGATCGTCCTCTTGTAACTGGTCGCTGGATTGCAGATTACGGCACTGAAATATATCAAGAAAGTGAGCTAAAGAGTGACATCTTCCCAGATGAAAATGGTCAGGATAACGGAGGCTCAGTATATTAAATGCCAGAAATAAATCAAACGTCTAAGAACGTCGATATCGCTAAAACCGACAAAGCAGTATCTGAAGCAATTAAAGATACTCCCGATGACGGTTCTGCGATCGATAATCAGAAAGTATATCAAGATTTAAAAATTAATGCGACTGAAATGGAAGAATCTTCTAAGCATCCACATCGAATTAAAGATTGGTCAATTAAAAGATTCTTAGCTAGTATCGTTATTAAGATGGGTAAGTCTATTGGCTTATCTATCGGTAACGATACAAAACTATCTTTAGATTCAGGAAGCATTAGTTCTATATCTCAAACACATAGAATTAAAGCTAATCGAATTCATTTAGATTGTGACGAATTAATTATTAACGGTCATAAGTTAAATAATAGAATATTTGAACTTGCCGATTTCCGAGAACTTCCAGATCAAGAAGGTTCCATTATCGGTGATCTAATGGTTAAAGGAACTGTTCTTGTGAAGTCATGGGAGCCTAATTTAGCTCGATACGTTTTAATCCGTCGCGATATTTATTTACCGTTATTTGGTAAGACAACGACGACTGTCGAAATTGCTGAAGGATTAAAATTAAAAGATCCTACGAAATTGGTAACAGACTTTGCTCCGTTTACGGCAGCAATGCTTGCCGGTGATTCTCCGATTACAGAGAAGTCGGCAAAAGAAGCATTAGCGAAAGCTAATCCTGCCGAGCAAAAAGTTTTAGAATCTAATATCTATGATTTAAAAGTTTCTGATTATCAGACTATAGATGATTTTAAAAAAGCATTAGACACTAAAAAAGAAAACGTCATTAAAGGTTTTAACGAACAAGTTTCTAAAGGTGATGCTAGTGCTAAAAACTCAATAGAACAAGCTACTCAAGCATATGATTTATTGTTAAAAGCAGCAACAAATTATTATGCTAACAAAAAGCAGTAATTGTAATATAAATCTAGTACTGGTAATAATACTGGTACTAGATTTAATTTTTTTACAGGAAAATAAATATGAACTATAATCAGATACTAGGAAAGATTAGTGAAGAGACTAAGAATAAAGTATCGAAAGAGTATCATGAAATTTATAAAAAGAATCCGACAAAGGAAGATTTTAATGGCGCCAATAATAAAATTAATACTTTGTTGCATGATAAGAATATAAAAATCGATGATACGATTCGTAAAAAACTTAAAGATACACAATCTAAACTAGCTGAAGCATTAAGCAAAAAAGATCTTAAGGCAGCAAAAGAAGTGCTTAAGGATATTAAAAATATTCCTGAAATATCTAAGGATGTCAATGCGCAAGATATTCTTAAATATGTCGATAAAAGAGATTTGGCTTATTTAGCTTTAGATAAATTTTTAGATAAACAAATTACTCAGCGTATTTACGATATTTTACATGTCGATAGCTTAAAAGCTGTTCCAGCCGCAATCGGCGATAAACGTTCACAAATTGTAGCGATTATTAAAACGTATAAGCATATTAAAAATACTAATCCGGAGTTAGCAAATACTCTCGTTAAAGAATTGTCGACTAATATTAATAAACAACTTGATCAAGAAGTCGATTACGCTAAAAATAAATATCTATTAATCGCACAACAACAAAGCGGAAAACAAATAGATAATTTATATACAAAAGCTACTCAATATCTCGATATTGCGAATAAGACAAGTAAGACGTATTTAGATAAAGCGATAGCTTTGGAAGATAAATTAAATGTCGCTATATCAGGATTAGATAATACAAAGATTGGTGGATTTGCAAAAGTCGTTAATATGAATTTGCAATTATCTAAAATCGATTATGTAAGTAAACAAGTAGAACGTGTTAATAAATATTTAGTTAAATATAATGAGATCGCTAAAAAAGCTTTAGATCGTGCTAAAACATGGGCGACAGAACAAGTTACTAAATTAGCGACTAAGGCACTTGGAGCTATCAGTAAACAAATTGGTAAGATTGCTAAATCGGCACTCGGTAAATTTAAAATTTAAGGATAACAAATGATCGATTTCTTATTAGACACAAATAAAGATGATATCATATTAGGTCCAAGTCGACGATCTAATTCATTAGCTATTCAATTTAATATCGGTCAGAAAACAAATAAATTAAAGATTCAATTTTTTGTTGAATCGGTTACTCGACCAAAGCATAAAGTGAATGCTTTGAATATTAAATTTAATATTAAGCCTAAAGAAGATGATTATTTAAATAAAAAGTTATCTTCTGTCGACGTATGTAAAGACAATGAAGATTATGAAGTTCAACAAATTATGTTACGTTTAAAAACTGAATTAGGTGAAGTTCAGCCTTATTCTGATTATGGATCTAGACTTGTTGAATATCGTCATGAAGATAAATTTGATAAAGCAAATTTACATGAGATAAAAGCAATCGTCGACAGTATTGTCGACACTTCATTATACGATACATCTGTTACACCTAATGTCGATGATCATCAAATTATGGCATGGCATAATATTCATATTAAGATTATTAATAAAAGAACTGGAAAGGTTTTAAAAGGATTCGTTATATGAAGACATTTACACAAATCCATGAATCGATTAAAAATATTTTTCAGAAACTAACTAACGATACTGTTGAGCGTGGTTCTGTTGTCGATTTATTTATGTTAGCTAATTCCAAAGAAATGGAAGAAGCGTATTTGTATATTGAGTCCAATAAAAATCCTCATATATATACAAATTTAAAAGGTTCCAATTTAGACGATATGGTTAAATTCTGTGGCTTCACTCGTCGAGAAGGTGAAAGCGATCAGAACTTATTATATCGATTAATCAACTGGTCGTTGATCAACGAGAAATCTAATACGATCGCAATCGATGCTGCGTTATTAGATTTACAAAATGCTTCTAACGTAACATATGTACCGATGGTATATGGAACGGGTACTGCTATTTGTTACGTTATTCCTAAAGAATATACTATCGAAAAAATTGAAGCCGCGCTAAATGAAGCAAAAGATCGTTTAAAGAATGTCACAAGCCCTTCATTATATATAGAGTATGTGACTCCGGCGCTAAAAGCTGTTACATTATCGATTACTTTATCTAACGATAATTCTAACTTAGCCGATATCAAAAAGAACTTAGAACAACGTATTGCTGAATATATTAATGCTATTCCTCCTGATTCTTATTTAGATATTGGAGTAATCAACAAAATGGGAATCAACGAAACTGGCGTAAGCTATTTTAATGTTACTGGGTTATTTGTAGACGGTGTATCTGTGACAGCATTAAAATCATTGCAGGATATTAAATCCAAAATGATTCTCGATACAATTCAATGGATAGAGGTTTAATGAATGGATGCAATTACTAATAAAAATTTTGCAAGAGCTTTGCAATATTTTCCAAAGTGGATGCAAATTAGACGCCGACCATACAAGTCTACATCCGGACATCTACTTAGAGCTGTAATCGAAGAAATGACCTCTATCTATAAAGAGGTCGATGACTATACCAAAGATTTCTTTTTGGTAAACTATGCTGGCCGAGAAGATTCTATTATCTCTCAAATCTATGTAGCAAATATTGGTAAGCTAGAAGATGGTTTAAAGTTAGATAATGAATTTACTATTACAGAAAACTTAAACGAGTTTTATAAAAATAAAAAATATACTTATTATGACAACGGTAATCTTTATTTTAAACTCGATGAAGTAGATGGTACTCCTATTGGATATACTATTAATAAATTTCATTATACTGTTAATTTAAAACAAGAACCTGTTTGGAACATCTTCGATGAGTTTGCCTGGTTTGCCGGGATCGATCGACTCCCTAATGAGTCTAATCTTAGTTTATCTAACCGAACATATGATGCATTAAGAACGAAGAATAATAAAAATAATAATATATTATTCGACGATCCTAATATTCTTAATACATATAAACACCGATTTAATTCGACTGAATTCGGTTTAAAATATTTAATTAAAAACTTATTATCGGCTTATGCCGGTATTGCTTTTAAAGATATTAAAATCGATAAATTAAATAATATTAATATCCAAGAAGTAATAAAAGATCAGAAGGTATATGATTATATCGCTAAATTAAATAAAGATATTGCGAGAGAAAAGATCTGGGATATTACATTCTGGGAAAATGAATTTAAGAAACTCGATTATCTTCCTCATATCTGGGATCAACCTGTCGAATATTATTTAGACGGCGTCGGCTACTATGATAGCTTAAAAGTTACGACATCTAATTTAATTAGTTCCTCCGATACAACTGATGTATCAATTATTGGGTATAAAAAATCTAATCAGAAGGTTAGCCAGTATTTATTAAATAGCAACAAGAATGTAAACATCGGTATCGGATTAAAGAAGTTCGATTTAAAACTTAAACCAGTACAAGTCGAATATAATTTAAAAGCGACTTCTACGGTTAAGGTCGATCCTGCGACAATTAATTTTAAATCTTATAAGACTTATAACGGTGAATATCGTTTACCATTAGAAGACTTTGTTGATTATGAAGTCGGTCCAAAAAACGTTACGATTAAAAATAAAGGCTTACTCGTTAACGATACTAACAAAGAAGTAACATATAAAGTTATTGCTTATCCTAAATATCAAGGCGGCAATATTTATTTAACCTCTTTCAAAATTGATAATACTGAACAGTTAAATAATGAATTTACTAATGATTACTTTATTAAAGAAAATGGAGCTATTTCTTATTTAGATAATTACTTTTACGGTACTCGTATTAGCGACTTTGCTTCCTCTTCTAATGTAATTAATACAAAAGACGGCATTAAGCTCGATACTTCTAAATCTACTGTCGGCACTTTAAGTATTCCTTTAACAGATAATATGCGTTTTAAAACAATCAATTATTCTATTAAAGATACTCCTGTTAATATCATTAATCGCTTCGATTTAATTAAGTTAAATAATTTTAAATATAATCAAGCCGATAATTATCTTTATATCGATTCTGATATCCAAGGTCAAATCAATATCGATCAAATTATTACTTCTCTTGAATTTGAAATCGATAAGTTAGATAATGAAACAAACACCGGTTCTTGTCGTGTTTTAATTACTGACGACAATAATAATATTTTAGCGTCTAAAGAATTAAATACCGATACTAAAAATATGAAATTTTCTTTCGAATCTGAAGATGCGAAACGAAAACATATTTCGATCGTTAAAATCGGTCAGCGTGGATTTAAGATTAAATATATTAACGCCACTGCAAACGGCTTAGTATTTTCGATTAATGGGCAGCCATTATTTAAATCTTTAAATACATATTCTATCCCCGATAATCCAGATAATAAAATACTAACATTATCTCTTCATTCTTATCTCGGTATTTCTAATCCAGTAATTAATTATATTTCTATTGCTGGTGAATATGCTAATTTTAAATATTATGAAAAATCGATTACGGTTCCTCCTAATAGTCAAGTTAATTTAAAGATTAAATCGAGAGACACAGTATTAAAATTATATAAAGATAATAATATTATCGACGATAATTATGATACTTACGATTCGTTTATTGGCCCAGGAAGGCTTCCTTTGCTCGTCGATAAACAAAATATATCTAAGAGTGAGTTCCCTATCCTTACAGGTCAAATAAACAAACATAATGTCGATTATATTAATGTTGACAGCGAAACGAAATATATCACGTTAACGTTCGACCATTATGAAAAACAAATCGAATCGTTATCATTATTAAATATACTAACTAATCATTATTCGTTCGATAAATCAAACGATGCTGTATTCATTACTTATGATGGCCGTGTAATTATTTATAATAAAAATATGGACCAATCAGCGTTTAAAGAAGTCGAAATTCTCGGTGCATATTTTGAACTCGAATATAATAAAATTATATCCGAAATTCCGGCAACGCTATTAGTTAATTATATTCACGATGCTCGAGGCTTAATTAAAACGACTGAGGCATCGACCGAAAATAAAGTATATAAAATTTTATTAGCGACAAAGAACTCTTCTAATCATACACTACATCATTCTGAAACGATCGTTCAAAACCAGAAAGAATATCCGATCATTTTGGATAACTTTATTCCTAAGTTGTCGGCAGAACAAGTTTATTTTGTCGAAATTAATTTGCCTGATGGCTATAATCAATCGACACAATATATTCGATATCAACATAAGAATAAAGAAGTTTTATCTAAATGGTGTTTATTAGGTAATAATATTAATATCTTGACACCAGAAATTTCTATATTCGCTAATATGTGGAACGATAATGAATCAGATTATAATATCTCGGTTAATAAAAAATTAGAGACAACGTTATTTGCTTCTGAACTAAGTTTACAAGATGTATATCAAATCGATAACGTCGATTATAATTTATCTGAATATATTTTATCGGTTCCGTCATATGCTACTATCGTATATAATGAAAAAAGATATACTGAAACAATCGAATTGACGGAAGATGGATTAGGTAAATTTAAATATTCTAATGTGTCTTCTAATAATATCGAATTATCGATTGGCGGTACGACATTAGTTGAAGATGAATATGTATTATACGAAACGCCGGGTATCATTCAAGTAAATTCTATTTACGATCATGATTCATTAAGTTTGCAGGCAACATATACTTATAAGCATCCATCTAAAATTGTATTTACTAATTTAGATAAACTATATGAATTAGTCGAATATAATATTAATGCTTACGATACAGAAACGTTGGCGACGATTAAAGATATGAAGGATGGCGATCCTAAAAATTTAAATATCGCTAATAACGATATTGATAAAGTATATGCCAAAGCACTGGACCCTAACTTTACTGCAGTCGTCGTAAACAATGTCGTGTCTGTATATCGTAATAATTTAGATAATAAGGTTGCGGTTAAATCTGGTTATTATTATGAAGCCGGTAAGGAATATTATTTCCCAGTATATGAAACAGAAGTCGATCATCATAAAGAATATTATGTCGATTTGAATAGCACTAAGAAACAAGGTAGTCTTGTTAAGATGCAAACAGAAAGACAGAATTTCATTCCGAATAGCTTAATGGATATGAAAGTATTAAATCCATTATGCTATGTTAACTTTAAAGAGCAAAAAGAAGTCTCCGAAATTTCATCGCTTCATTCATTAACGACGGCAAATACGTTTAACAACTGGACGTTCCAAGACTGCGATCCAACATTAATCGAATTAAATAAAAATTACGTTATTAATTTTAAATTCGACAAAGAAGGATATGCTATTTTTAGAATCGATAAGTATGCATATGCTACATCATATTGCTATATTAAAAAAGCCGGCAACTTAAAAATTTCTTTGTACAAAGAAAAGAAATTAAACGGCTTCAGATTGCAAAAGAAACCGCTTTTAGAAAAAGTAGAAGACTTCGTTATTAACGATGATTTTGCTTTCTCTCAATTTGATGTCGACAAAGACTTCTATTATTATATTGTCGTTACTGGCACAGTCGGTTCAATCGAGGAAATCGTTCTATCCGATAAATTAATAACAGAACCTCATAGTAAAAATATCGATAAATATAGCTGGGATTTAACCGAAAAGAAAAACAGTATTGCGAACGAAATTATTTTCGATACGTTTAACTATACAACCGATAATAATATCGATGTCGATGATAACGACGTAATTCAATATGGTACAACAATCGATTATGATGCTACATTATTAGCGACAGCTGATTTGAAACGTTGTCAGTTAGATAAAGTATTATTGCGCGGTAATAAACTAATTACGTTGAATGAGTCAGGAACTGTTACGACAGAAATCTTTGATTTAATTCATAATCAATATAAAGCTAAATCTGAAGATTGGTATAAATATCTTAAAAATATATTATATATGGCTGCGAAAATTAATACTCTTAGTGAAGATAAATTTACGATTCGAGTATTAGGTTCTGAAAACTATTATTCTAAATATGCAACTATTGCCGTTATCGAAAATGGTGACTATGTTCTTTTATCTAACGATAAATTAGTACAGTATATTAGATTCGAAATCGATATCCCAGCAAATAGTTCTATTAGCTCTATCGACGTATATAATATTTATGATGAATTAGAAGATCAAGCTATTGAGTCCTTGCCTGTTGCTGGCGGCGATTTTATTTCTCGATTATTTATGGTATCTGAAAAAGGCACTTATAATTTAGATACGATCGATGCCGACATTAAAGGCGACATTAGTATTAAAGTTCGTTCTTTACGTAAACAAGGTGTGAATAATCAGTTTACGGCTTGGAAAGATTTATATCGATCTGGCACATTAACTCCTGTATCGTTTACTGATACCGATACATTCCAATTTAAAATTGAGTTATTAAATAATAAATCTACTATTAAATTAAACAGAATAGGATTAACGGCTATATGATATTTTTTAATAAAGCTCGTGTAATAAAAAATAATGGTTGTTATTTTTATGATCAAGATATTATAACTGCCGATTATTTATATTCTGGAGATTGTAGAATTGAACTTCAATTAAAATATGTTAATTCTGGATTCGGCATTTTGTTAATTCAAGATGCCGAAGACATTTTTAAATCTCCTAAACAATATATGTTTAAACTTGGTGATAATGAATATTCTGTTATCGATAAAATTGTTGACTTGCTTGGAGCAAGTACACAAACTATTCAAGAATATTCTACCGTACAATTTAAACATTTAATAAACAACGATGATGCTGTTTTAGTTCTAGAAAAAATAAATAACGAAATTAATTTTTATTTAAAGACTAAAAAAGAAAAAGTCGTGTTTATCGAAAAATTTAAAATCGACATCGATGACTATAAAATAGGATTTTATTCTCAGTATGGAAATACTATCAAATCTATCAAGATATCAACTGGTCTTCCTATTGGATGGGCTGCTAATTCTATCAGTACTGTTGGTGGTAGGATCTATTATTATGATAATACAATACAATTTGAAAATTGTACTTATGAAGCGGAAACAGAAACTGATTTCATATCGCTTAAGAAAGGGACGTACTTCTTAAAAGCCGATATCGAAGGCGATATTATCGCTTATGTTTTTGAATCTAATAGTGACAGTACAGATATAAATAAAAAAGAATTGTTAAACGGTAATAAAATAGTTCTCGAAAAAGACGCTGACATTTCTATTCGTTTTGCTGGAAGAAATGGTATCGTTAAAAATATTTCGTTACAGGAATATGAGAATAGTGAATACGTTTCATCTTCTGGCAGCGGCTCTAAACAAGAAGGAAGTTATTTACATTTCGATTTAGATAACATTTCTAGAATCGAACTCGTTATTAATATTCAGAAATTACCTATCGCCGATAAATTAAAATATTATAAATATGACGGCCGTGAATATACGCCTGAGCTTCCTCTTAATGAAGACGTTAGAATCGTATACGATCGTGAATCATTAACTATCGCATATCCAGGTGGATACGTTCATTTAAATAAATATTCTTCTCGATATCTAGATATGTTCTATAATATCGATGCCTATGTATCTAAGTTAATTGTTACTAATAAAGAAAATAAAACCGAAGACATTCTTAATGTAAGCGAATTTATTTCTTATGTCACTGATGAAGTAACATCTCCTATCTTATGTTTAGATAAAGATGATGAGCCGCTCGATTTAAGTTCTTCATATCGAGAAATTATTATTCCTTCTACTCAAATAGAAATGTTTAACCGATATACTCCGATTAATTTATCTAAAAAACTTAACGTGTATGAATTAGAAGATATACAGGTAGTCGGTATTAAAGAATTTACCGAAGTGAATCCATTAGCTAAAACACTAGATAAATTTATTTTATCCGATGTCGGATATGTGTATTTAGATTTTAATCATAATACCGATGTCGATATTAAACATAACTCTATTAACATTTCTAATGAAATTAGAAAACAATATAAATATATTATTATTGTATATCCGCATGCAGAAGAATATATGTATCGTTTTACGAACTGGAATCGTGAAGTATTTTCTAATACCAAAAAGGAATTAAAATTAGCGAAACCGATTCTCGATACGTTCAATAACATTATCGTGTATGCCACAAATGAAGATATCGATGAAAAATATTTCTATCGTGTTCGGAAAGAAAAAGAAACGACCGATGTAAAAATGGCAGTTACTAATTATGACGTATTAGATAATAGTCAATTCGATATTGATTTCAAAAGAAACGAAATCGTTCTTCATAATAATAATTATAAACATTATATTATTGAGTATTTAAAAGCAGATAGTTATTGCATTAACGATTTAAAATATAATGTACTAATCGGGAAAGAAGCTTCTAATCTTTACGAAGTGAAAGTATCTTCTAATAAAAAAGATATTAAGATTATCTATGATCAAAATAAAGAAACTAAAGCGATCGATCAATATAGAATAACAGATTTAAATATGATACCAAATGAATATGTTGTTATGAGGTAACGGTATGAAGATTTATAGAAACAAGAAAAAAGTAGCGAATACTGTATTGCTCGATGATCAGGATATGCCATTATCTTATTTGGTTAATAATTCTGTTTATGCTGATACCGTTATTAAATTCAATAACGATTTATTAAGTTTAAATAAAAAAGAAGCTATATCTTTATATCAAAAGATCGATAAAGATTTACTTTTATTTAAAGAAAATTATGTTCCGGCCAAAGAACAAAAAGATTACCTTTTAGATAAAGATGGTATTATTACGATAAAAGATACGTCTAAAAAAGCTTCTTATCGTCCGACAGTATTCGGATATAAATATATTCTCCAAAGAAATATTCCGTTTTCTTCTGGACGTAGTTGGGATATCAACATAGATTTTACCGGTATGGAAAAAGTAAAGTCTATGTTACAAGGCATTATTGTTCCTAACAATATCAAATTTAATAGTGTGACCGATAATCCCGATATTAAATATTATAACGGAGAAGATAAGTTCTTAAAGGCTATGAAAGCCGGCGGCTATAAAGATAATTGCAATATTTATATCGTAAACTCTACTTACGGCAATAAGATTCTTTATAATAAGCCTAAGATATTCGACGTAGCTAAACCTGTTTTATTTAACCAATCTGAATATGTAATTGAACCGTCATGGGATATCTTCAATCATGATTTGGAAATGTCGCTATTCCCTCGTGCTACATATGACTATATTAAATTAACGATTAATCATACTCCGATACTCATTATGCAAGATCGATTGAATTTTAAAACTATTCTATTGTGCAGTAAAGAAATCTTTACTGAGCCTCGTTTAATTCAATTCCTTGCTGAAAATATTGTTTACGCTTATAGCATTGGCTACCATCGTATTCCGGAAAAAGCCGACAGCTATATTAATACTTTCATTTCTAATAATTTGATCGATTATTACTATAGTTTAAATAATCGATTGAATATGAAACATCCTCAAATTAATTTAGATAAAGATATTTCTTCTTTAACTTCGCTCGATAATCACGACTATAAGTTAGTTTATGTCGAAACAACAAACGAAAACGTTATCTTCGATTATGCGACACCTTCCCGTGATATTTATTTTAAAAAAGTTATCGACGACGAACCTAAAAAAGATAATAATGAATCTTTAATTTATACCGTAAATCAAGAATTAAAATTTATCGATAATGTCGACTATTCTTTATTTAACATTGAACAGTTACCTTCTATACGTTATAATTATGATAAAGAAAAACTTCAGCTAATTATCGGTCAATATTATAGTTCTAAATATAATATCGCTAAGTCTGAAGAAACCATTATTAATATCTCGAATATAAAAACTAATTATAGTTTATATATGACGAATACGGGCATATTAAAAGACCAAAAATTTTATATTCTTCCGGTCGATGAACCATCTAACGATATTAAAGTTGCCGATATTATTATTAAACTCGATACAAAAATCGAGCCTACCGACACAAGAATAATTGGTGGCGGATCTAGTAAATTCGATAATTACGAATATATCGATACAGGTAATATACTTGGCAGACCGTATAGAATTGGTACTTCTATGGTAATCACATTACCTAAAAAATATGAAAGTCATAGAGACCAATTACAGGAACAAATTGACAAACATATTTCTTCGTCGGAAGCAGCAGTATTATTATTTAAGGATTAATAAATGGCACAAAATTATTTAACAAAGGTTGATTTTACCAAAGGCGTAAAAGCTAAACCTATTAACGACAATTTTGAAATGATTCAAGATTGGATCGACACAGAACGTCTTCAGTCTGCTGGCTGGGGCGTTGTGTCCGGTTTTGAATGCAGTCGACGTGGCGATGAGTTTATTATCGATGTAGCAGCTGGTGAATTAATCAACAAAAAAGGCCATCGAATTAATCTTGACGCTGCGTCCATTAACGTAGGTGCTCCACAAGCTATTCAGTATTTTGAAAAATTTACTTTGGATGCTAGCGGACAAATTACGTTACGTTTCCCAGTATATGCTCCATCTCAATTAAAACAGGTAGCATATATATCCGGAGTTCAAGGCGAACTTCCAGATTTAAAAGAATTTAGAATATACGATCTAGAAACTCAAGAGAGTTTACAGATTGCTTCTATTAATAAACAGATTATTCATATCGTAGACCCAGAAGCAAATGTCGGTAGAAAAGTCGGTGTCGTATATCATTATGCATCATCTCATATCGATACAATTACGTACAATGATAAAACTCCTGAATTATATCCTAAATATCATTACGGTATTTTCTCAGCATCGCCTGCATTACCGCCAATGCAAAACTTTGAAGATGCTGGCGATATTGTATTAGGTTGGGCTTATTGGATAGTCGATGAAACAGGCATCTCTGTTAAATTCTTTTATGATAACCGAAATACTCGAGCTATTTATGTCGATGAATTTGGCGATATTTATTTCTACGGCAAATTATATTCTAAGAATCAACGTAAATTTATTTACTTTATTCAACCAGAACATCCTGAGCCAAATGATTTATGGTATGATAGCGATACAAATATTTTATATATTTGGCGACAATTTAATGGCGAAGATTACCAATGGGTTCCGGTAAATGAACACAGTACGATGGATCTTCACGAAACTAAATTATTTATTCCAGATGAAAATTTAACCGACGAAGAAAATGAAAAACAAACATTCGTATTCGATGAAGACGATGTTAACATGTTCTTCATTCCGAGATCTAATTCTTTAGACGTATATATCGATCAAGGATATATCATGAAAGACCAGTACGTCGAAATGGTCATGCTTAAAGAACAAGATGCTAAAGGTAAACATTTAATCGTACCTGATAGTGCGAAATATAAAATGAGCGATATCGTAAAAGGTGTCGGTTTTAAATTAAACTATGCATTAAACGAACCGACTGTCGTACAAGTTAACGTTCGTCATACAATTAAAAAAGGTAAAGAATCCGGTGTATTCCAACGTGCTGCCGTATTCGTCGAAGAAAAACGTATTATTTATAACGAAGATTCTTATCCTAACAATACTCGTGTTATTAAGTTACCGACATATTATGAATACGGCAAACAACAAATCGAAGTATTCTTAAACGGATTAAAGTTACATAATGGGTCTTCTGATGAAGTCGACTTTAGTGAAGTGCTTCCAGTTCCGACTGAAGATAATCCTAATCCGACATTAACGAATAAGTTTATTATTAACAATAATGTAAACTTAAAATATGGCGACCGCATCATTTATCGTATTTCTCATTATACTTGGTCTTACGAACAATTAGAATCTATTATTACTAATGCACAGAACGGTATTAAAGAAACTAAAGATCTAATTACGGCAGTCGACAATAAATATAGTCGTATTACAGATTCTATCGATCCTGCAATTACGGCAATGCAAACGACGATTCAAGATCTTAAAACTTCGACACTTAATACCGATAACTTTATTAAGCGTAGTGAAAAGATTACGAAGTCTATGTTGGACGACGAAGTTAAGAATGGTTTATTTAAAACTATTCAACAGTATGAAATCACGATCGACCCAACTAGTACGATTTATCCGTTACAACATACTGTTACCGATAAACAATTATCGTTTGTATTATTAGACCAATATGTCGGTACTAATAAAATCGATAACGCTAATATTAGTACGATCTTAAACTATGGTACTGATTATGTCTATGTCGATAATAATAAGATTAAATTATCGGCTGGATTAATTAGAAATACAAGAAAACTTAAATTTATGGTTATTTCCTTTGGAGCGTAATTCATGCAAAATACATTGACATGGATGGTTCTCGACGAACAAGAATTTAATATTTATAGTACTTATAAAGCCGGAGTTATTACTTCGGCTTCTCGTACTGTAATTCCGGTTCGTCTATATAATAATTATATGGGTATCGAGAAGCAGCCAGACTTAAAAAACTTCGGTGTTAATTTTTATTTCACCGATATTGAAGATTCTGTATTGTTAGATTATATTAAAATCTTAAATGCAGATTCTACTGAGTTACCGACAACTCGTTTAAGTGATACATTAACGGTAAACTTAACAAATGAAGTCGTACTTAGTGGCGCTCCAAATAAAGGAGATAGCGAACATAATTATTACGATTTTAATATCGTAATAGAGTTACCGAAAGATCTTAAGTATAAAATTAACGATCTCAAAGAATTAACTTGTGATATTGTATATTATTAAGGAGGCCTTTAAATAATGAAACCTACTTGGGGTATTCGAAAATTAAATGAATACAGCATAAGTAAAGACACAGCTATTATTATTACTGATAGCGAAAAAGATAACTATTATTGGGCCGATATTCCTGATGGATCGTTATTAGTAAATGACAAAACAGGTAATCTTAGTATTAAATTAACTGGTGAATCGGATTGGGTGCCAGTCGGTATTCGTAAAGATGGTACAGATAAGCTTGTTAAAGATGCCGTAATCAATGTCGAATATTATACGATTGTTAAATTCGAATTAGAGCATAATCGATTCTATTATCATGACCGAGAAGAAATTACTCGTATCGGTAAATTGATCGACGGCAAGGCTCAATTTAAAGTTGGTTCTGGATTATATATTCCGGGGACAAATCAATTAGAAGTATTAATTAACGATACTGTAAGATGTAATACTTTGGACGATAGTCTCGAAGAAATTAATATGAAGTATTTCCAAATCGATGCCGACGATATTCGATTAGGTTCGACGGTTACAGTTCGTTATATTAACTATGAACGGTTAAGTGAATTATATCCGTTTATCTTTATTCAAGAAAGATACCCTTGGTTCTTCGAAGATAAAGATATCTGGATTAATACAGCAGAAAATGTATCGGAAGACGGCTTGGCTATTACACCGATGAGCTACACAGTTTCTTATCCAGCCGATGATCCAGCTCATGCCGAAGTTACAGTTTTTACGACTAAAAAATCTCGATTAATTGCGACACATCGCCGCGACGAATATTTTAATGACGTGACTAAACGTAGCATTACCAAATTTAAAGTGCCGCGCAAAGTACACGATTATTATTTAAATCTCTTCTCGACTTACTTCGGTTATCAAACTAACTATAGTAAAGCATTAATTAAAGGTACTCAAACTGAAACAGATAAGTTAACATTAGATGCTGAAATGTTATATCCTAATGCTTTAATGGGTCGAGCTTCTGTAAAAACACAAATCGGTAATATCGTAACATTTAAACGTGACGGTAAAAAATTATATGCTTCTCAGAATATTGGTATGGGAGTTCAATATAATTTACCTCGTGAAGAAGATCCGTATAATATCACTGTTATAGTTCGTAATCCTAGTAATGGGTTAAGTAAAGAAAAAGTATTAACTGTTGATCGCCGAAAAATAATTTTAACGGCCGAAATCGACCATGTCACAACGACTTCGGGAACAGAAGTTGTCGTGACAACTTTGGCTGGGTCAAAAATAACGATTATGGGCGCTGGTCCTATGGCCGGTGGAGTAATCGCTAGAGATGCTGTTGTCGGTGACAACGGAAAATATAAAGTAAATATTCCTTTGGCGCAACAAGCTGAAACATATACGGTAACAGTTTCTAACGATAAAGCAGATAATACCGTTAGTAAAGATATTGAAATATTACTTCATACTCCAGCTACGCCTCTTTCTGTTTATGTAGTCGACGGAAAAGATTCTCTAACTGGTGATTACGAAGGAACAAATGCATTATCGATTCAAGCAGAATCAGGTTCTACTATTATAATTAAAGATAGTTCCGGTGCCGTTATTCACACAAAACAACCTTCTAATTTGTCTGTCGAAGAAACACTTTATAGAATTCCATTATTCTATCATCCAGAAGTAAAAACTTTTACTGTCGAAGCTAATAAAACGAACAAGGTTCCTGAGTCTAAAACAGTTACTGTTAACGGCTATAAAAAAGTAAATGCAAAAACTCCTTTCAATGTAAACAACGTTACTTTCAATAATCGAATCTGGGATGTATCGTTCGATTATCTAAAGGGATCTACTATTACAGCATATGATGCGGATAATAATATAATTCAAACTAAAGATAATACAGATAGTATTGTTACGACATCAGATGAAACAATGCGTTATTTTGCTGGCCGTTATTATTCTTTCAGACAAAAGAATAGCGATTATACTGTAAGATTTGTTTGTACTCATCCTTTGTATAACGATCAAGAAGTGACGAGAACAGTAGTTGGCGCGCATTTACCAGAACATCAGATTGAGTTATTAAATACTTATGTTATTAATCCATATGCCGATATGTATAATTCTGATGCTTATCAAGTATTAGAACTTAAGATATATAAGACGACTGAAGATTTAGATAAAGTTCATTTAACTCTCGATACTCATCCAGAGATTCAAAATAATTTAACATTATCATATGGCGGAACAAATGCTAAGCCTATTCAATATCTTGGGTCAAATCTTTTAGATAAAATTAATGGCTCCAAATCCTCTTATTTAGAATTTTACGGTAAAGATGATTTATCTAATGAAGAAACATTAACAGTATTACCTAAGATTAATGATTATTTATCTAACGCTTATGAAGGCAACAACGGGTCTTATTACTTTATTTTTAAAGTCGATAATTTCTATGACTTAATGGAAAATAGAAATATTAATATTAAAGTTAACAATAAAGCAACTAACAATATTAATGTTCCGACGACTATTCTTCATTGGAAAAACATTGATAAATTTAGCGAATATTCTACGGAATCTGATAATTATCAAGATATTCAAAATAAGCTTAGATCTGTTAAAACAAAATATTTGTCGATTTCGACTACGACAAATAATGCAATAATAAAAAATGCATTTAGTCAAGAACTTTTTGCATATAAACAAATAAATGATCAGATAAAATATATCCATCCAAATTTATTCTTACAGATAACTGTTGCTCCTTATAGATTTTCTAAATATATTAGTGGCAATACAGAAGAAATTATAAGAAGCACAGAACAAGTAGTAGATAATTTTGTCGACAAAATTAGAACTAAGTATAATTTTAAGCTTTCAAAATATTACGTTGATTTAGGTAATGAATATTATGATTATTTGCATTACGGAAACAAAATTATAAAAGATAATAAAGTTCCAGTTTTAACATTTAATCATAACTTATTATTGTATCCTAAGTTATTTTCTTATTTAACTGCTTTTTATGATACAACTTCTAGTGGAGATTTTGAAGAATACTATTCACAAGAAGATGCAATTGTTTTAGATGTTAAACAAGATAATATCGATGATATTATTATTGGTAATAAAGAAAACTGTATAAAATGGAAAGAAGAAGTAAAGAAAGTATTCAAAGAATCTTTCCCTAGACAAGGATATACATTTAATCCTTTAATATATCAAACATCTTCTAATAATCAACTTTTATTCTGTAAATTAAAAAGCATTCCGAGTAACTTTAACTCTAATAAGAATATTTGGTTCTATAATAACCTTATTTATAGTGATCAATTAAGTAGTATTGGATCAAATGCATTATGTAATTCTTATTATTCTGCAATTTTCTTTAATTATCAATGGTTAAGAAATATCGGAGATAATGCGTTTCGATATCCAATTAATATGGGCATAACTGCTTTTAATCTTGGCAATCAAAATACATTTGAATTTGGGAATAGAAAGTATAATCCATTCTTAGGAAATACTGATCCATTAAGATCAATAAAAAATCCAAGAAAAGAAGATTTAGATATTGTTGAACAAATTTGTCCATTACCTAATTATAACTCAGACCCATTTAAAGTATTACTAACGTCGACTAAAGATATCGGGATATCTGATGTATTCTTTTATGGTTCAGCTATTGAATCTATTGAGTATATATGTGACAGTGTAACTTTCGTCGATGAAAATTATAATCCTATAAGATATGATAATAAAGATAACACTACTTATCTTGGATTAGTAAAAAATGAAAACGCCTATTATACAAAGAGCGGATTAAAGAAAAACATGGCTTCAAATAGTGCTTTTAGAGATAGCTATAGTTTTAGTCATTTTAATAATACAAGAAGATTAAAAGAAATTGATTTATCTTATTTTACAAACTATTATTTGTATGCTTATGATTTTTATCACTCTGGCGTTGAAAAGATAACTCTTCCAAGTATATACTTAGGAGTAGTCGATGGGACAAATACTTATAAAAATACTGCAGTAGCTGCATTTTTAGAATGTCAAAATTTAAAAACAATAAATAATTTAGATTTTATTTTAACGGCAACTAATTTTGTACCAGCAGAATTTTTTAGATCGATTCCTTTATTAAGGTCAGAAGTTAATTTAAATTATGCTCATGGCTTAAACTATGCTTCTTTCTTTGACTCTTCTAAAGATTTATCTTTTGTGTATAAAAATAGAACAATAGATATTGATCATTTGGGAAACGTTATTAATTTAGATGAAAGTTATCTTGGATTAACAAATCTTTCTAATGATTTTGGAATTATTCTTTCTGATGCTATATTTAGAAATTCTAATATAAAGCAACAAGAAATTGATAAGATAATCAGTAGATTTATTAATATTCCATATTCTACTTTCGATAATAATAAAAACATAAAAGAATTAAATATTAATAGCAATATACTTTTCTCTGCATCTTTTTATTATCAAAAATTTAGTAAAATTAATATAAAATCGGCTTCGCTAGAAATCTTAGAATTTAGAGATAGAGCTTTCGATGCTGATTCAATGAAAAGTAATAACGATAACTACATAGTTATTACTCCAAATTTGCAATATTTCTATTGTGAAAAATATGGTTATACTGCCGATAAAAATCATTTTAATATTGGAAATCCTAAAATGTCTTTCTTTGCAAAAAAAGATAATTTTAAATTTTTCCCGATAAATTCAGATTATGATTTTATTAAGCCTACAAGTTATTTTATCGAAGATTTTCTTGGTAAATCTAATGGATATTATAACTCATATTTTACTAAAGAAGAATCCGAAAGCGTTATAAATAATTTAGAGTTAGAAATACCTGTTCCAAATTATCGATATTATTTATTTGATAAATCAATAAATTTATCTGATATTAAAATAAAAAAATTGATAATAAAATTAGATACTAGTCATTATCAGCCTTCAAAATATACTTATTCTCCTGTTGGATCTTCTCATAATTTATATGACGCTAATGCTAGTTTTATTGAAAGTAAAACAGTAATTGAAAAAATGAGATGGCCTGCGCTAGAAGAAATTGTCATAAAAGGAAGTTCTATAAATTACGAAGAAATAGTTTTAGGAGTTAAAATTAAATATGTCTAAGCTTAATGATTATTTTGAAAAAACAATAGGTCTTCCTATTATATATCATGACTATGAAACATATGATTGGAACTCCGCAAAATTTGGTACGATAGTTGTCGATCCAAAAGATAATAACATCGGCATTAAATTAAAATATAATGTCGATAATCAAGATCCAAAAGATCCATTCTCTAAATATGGTCCTAGCTGGGTAGCTCTTAAGCTACCCGCTAGTGAATCATTAATCGCAGAAGAATCTTCTAGGATGGTTTGTGAGAAAATTATATTTATCGATTATGATCGTATCGAAGGCAAACTTTATTACTCTATTAATGGTGTATATAAAGAATCTAAATTAACTCGACAAGACAACTTTGTATTTGAATTAGATAAAGGTGAATATATTCCGGGTAATCATCATATTAAAGCATTAATTAACAATGCGATAGAATGTTCTCCGGCCACTAAAACTCTTAAGGAATTAGATAGTACACACTTCATTCTTAATTCAACACAGTTAGAACAAGGTTGTGAAATCGATGTATATTATATCGAACGATATCATGTCGGGAATCCTATTCCTCGATTTTATAATCAAGAAGAAGAACCGGCCAATCCTGAACCAGGTGATTTCTGGATCAATAGTAAACGAAGCGAACATATGAAACAAAAGCTTCCGATTACTCCATATATTCGTTACGATTATAATAGCATGCAGTTATCTATCTTGTTAAAATCTATTAGCGGCAGCACCTTTAAAATTTATAAAGGTGATGATCTTGTCGTAACAAAAACAAGCAATCGTTCATGGACGACTTTAAAAGTTCCATTGGCATATAACGAAATTTATACGTTAAGAATTGTCGGTGAGAACGATGATTATTTAACTAATGAAGTTACTCGTGATATTCATTCTACTTCTAAAGCAAATATTGCATTACAAAATTTATCTCTTACAAAGGATAAAATAAGTTTACATTTGGTCGGCGAACCAGATTTAAAGTTTACTGTATATAGTACGTCCGATACTTCTAACGTTAAGTTTATTCCAGACGATTTAAATAACGCGTACGATGTAAGTTTTGATCGCAAAAATAAATCTTATTATGTCGATATTACTGCTCATAAACAAGGTAAATTATCTTTCAAACTCGAGCGTATTCTTATCGAAGCTAAAGATCCTATCGAAATTCCGATTAAGATTACCGAGAAGACATATCATACTCCGACTATCTATGATCAAACAGCTAAATTATTTGTTCGTATTGTTTATAATAAACAATTAAATTTAATTACGGCTTCTAATAATCCAGAAAATCTTATTTATCGCAGCGTAACCGAAAATCAAGATAACGGTAAAAAATGTTATGATTATGAATACGATGTACGTTTAGCAGACGGCGTTCAATACGTTTCTTTCATGGCTAGCGATGTTCAAGAAAATGCTGTATCGACAGTGGCTACAACAAGTATTCAAATTAAGAGAACAAAAGAAATTAGAGCTCGTTTAGAATTAAGCAATGAACCATTAAAAGTAATTGCCGGTATTAAATATCAAAAATTAAATCTCGTTGTTCCTAATACAGTTTCTAGCGTACAAATTATTCCGAGTATTTCTAATACAAGAACTCAAGGTCGTATTCGACTCATTAAACAAGTTGGAAATACATATACATATTTAGTCCCTGTATATGCCCAAATTGTAAGTACTCCTAGTACTGGTAATAATCCATGGGAAACAAAATCTGATGCAGTATTTGAATTATCGGCTTACGCCTATATCGATCAACGATTAGAATTCCCTAGTAGTACTTTAGATCCACTATAGAAGGTTAGATAAATGCCAATTAAACAAAGTAAAAAGATAACTTCTCGATTAATAAGTAATGGCCGAGCTACTTTTGTATATAGTGATAGCGATTATAAATGGGACCTGCTACCAAATGGATCTCTTTTAATCGATGAAGAAAACGGTAAAGTAAAAATTAAATTAGAAGGCAAAACTGATTGGACTCCTGTCGAAGAAGTGTTAAATAAAGATTCTAATTTGATTATTCACGGTAATCGTATTATTAAAGAGCCATTTTTGGTTATCGATATCGATAAAGAAAATGATACGATTACTTATATAAATCATAGAAATGAACGTCGGCATAAATTTATTTATCGTTACCAAAAGGATTGGTTTGCTGTATTTGAACTCGATAAAGGATCTTATATCCAGAACAAGAATTTAATCTCGGCTACGATTAATAATACGATAGAGTGTAACGATAAGAATTATAAGTTACAAGAGTTAACGAGCCGAAGAATCGGTATCGATCTCGATGTTTTAATCCCGGGTTGTTGGGTCGATGTTCAATACTACGATATATATAAAATGACTCAGCCTGGTTATAATATTTTCATTAATAAAGATATGCCGGAAAAGCAATTATTTGATAAGTCTATGGCCGTTGTTTTAAACGATAAAAAAGTAGTTGATACGGAAGAAAACCCGTAATATAACAACGATAATATATTATTTCTAGTACTAGAGGTTAATCAATGGCTAAAAAAATAGAAGAATTTATGCTGTCTAAAGATCTTCAAGACAAGATCAATCAAGTCAGCAATTTAACTCAAGTCCATATGGATCAATTGGACGCTTCATTAAAAACATTGTTAACGAATATCGGAAACGCATCTCAAGGAGTCATCTCTTATGATGACTCCGAGATTCGTAATCGAGTAATTTCTCTTGAAAAAAACTCTGCTACGAAGACAGGATGGTTTAATAAAACTTCCGATAAGTTAACGAAAGAAATGCTTAATGCTGAAATGCAATCTCTTATCGACGATATGCAAGATTTCGCAGATGCATTATTAACTAAATTAAATATCTCTGATGCCGATAATAAATATCGTGCTAAAACTGAAAAACTTCAATTAACAGATTTGAGTGAGGAATTCCAAACTCAAATTCGTAATATTATAGATAAAGTAAATGCTTTAAATACAACATTTGCCGGTCTTAATTTTGTTGCTAACGATATCGAACAATTAAAGCGTATCATTAGTGATTTACCTAACACTGCTATTACGAGAGATTTTGCCGACGCTCGTTATCGTTTACAAGATCAAAAGATTACCGTAAACGACGTTAACGATACATTGCGTTCAGCAATTATTTCTCTTCAATCTAACTATAATAAGTTAGATAATGTAGTCGTTAGAAACGACTTATCTGAATATCGTCGTTTAGATAACGATATTAATATGTCTGATCTCGATACAAGTATTCAAGCTAAGCTTAATACGATCGATCAATTGAACGCTAATATTAATGCTCGTATTAACACACTCGTTAATCAAGCATTAGCTACCGGTTTTGTCGATACATTAAAAGCGACTTATGTCGGCGATTATGCACTACTTAACAATACTGAATATCAAGGCTATATTCAAGACTTATTAGATAATGTTAATACCAATAATAAGGCAACTGTTATTCAATCTTTATTCGCTTTATATAAAGGTTTAAAAGATGTCGCTGTTTCTGTTGCATCAAATAATGCACAGTTAAATAATGTTAATACTCAGTTTGCTTCTATGGCAACTAACAATAACTATGCAAAATCTTTGAAAGATCTTGATGCGGTCGACATTATTAAAACGTTATCTTATATGTCTGGTCTTGGTAGTACTTTAGTCGATGATATTACGTCTGACGATGCTATCGAAACTCTTAGCATAACTGGTTCTACGACTATCGTTCAAGCCGATACTATTTCTGCTAGTTATACTGAAAACGCTGCGAAAGCAACGACAGCATATGTCGGTATTGCTTCTAATGCTGTTCACGATTGTGAAACAATTATGCATTTAGAGTTCCCAGCTGTTACTAACGTTAATGCTTCCGCATTTAAAAACTGTATTAATTTAAATACAGTATTCTTGCCATCCGTAAAAACTATTCGAGACGGTGCGTTTGTTGCATGCGATAATATTCATACTATTATGTTACCTGAAACATATACGTTTACCGGTAAAGAAGGTTTACCTCAAATGTGTCGCATTATTCGTGTAGCCGGTCCTGCCGTGGTTTAAGGAGGTCGAAATGAAAGTTAGTGTTTATGTCGACAAACTTAAAAAGTGGGTTCCGATATCCTCTGACGAAATTCTCGATAGAAATAAAAACTTATCTGATGTAAAAGATAAAGATGCGGCTATTACAAATCTTGGTTTATACGATAAGTTTATTTCTAAAGAAGCTTTACAATCTGGGTTCTTACCAGATGTATTTACTCCAGAGAATATTCAAACTGATGCCGATCATCAGTTCGTTAGTGATAGCGATAAGAATAACTGGAATAATAAATTAAATAAACCAGTCGAAATTCAAACAAACTTGGAAGAAAATCAAATTGGTTATGATGAAGTAAATGAAAAGTTTTATATCGGTTTAAATAATAAAAACGTTCTTATTGGCGGCGCGTCAGCGTTAGATAATATTAAAATCGTTAACGGATTTTTCTCCGGCAATTCTCAACCGACTATTATTCGTAACACTAAAACACGAGAAGATGGTACATTAATTTCTCCTGTATTTGTCGACGTTCAATGTGTCGAATATACTGGCGGCGATCTTGGTGAAGTATCTGTGTCTTACACATCTGAACTTATTAATATTTACAACACTGGTTCTTTTACTGGTGCATTCCAGTGTATGATTGTATATCCGTTAGGAAGTGTTAATCGATGAAATGGTCAATTAAATTAAAAGACGAAATAAAAGATTTAGCATTTTCTACATACGTTTCGATATTTTATAATTTAAATGATTTAGCCGATAAAGCCCAAGCGATTAAAAACTTGGGCTTATTCGATAAACTTGCCAGTATCGAAGAAATTAAAAAGATTAAAATACTTGCGACGGCAATTAAAACAAATAATCTCCATCGTTTTGTGTCTAAAATTAGTAAAGATAAATATAACAATAAAATAAGTAAATTTGTTACGACAGATAATCATTTTGATATCGATAATAATAACGATGCTTATTTCCATAATGGCGAGAAACGATTTTATTTAAAATATAAAAATAAATATAGATTATTTGGTGGCAATACTATTTTATATAAAGTAGGCCAAGCTACATTTTTAGGTAAATCTAACGAAGTTAGAATTCCGCATAATTTACATGACGACAGAAACGTCGGGATTACTCCTGATTTTGTATCGATTAAACCATTGCATAGTGCGGCGAAAGCCGGCGATATATGGGTTAAAAAAGATTCTAATTTTATTTATGTTGGAAATACCGGTGCTGCCAATATCGAATTTCAATATATGATTTATGCTCCAAAGAATATGGGTTAAGGGATAGTCAATGAAGAAAAATCGAACATTTAAACAAGGTCGTGGATCTGAACAACTCTTAAATCAAGAGCTGTATGATATCTTTACTGCTGTCAAAGATATTAACCCAGATATCACCGAGCAAGAAAAAATTGTCGGTGCTAGTGCAGTTCCCGATAACAATATTCATGGTTCTCTCTGGCGTAAAGATAGAACCAATGAATTAAAATATTATGACGGCGTTAAGAAACAATGGGTTAACGTATTCGATAATAAATTCCAAATTATCGAACATTTGACCGAAGAAACGACTCCGGTAAATCCTGTTAAAGGTCAGTTATGGATTTATAATGGCATTATGTTGTATTTCGATGGTCGAGAATGGAAACCGATTAAATCGATTCCGGCTGACGATGCACAATTTAATGAAGCAGCATTCGCTGATTTTGCTCTCGTTAGTCCATTACTTTCTGTCGGACACGTAACTGTACCAAGCTTACAGGATGGCGATTCTAAACGCTATGAAAATGAGTTGAAGACTGGATATCAACGTTCTAAAAAGAATGCTGTCGAAGAAGTCGATACATTTGACTTTGAATGGGAAGATCCATTTACGGCTCCGACTCACGATAAATTAGTCGATCCTAACCATAGAACACAATACGTTATTCCTAACGTTAACCATGATAGAATCTTTATGGAAAACAGTTTACTTAACGATTATGAAAAAGTAAATACTGTTTGCTTTCAATATCCGACTGTAAAAGCTCAGAATAAGAATTTAAGTGCATTACATATTAATGCACAAAAATTATCTAACATTACTAAACGTTTATTTAAAATTAATAAAGACGATAGTAATACAAATGCTATTATCGATATTAATCCTAATAATACTGAATTCTATGGTTTTAGAGCTGGTGAGAATAAAGGCGATCATTTATATCCTTACTATGAAAAAGTAGAAACAGGATTAACGCATAGTACAGCAAGAGCTTTAGATAATACCTCCGGTATTCCTGGTGTCGATAAAATTAATGCACAATTAAATCCTGGAATTAATTATAATAAACCAGATAAAGTAACTGTTGAAAATAGAACAATGCGTCGAGATATTACTATGAAAGATGATCCAGATAATCGCTTCGGTGATTATGTTATTTTACATAAGAAGATCTCTTTAAATTATCGTACTGTTCAAAATTATGATTATATCTTAGCCGTTACTTATGACTTTAACTGGATTAATTATACAGGTTCTTTGAAGAAGTTAAATAATGGCAACTTATTCGAAGGTTTCCATATCCCTGATCTTCCAGAATCTATTAATCTATTCTTTGACGGCTTAATGCTCGAAGAACAATTTTACGATGTCGACGTTAAAAATCAGTTAGTAAAATTAGAAGATAAGATTTATAAAGAAGATGAAGTGCACGTCTTTAAAAATTATATTAAAGACTCTGGTTATATCGTAGAAACCAACTTGGATAATCAAGGCGTTATCTATCTTCATAAGAAATTTAAATCTCCGTTAGTCTTCGTGGCCGGTGAATTAATTCATCCGTTATTCGGTGGCTTAATTTTCCGCGACGATAAAATCTTCGTTCCTCGTGCTAAAGTAAATATGCCGTGGACAGTTATCGAAGCGTATATCCCTGGCGAAGAAAATGCTTATGCTGCCGGTACTGTAAACTTCGATAATAATATTGTTGCCGGTACTAATCGTATTTTAGCGACTGAAACCGGTACACCAAATATCGATGCGACAGCCTTGTATAATAATGGCGAACATTCTCTTATCGTTCAACAAGGTCAAATCGGCCATAGCGGACAAAACGTAATTTATTACGATCCTCGTGTTATTATGAATACCGATGAAATCATTTTATTCTTAGACGGTATGTTAATTAATCCTAAGAATATTGAATGGAATAAAGATTATCATTATTTAACACTTAAAGATGGTTTATTCCCAGGTCAACAATATTTATTATTACGAGATCCTGACGATCGATTATTCGATGGCGCTAGTGCTATGGATACATATTTTACTGGAGCATTAAGCGACAGTTTAGTGTATCATAACGGCAAACTATTATGTAACCAACAACCATTAATTTCTCCGGTATCTCCTAAAGAACGTGAACAAAGTACGGCCGATGGAGAAGTCGTGTTATTTATGCCTGACGATTTAACCGATGCTGCAACCGTTCAAATCTACGACGATTATAAAAAGATCTGGAGACTTGCTAACGATAAAGAACTTAAGGATATTAAAACTATCTGTACATCTTATGAAAATACTGTATCGGCAGTTAAGATGAACGTTCCTGTTTTACCGGAAGATAGTATCGATATCTTTGCTTATAAGTTTGCTGGCGATAGTGAAAATGCAATTAAGATTGGCGATTTTATTATGGATTCTACTGACCCTACTAATCGATCTTTCTATATGCAATACGACAAATATTCTCCTCGTGTAAATGCATTAACAGTATTTAGAAACGGTGTTCGTCAAATTCTCGATATCGATTATATCGAAAATGAAGATGGCGCATCTATTAAATTCCTAGGTCCTGCTAACGACATTAAAGCCGGAGAAAAGATTCATTATACGATCGAACAATTAGAGACTGGTGCTTCTAAAGTAATGGACGTTATTACGTTAGATAATACTAATTCTATCGGTACTAATGTATACGAAATTCCGGCGCAAACAGAATTATATTTATACCCAGGTCGATTAGTCGTATATCGTAACGGTGTTCGTTTACCAAAAGAAGATTGGACTTTGATCGGGAATAAAACAATTCAAATTATTAATTCTGATCGCCCTTATATTGGTACGACAGCAAGTAATTATCCTAACGAATCTTTCTATAAGAAAGAAACAGATACGTCTTATACTGTACATCATCATCAACCAGATAGAATTACGATCGAAATTCGTCAAGATTATAAACGCAAAGAAGAGACATTTAAAATGCGATATAATCGTGTCCCAGAATTTCCGATTAATGATTATAAAATCGATCCTCAAGTTCTCGAATCCAAGGATGAAGTTTTATTCTATATAAATGGTCTATTTACTGGTTTGAGTCGTAATATAGTAAATGGATATGTTTTAAATAAATATAAAAGCTGTATTACGTTTACTGATAGAAAAGTCGCTGCGCTATTAGCTAATGATCCATTGTATATCGATTTATATGAAAATCCTGAAAAGATGGAAGCGTGGAAAAAGCGTACTGGAAAATCAGAATATACAACAAGTATAAAACATTATATCACTTATGATTATCGCGTATAACGCAGGAGACTTTAATGGCACAAGACTTTACTAAAGTTACAATAAACCAAATTGATATGGATGCTGTTACTGAAACAGTCATCGCAAAAGGTAATTTGGTATACCGTAGGGATCATAGTGATACTAAAGCAGAAGATGTAGATAAGGTCGGTGGCATTGCTGCCGACCACATCGCTGTAAGTATCGACGGTGATCGTGAAACAGTTCCTAATGCATTAAAACTCGGCGGTAAATTAGCTGCCGATTATATGACTACTACGACAGGTAATAGTTTAAATAAAAGAACTGAAAATATTAAATCTAAATTTGGTAGCGATATTTTAGCATTGCGTGACGAATTATATCAACTTCGTGGTCAATTAGCTAAAAATGGTTACGTAAAAGATATCGGTTATTATGATGGATATTATGATTGCTTCCATGATTTTAATCAAGTTCATTTAAATAAAGAATTAGCAAATACTAAAAATACAGTTCAGACCGATAGAAAATCTTTAGTGTTCCCAGCGAATACTGATATGGATCAATTCTCTCAATATGATTTTATTGCTATCGTAAACAGTAATACTGGATTAGAATGTATTCGTCAAGTAGCTGCTGTCGATAAAGCTAATTTTAAATTAACGTTAGATCGCAATATTGCAAATAGCGTTATTCTTCAAAATGCAGAATACTATCAAGTATACAAATCTTATGGCGCTATTTATAATGGCGACTTCTTATTTGCTCGTCCTTTAGAAACAGTAATGGGCGATGAAGAATATGCATCTGGCGAAACTGATGATACAAGTCGTGAATTCGTTAAGATGATGAAACCAGGCTTTGGTTATGCGACTACTTTAAAATTTAGCGAAGGTAAAACTGGCTATTTAAAAACTGTCGAACTTTGTTTGAAAGCTTACGGTAATCCAGGCCCTGTTAACTGTTATTTAATCGACGCACGAGATGTCGATTTATTTAAAAACGGTCAACAAGCTGAAGCTGCTTATAAATCTTCTCAAGCTAATAAAGACGACAAATTTAAATTCTTTGCTAAGACTCAACCTAAAGCAGTAAGTGCTACTGTTGAACGTCAGTACGTAAAATTTAGTTTCCAACAAGACGGTAAATATCCTATTATCCCGGATAATTACTATCAAGATCCTACACGTTACTGTTTAATCGTAGAATTCATGGAAGTTAATACAGATAATTATTATGAAATCGAATTGATTAATCATAACAAGAGCGATCTTCAATTAAATAATATCTTCTATGATTACGAACGTAAATCCGATGTTGCTGTAGCTCATGCATTAACAGAAACAGACGAAACTAAAAAACGTGATCTTTATTTCCAATTTAAAACCCAACAAAAATTAACTAATCAACCTAGTCCTGTAAACGAAGGTTTATATTCTGCACATATCTACAATCGCAGATTGCAACGTGCTTCTAAAGCTCGTGTTGAATTAAGAATTAAACGTGAAGGCTTATATGAAGCTAGCACTTTAAGTTCTCCATCTTTGTTTACGACTGAAGCAATTACCTTGAAAAGAAGTCCAAAAAATGGTACAATTAATTCAGTACATGAATTAGGTTTGAAAACTGAAATTAATAAACCAATGGAATTGCGTCGTGGTGATCCTTCCGATATTTCTATGCCGGTCGATGTTGTCATCGGTGAAAACATCACGAAGGTAAAAGGTTTCAATACGGAATCTATGACGACAATTAGTCCAGTATTGGTTAACGATAATGATCCTGTTTATCGTGTTGGCTATGTCGTAGCTATTAAAGCACGTGAATACAAATTTAAAGACGGTATCATTACTAAAGGTCAGTTTAAACGATTCATTGTTCCGCTTACTGAAGTCGTTAAAGACGTACATAGTTATATGGACGGCGTTAGCGATCGTTTGATCTTTGAAACACCTTTATATGAAGAAGGACAAGAAGTCGTAGATTATAATGATTTCGAAGTTCAAGTATATTGGGAAAATCCTGAATTAAGTGATAGCTCTATCACGAAACAAGAACAAATGGGTTCCCTAAAAGAAATTACAGTAAGCTTTGCTTCTGATTTCGAATAACGAACTGTTATAGCCGGGGGCGAAAGCTCTCGGCTTTTTTATTTTAAAGGATTGACTATGATTACCGATCATAAAGATTTTTTAGAACAACTTAACGTAATCAAACAAGGGATTACTATTTCGGCATACGATATTTCTAAGATTATGGATTCTGAAGAATATAACAATTATTATGCCGATATCGAGAAATCTCTTAACGATTTAACTGGAATGATACGGTCATTAGAAGATTGCAATCAATATATGGTTACGTATGTTAACGATATTGTCGATAAGAAATATAAAGAACTGAGCGATAAATTAATTGCGTTAGAAAATAATTATTCTTTATATCAAAATAAAAATTTTATTTCTTATTCTCCAGATTTCGACGATACAAAAGTTGTTTATGACCGAGATGGCACTCAGATATCTCAAGTCGATTATGTCGTTCAACAAGAAGGCAAAATAGATTTATTTAAAAATATTTCTTCGACAAAAGCTTATTCTGTTAATATAGATAAAGATCATGGATCTGCAGTTATATCTTTTGAACGTAATATGATTACAGAGTTAAATAAAAAGACTGCTACATTTATGATTAAATTAAGCGAGCCAATTATGTTAAATTATATATCTTGTGATTTAGTAAATTGTACTGGCTCATTTACGATTAATAATAGTATTAATCAATATTCTTTTAACTCTTATTTTGATCCGCAAGAAATATCTTTAATTGTTATTACTTTGAATTCTAGCAATCCTGAAGTTAAACAAAAGAAGGTATTATATGCAAAATCTAAAGGATTTATGGACAACGCTTATGCTGGAATTGCCTACTTTGATAAAGGTAGTGAAAAAACAGAAGAACAGCGTTTGGCTAAAATTTATTACGAAAATGATGTCACGAAATATATAGGTGAAGCTAATGGCAGAAGAAACAAAGATAAGTCGATCTCTAACCGTTAAAGATATCGGTATCGTACTCGACGATAAAGATACGATTAGTACGACTGCTCGACCAATTCCTCGACGTGACGAGATTAAAAATATTCAATTAGATTCTACTGTCGTTTCTTATGATTTTGGTATAAATAATATTAAATTTTCTTATAATAATGCGACTAGCGTGAGCGGGATTATTTCTAAATTTATTATGATAGAGAATTGCGATTATGTAACACTTATAACGTCGTTAAAAGAACAATCTAAAGATGAACAGTATTCTTTAGAATTCTATTTGTTAGATAATAATAAAGAAGTTCCGATTCTCCCGTATAATCAAACTCAAGTATTATATGAGAAATTATTTTATAATCTCGAAACTCGATTTAAAATTAATAAAAATTATCAGATTACGATTCACGAAAAAACAAAAGATGGTTTAGTATTATATAATACATATGCTAATTATGACGAGTATCTCGCCGGCATTAATTCTTTAAATAATATTCTTAAAGAAAAATCTAAGGAATTGGTTATTAGTTATGTACCATTCGATGCTAAAAGAATTAAGCCGATCGATAATCGTATTGCCGTAAAACTAATTAAAAGAATTTATTTCGGAAAGAATCCGGTTAAGATAGATAATATTATCGTTAATGCTCATGGAGGGAAATTAAATTGGAAGATTTAAAAAATACGACTGTTAAAAATGCGTACCTTCAAGCATTAGCCGATGAAGGGCTCATGGATAAGTTTAAAGAAAAAAGCTTGCAAGATTCCAAGACTCCATTATTTAAACCTAATTATCTTAGCGAAGAAGATGAGCCTAAATACACAGAAGTACATCAGAATACACTAGAATCTATTTTCGATATTATGAATTTAAGTTTTAATTGTATCGATTCTGCGTACGATATCGAAAACTTATTGTCCGAGGTTGATTTAAAGATTGCTTCTATTCAAGAAAAAATAGATGCCGAAGATGAGCGCGTAAAAGATATTAATATGATATGCGGTAATATTTCCGATTTTAATTCTATTATTCCGATTACGTCTGGGCATTTTTCTATTAAGTCTAATTTATATCAATATAGAAATTGTATTACTTCAAGTAAAACTTACGAAAAAGATATTCCGATTAAAATCATAAATATTAACGGCAACGGTTATTCTGGTAATGAATATGTAATCTCGGATCAATACGATGTGCTACAAAAAGAACTGTTCGATACATCCATGACGGAAAACGTTTTTGACGGCGTTAGAAACAGTGCTTGGGAATACAGCCGATTATTTAGCTATGATGCGGTTAACAAAAGTGATCTAATTAATATCGACGATATACCAGCTACCGTTCAAATTACGTTAGAGTCTCAATCTGAAGATGGTTTTAACGAACTTGTGTTCGACGATGATGCAACTACACATATCACCAAGATTGAAGTTTCCGATAATAACGTAGAATGGCGTACAGTATTTAATGGCGATATTCAACCGAATAAACAAGATCATAGTTATTCTGATTTTACGTATATCTATGGTAGTGGTGCGTTAGTGTTTCCGGTTACTCAATTATTAAGAATTACGATGTGTAGCAATGCTGTCGATTCTAAAAAGATAAAGATTAACGATCAAATAAAAGATGGTGTATATCGTAAATTTATTAAGATTGATGCCATGCAAGCTCGGCGCAATTCTTTTAAAGAGGGTTCTGGTACGACTCAAAATATTATAACTTCTGGTAAGGCAGTATGCGCCGGTATATTCTGTAATGAATATATTCCGGATTTTATACAAGATGCTTTACGTCAAGATATTCAATATCAACTAATCGTTAACGGTGTCGCACATAACGTTGTTCCTGTTAACAGTGATAAAAAAGGAATTAAGTTAGTTAAGTATTCTAAAAATCCTATTAAAGAAAAATATATTGAGTATATCGATGAGCCAATTACGACATTGCAAATTGCATTAATGGTTCCTGTCGCTTACGATTATTCTCCATATATTGCTAATTTAAAATTATGTTTAGGAAAGCAGGTATCTAATGTATAAAGATCAGATCTATAAATTAGAATATTATCGCCAACGATTAATCGATCAAGCATTAAAATCTGGCGAGTACATTAGCGATAGTGCTTTAGATTCTGCTTTAGAAGAATATGATACGCAATTAGCATTATTTAAACATCGTTACATTCAAGAAGGTTCTAAACTAAATGTGAATGAATTCAATAATGAATTATATGTTTTATATAATGATTTATTAATATTATACAGGACTGTTTATGAATTAACTGTCGAGAAATTTAATAATACCAAAGATTTAGTAAATATTAAATTAAGTAATTTAGAGCGCATTGCGAATCAATATTATAATCGATCCAAATTAGAAACAATCGCTATCTTTGGCGATACATTAGTTTTCCAATCTAATAACTTCGACATGAAGAATAAAGATGGTAAAACATATGTTAAGTTACCAGCATTTACAACATATGCTGGAGCGACATTAGCTTTCTTAGCTAACGTCGAAGACAATAATGTTAACGTAGTTTTAGAATTGTCGCCGACAGAAAACATTCTTAACTACGAATCTAATGAATCGTTATATCAAGTTCCAGGTGAGCCTACGATTAAAACAGAATTTTTCTCGTTAGACTCTAGTAATAAATATTTCGGTAGCTATCAGCTTCCGCAGAAATTTGAAGATACATATAAGTCTCAGTATTATTTGTATTCTGGCCATAATATGATTAAAGTCGATAATCAATGTATAGAATTAAATCAATATAATAACGTTCAAAATCCTTCTGAACACGATGTAGAATTTTATATATATAAAGGTACTCATGTCGATTTTAGTTTTACACTGGATCCTATTAAAACTAATATTAACAATCATTTAGTAACGATTACCGATAAAGTGCAATACTTTAAATTTAGAATGCCGCCTTATGGACAAGTATCTTTTAATACTGATGGCATCGTTTTTGCGGCTGTCGACAACTGTATCATTAAAGATAATCATATTTATTCTAGAACTTTCTATGATGGCGCCTACGATAATATGTTAGAAATTATTACTTACGATAAAGAAGTTAATTACGATAATCCAGTAGCCGTAATTGAAAATCCATCTGGCAATACTCTTAAAATTAACTCTTTAGCGATTAAGCAGAATAGGTATAACGAATATGATCAAGTATAATATACGATTTAATGGATCTTGGGAGTATGATAAGTTCGTTTTAAATTATTATAATTTAGCTAACGAAATTAAATTACTCAAAGAAAAATTATTAAAGTTAGAATCTCAAAATGAATCCATAAACGATACATATAAAAAATTAGTCGAATCTAATATTTTAGCTAAAACATATCGTCAGTATTCTAATTTCTATTGAGGTATAATATGGAATTAAAAAATACATCTAAGTATTTTACTGAACTTGTTGAGTCAATGCAACAAGAATATAATGATTTAGAAACATCGATTATCAAACAACATAATTCTTATGATAAGAAGCTCGAGATTATGAATGCTGTATTAGAATATAGTAATTATTTAAATAATCAAATGTCTCGTTATATCGATTCTCTTAAGGATGGCAACCGCATCAACGAAACTATTTTCGACGGTGAAACAGTATTAAAAAAGAATATTTATAATGCTAACAAGATTTTATTTGCCGACACAAATAAAGTATTAGAAGCTAATTCTAATTATGAGAAATATGGTAATTGTATTCACCCTAAAATTGTCGGTAATTTAGATAATTTACTTAACTTTAATTCTGCTGCTGGTTATATTTTTAAAAACTCAGCAACAGTTTCTATTAACGAAGAAGTTAAAGAAGAATATATCGATGTATTAAAACACGATACAATCTTAAATAAGATGCCTACATTTTCTCAATATTCTTCCGATACTGTTACGCTAACAATTGAGTTCCCCGATAATCCTATTGTCGGTTCTGCGACTTGTAACGCTATCGAAATTTCTCCGTTCTTAGCTGGCGCATCTATCTTAAAAAATATTACGATTATTACGACACCAGGTACTCAATTAAGTAATAAAGCTATCGTTATCGATTATGATCAGCCATTAGAAGATACACGAATCTTATTCGATAATACATATAGTATTAAGACAATGGTTCTTAATTTCAAACTAACGTTCGTAAATAATCTTGGTATGTATCCATTCGGATTACGCCATATTTATTTATATAATGCGAACTTCGATACGAAGAATAGCAATATCGTTATCAAAAACGAATATAAAAATTTAATTAAGTATATTAACGATAATATTGTTATATCTGATCAAACTGCCGATGAAGTCGGTAATCGATATAGTAAACATAGTACGACTTGCAGCGAAATGGATATTAAATTATATAGTTATTTATCTAACGGTAATTTATTATATCCGATCGAAACGCATGCTCGAGATATCGTTAATCAAATCTCTCGAAATACAAAAGTATTCTATGCCGATATTCCGGTTAAAAAAGCAATGTATAGTATAGAATTTTTAAAGGTTCGGACTTAGTGTCCGGGCCTTTTCTTTTTCGGATTCTTATGCTATAATAACTCATGAAGGTATTATTTTTAATCGGAGGATATTTTATGGTTAGTGGATTATGGTACGAAGAAAATATATTAGGCCATACGACAGATAAAACGTATGTTACACAATATACGATAGATTACTTATACGATAATTTTTACAGTACAAACGATATCGTAAAAATTTTGTCCACGTTTCGTAAAGAATTTATTAAATATTGTGATCTGCCATCTTCTCTTTGGAACGGACTTATTAAAAGAGATACTTATTATTTTCATCCAGAATTACAAATTTTATCACGACCACCTAAGCTTAATATCGGACTCGATATTCAAGTCGAAGAAGTTAAGTTTTTTAAAGAAATGAAAATTTCTTATACGAAAGAACAATTGTTATCCTATTATTATAAGAAAGCTAATTCTTTAACGATACGGGATGCAAAACGAGATGTCGGTGCTATCGATTATTTATTAAATCGATATAATCGTCAACTTATGGATCCATTAGATATTCTGCTTTATCTAATCGATGATCATGCACACGAAGTTAGTTCTTTACTTAACTTAACTAATTACGAAATAGATACACTTGAAAAAGTCGAATCTATTTATTGGGATAATCATAGAGCTGGTTTAGATAAAGTTTTCTACAGATGGAGTTAAATATGAGTATTGATTTTTATAAAGAGTCTTTAGCGACCTATGAAGAATATGAAATAGAAAGCGAAAAAGACGAAGAAGAGGGTTATGATACGGTTAGATTCCCTTCGTTTAATAAGAATCTAAGCGGTCTAACAAAAGGTTTGTATATTTTTGCCGGTGAATCTAATGGCGGTAAAACAGCTATTATGTCTAATCTATTAAAAGATTTAGGGACTAATCCTAAGAATAACCTATTAGCTATTTACTATACATTAGACGATACTGTCGGAGAAGTTATTCCTCGTATTATTGCGATGGACCAACAAATTCCGATCGCGATTGCCGGTAAACCAAAACGCTACCAAAAAATATCATCGATTATTCCTCGATGCCCTGAAGAAGAAGAATATTTCGCAAGAATTAAAGCTCAACTTCAACGTCGAAAAGACGGCATTCAACTATTAAAGGAACAGAGCCATCAATTTATGATGACCGACGGAACTCGAGTTCAATCTTTTGAAGATATTTGCGAACACGCAAAACGAGCTCAAGAATTTGTCAAATCGGTAAATCCGGAAAATAATATCATTATCGGTATTGACTCCTTATCTGACTTGCGGTTTAAAAATAGAACTTTTAATAAACCGCAAGAACGTCATGAAGCGTTATCGGAAGAACTTAAAAAATTAGCTAATGTCGATTTACAAGTTCCGGTATTTGGCACGGCACATTTAAGAAAATTAAATCATAATGGCCGACCATCTCTTGACGATCTTAAGGAGTCAGTACGATATCAATATGATGCAAGTGTCGTATTTCTTGTTCATAACGATGTGAGCAAAAATAAAAATAATGCTAAAGTATTTTATAACAGAGAAGGCTACGCCGACATTCAGCCTGTTATAGAGCTAGATTGGGCTAAGAATAAACGAAGCGAATTTAAAGGTAGAAGTTTCTTCTACTTTGTACCTGAGTTCTCTTATGCTACAGAAGCTAATCAACAAGATACTGAGCGTTTTAATAATATCATTCGAGGTTAATAAATGACTATTTACGAAAAAGTGTACGAAGCATTTTCTGAAAGTTTATTAAATAGTTTTCCAGCTACTACTACGGAGAAATCAAATTTCTTAGGTATCTGGATTACGGTTATTAAAGGTTTGACTAATGAACGTTTCCCTACAGCTCCTGTAGTATTCGACGTTCTTAAGTTAACGGCTAAATATGTTTCTACTTTAGTATTAGATAAAGATAATGAAGTAGGCGATACTTTAAAAATATTTAAAGTGCGCGATTATTTAAATAAAGATCTTGCTCTCGCATTAAGCGATGAAGAAGTAGCTGAAGGCAGCGCTCTTATCGAAGATCTTAAATTAAAAATTGCTCAATCTGCAGAATCTGTATTAGGTCAAAAAACTGAAATTCCTCAATTACGACCTAATCTTAATACTCCTGATGCTCTATTTGCTGAATCTTATGAAGTAGCTCGTTGCATTACTAAGTTGTATGAAAATAACTAACGAACAGTTCCTAGACTATCTCGATAGTCCTTGGTACTATAATATAAAATATAATACTCCAATACCGACAGACGAGCGTACATTACGCTCGTTTTTGCATGATATAGCATACGCATTTTTAGGCAGCATTTATCAAAAAGAAATTATCGGCATTCCGGAAATGACTCAAATGTTAGATAATTATTTAAATACTGCCCCTCACCGTATTAATAATAAAGATGTGTTAAAAGGTATTAATTATCTTTCAAGTCTTTATGAGTACTGTCGAGATGAACAACTTAACATTATTTCTATCGGACATTCTCATGTATTAGAATTTGATTCCGGAGAAATTGAAGTCGATATCGGCTCTATCGCATATCGTAACGGGAAATATTTTTTATTCTATCCGGTATTTTCTCATACGTTTTCACAAGAAGAATGCGATAGTAATATTAATTGTACTCTTCATTGGAAAGCAGCATACGATGCATTCGACTTTCAGTTGAGTGGCGTTATGTTTTATTATGCTAAAACTAGAAAAACATTTATTGCGTATCGTGATATAAGCTCGATAGAGCGATTAAACTTTATCGCTAATAATGTTTTACGTGGGATCGATCAAAAGATATTCTTCCCAGTACGAGAAGAATCTTCTAAGAGTCGATTTATTCCAGAACTCTCTAGAACATTCACAGGAAAATAATAATGCCTTATGAAATAGATGGCTGCGTCTATAAGACAAAAGCCTTAAAAGATACTCATATTCTATGGAAAGAATATAAGAAAAAGAAATTAATTAAATCTTTTGAATTACCACAAGTTAAAGATCGAATTAAGAAAAGTCGATATTTCTCTTATAAACCTATTGTCGACGATATTAAATTCGATAGCTTAATGGAAGCTAGTTACTATATTTATTTAAAACAACAGTTGAAAGATAAATTAATCTCTGGATTTGAACGACAAGTCAATTACGAATTGCAACCAAGTTTTAAAAAGAACAAGAAAACGATTCGATCTATTAATTATGTAGCAGACTTTGTCGTAAAAAATTTAGATAAAAGTATTCGTGTCATCGATATTAAAGGTAAGACTACGGTCGACTTTAATCTTAAGAAAAAAATATTCGAATACAAATTCCCCGAATTAACTCTAGAATGTATCCAGTTTCATGATGGACAATGGATGCAACTAGACGACGTTAAAAAATTAAAAAGGAAATCCAAGAAAAAATAATGTCTGAATATAAAGTTCTCGAAGGACAAAAAGAAGCTTGGGAGGAAATTGACGCGATCGTATTAGAGTGTCAGCAAACTAAATGTAACAAAAGAAAAGATGAATTACTCCAAGAATTAATTATTAGATTCGAGCCATTTATTAATATGTTTTATGATTTATTAGTCAACGAAAAAACATATTTAAATAATAAAGTCTCTCGTGATTTTATCTGCTTGTATATTGCCGATAAAAATTTACGTTTTAAAATCTTTAGGAATACGCGATTATCTAAAACTGAATTCAACGAAGTAAACCGATCTTTGTCTTTAATTCGGGATAATTATGGTAAGAATAATGACGTAATGACCGATCTTCATTATGTATTTACTCAAATGGTGTTGACGTATAAGAAAACTAATCGTAGCTTCAATACATTTGTAACGTATGTATTTAAATATCGTTTATTCCATTTTATTTCTAAATTCTTACGTGATAGAATTAATAATGGCTACGATAGAACGGCATTTGAAGAAGTTAACCTTAACGGTTATAACTCGATGCATCATATGAATATCGAAGATCAAGTTACGATCGACGACAACGGAAATTTTAGTGATTCCTGGTTATCGGGTTTAACTTGTTCTGACGTATTCGACGAACTTAATGAACTCGAACGAAATATTATCGTTAAGATATTCGTTCAGACTAAACGACCTAAAGATATTCAAAAAGAATTAGGCATATCTGAAGCTAAATATAGAAAGCATAGACGACTAGCATTAAGCAAGTTGGAAGCGGCTACAGGATTAAAAACTAAATATTTAAAACCTTTGAAGGCGAGCGAATAATGCTCGCCTTTTTCTTGTTTATGTGTTATAATATATCAGAAAGGTGGTTACTTATGATAGATAAAGATAAGTACAGGTTAACGTTAAAAGTTAACGATTTAGTGGCTCAGATATTGGCCCTAAAACAAATTCCATTAGATGTAGCATATAATATTCTATACGACCAAGATAAAATATTAAATATCGATGAAACAGAACCGATCGTTAATATCGATAAAGCAGCTAAATTTTTAGTACAATGCTTTAAAGAAGGTCGAAATATTTATGTATATGCCGACTATGATGTCGATGGAATGACAAGCGGAACGATTATGAAAAAATTTTTATCGAAGATTGTTCCGACACATAGTGAAGTTTACTTTCCTGAGCGAAGCGATGGTTATGGCTTAAGTGTTAAGTTTATCGAAGACATAAATAAAAAATATGAACGGCGAATTAAGCCTCTTATTATGACGGTCGACAACGGTATTACGAAAGTCGAAGAAGTCGAACTTTGTAAAAAATATAATATACCGGTATTGATTACCGATCATCATTTACCACAAGAAATTTTGCCAGATACAATCGTTGTCGATCAGCATATTACCGAAAGCGATCATTGGGCAAAAGCAATATGCGGTGCTGGTGTTGCTTATTATTTTTGTCGGGCTATCGAAAATGAATTAGGTTATAATCATTATGAAAGCGATAAATTACTTTATTTAACGGCTATCGGTACGATTGCCGATGTAATGCCATTAAGTAGTTATGTTAATCAAGCTATCGTTCGTAAAGGTTTTAATCAGATTCAGAAGAAACAAATACCGAATACGTTACGAGTATTCTTAGATATGCTAACTAAAGAAGCAATTACGGCCGATCTCGTATCTTGGCAAATTGCTCCTCGATTAAATGCATGTTCTCGATTATTCGATATCGATGCTTCTATTAAATTATTCGACGTAAGCGAAGAACCGATCGAAACATGTAATACTGTCGAAGAATATAATACTCGACGTAAGGAATTAACTAAAGATTTTAGTGAAAGAATTATTAGTCAATACGATAAACAAAACGACGATAGTGAAATAGCTTTAGTCGTTAACGACGAAATACCGGTCGGTATTATCGGTATACTTGCAGGACGACTTCAAGAGTATAGTGGCAAACCTAGTTTTGTCGGCTTATCCGATAGTGAAGTCGTTCATGGTTCTGCTCGAAGTAATACGTATCCATTAGATTGGTTGTTGTTTAATGAACCCTCTGTAGCTTCATATGGCGGCCATGCAGCCGCTTGTGGCTTTGCGATATATAAAGATATGCAAGACGAATTTAAACTCGCTCTGAGTGCAAAAATCGCATCCTATGTGCCACCTGAAGAAGTTACTATCGAGCCGAAAGAACTTGAATACATCGATCTTACGTTGTCTGATTTGACATTAGAATCTTATAAATCATTTAATTTATTCTCGTTCGACGGTTTAACTTTTACCAAACCGCAAGTTAGAATATCTGGGTTGAGTGTTCTCGATGTTAAACCTAGCGGCAATAATCCTGACAACATATGTTATACAGTATTCGACGGAAAAACAAAATTAAGCATCTGGGCATGGAGATTAGGAGATCTCGGAATTAAAGTTGGCGATAGAATTACGATGTGTGGTGATATCGAGAAAAATTTTATGAAGCCTAGATTATATACTTTAAACGTAAAGAGTATATTCAAGGAGGAATAGTAAAATGTTTACGCATTTACATGTACATACATCATATAGCTTTTTAGATGGCTATTGTCATATACCGAAGTTGGTTAGTCGTGCTAAAGAACTCGGTATGGAAAGTTTAGCAATTACCGACCATAATCATATGGGCGGTATCTATGAATTTTTACAAGAATGTAAAAAGCAAGATATTAAACCTATTTTAGGATATGAAGGGTATCAAACATGGGATACGCTTGCGCTATCTAAACCTGTTGAAGAACGTTGGGCTGATGCTGCTTATAAGGCTAAAGAAGCTGGCGACTTAACCGAAAAAGAAGCTGAAGATTTAGCATCTGGTAAAAAAGGTGTTAAAGGTATTAAAGATATTAAAGCTCGTGCAGAAAAACATATGTACGATATAAGACAATATCATTTAATCTTATTAGCTAAAAATCAAACAGGTTTAAATAATTTAATTAAGTTACAAAGCGAATCCGCTAAAGTATGTACATATAACGGCCGCTTCTTGTTCGATATGCCGATGCTTCGTAAATATAGTGAAGGTGTTATCTGTACGACAGCATGTGTTGCAAATATGGTAGCGAGTCGTGTTCGCAAAGATGATTTAGATAAAGCCGAAGAACTTATTTTAGAATATAAAGATATCTTCGGCGACGACTTTTATCTCGAAGTTCAACCTAATGCATTCGACGACCAAGTTAAAGTAAATAATTTTTATTTAACAATGTCTCAGAAACATAACATTAAACTCGTTGCAACAAGCGACGTTCATTATGTCTTAAAAACCGATAATAAAGACCATGATGTATTAGTATGTGTCGGTACTGGTACCGATATCTATAATCCTAATCGTATGAAATACGATCATAACTTCTGGCTTAAAAGCGAAGAAGAAATGCAGGACGGGTTTAAATATTTAATTAATACGTCTGAAACTGAAGTAAATGTTGCTCGTGCAAAATATGCTTTGTATTTAGAAGCAATGCATAACACTCAAGAAATCACTAATAAAGTCGGCGAATATAAATTAGGTAGCGATGTACCATTAATGCCGAAATTGCCTGGCGTTAAGAACACTAAGCGCAAGCTACGTGAGTTAGCATATAAAGGTCTATATGAATTAGCTAAACGATATGATTATATCGCTAACGATATTAAACGATATGAACAACGTTTAGCTTACGAACTTAATATTATTAATTACAAAGATTTTGCCGACTACATGCTTATCGTTCGTGAATATGTTAAATGGGCTGATGATAATGATATTATGACAAACCAAGGTCGCGGATCAGCCTGTGGAAGTCTTGTTTTATGGTGCATTGGCATAACAAAAAATATCGACCCTATTAAATATGACTTATTGTTCGGTCGCTTCTTAACGATAGACAGAACAGGCTTACCAGATTATAAAATTGCATAAAACAATTATATGTGTTATAATATTTATAAATCAATATAAATATGAGGTAACATATATGTCAAAATTAAAAAAAGAAATACAAGATAAAATTGTAGATTTATATAACAAAAAACATGGATCTCCATATATTGCTGATAAACTTGGTCTTAGACCTGGACAAGTTTCTTATTTTATTCGCAAAAATATTGGAGCAAGATCTCATAGAGAAGCAAATTCAAGATATTCTTTTGATGAGAATTTTTTTAATAAAATTGATACAGAAGAAAAAGCATATTGGTTAGGATTTTTAATTGCTGATGGCTATATTACAAAACGTGACAATTCATATAAAATTGGCATTGCTTTATCTAGTTGTGATATTAATCACTTAGAAAAGCTTAATAAAAGTTTAAATAGCAATTATCCAATAAGAACATATGAAGCAACTAAAAATTCATATTCTAATAATAGTTATAGTAGATTAATATATAGTTCAAAAATTATGTTTGATGATTTATTAAAATATAATTTTGTAGAACATAAAACTAATATATTAAATCCTCCAAATATAAATTTATTAAATGGTTTTACTTCTGATTTTATTAGAGGATATTTTGATGGAAATGGTTCTATTGCTCATACCAATACAGAGAAGAACAATAATTATGCTTTTAAATTAGTGTCAACTAAAGAATTTCTTGACTTCGTTAATAATTATATAAAAGAAAAATTAGGATTTTCTGCTAATAAATATTATAAAAGAAAAGATTACCAAGAAGTAATGTCTTTAGAATTTGGTGGAAACTTAAAGACACAAAAGATCTTAGATTTGTTATACAAAGATGCAAGTATCTATTTAGATAGAAAATATAAACGATATATCGATTTATGCAATTTAAACAATAGTCGTGCTTTAGAGAAATCTAAAGCTTAAAGAGCTCTAAATTGCTGGAACATCCTTAGAGCTTGTCTTGCTACAACATATTGATGAAATAAGCAAAAGTGTGATATGCTAAAAAAAGACAAGATTGGAAAATCAGCAGCGAAGCCTCGAATAGAGGAACGTTCAACGGCCAGTCCAAAGGGACGTAGGAATAATAATTCCGAAATGGAGCAACCTAAGTTTTTATTTTAAAAATAAAAATATGGTGAAGATATGGTCTATTCCCTAATAAATATAGCGAAAGCTAGGGTATAAAAGGTAGACTCAGATTTTAGCTACTTTGGCCGAGATAAGGTTATCGAACATATTAAAAGTTTATACGGTGAAAATAATGTAGCTCATATCGGTACATATTCTCAAATGGGCGTTAAATCTGGCTTAAAGGATATTGGACGTGCCCTTAAAATCTCGTTCGATAAAATGAATGCATTATCTAAAATTATCGACGATTTTAAAGATGTCGTTCCACCTCAACCAAAATTTAAACATTATGATGCATTAAAAGATGGTAATACTACAGAACAATCTTTATATATTAAATGGCAAAAACTTGAAGCTGACAATAAAGAATTGTTTAGATTGGCTCGAGCATTCGAAGGTCTTAAACGCAACTTCGGTGTTCATGCTTCTGGCATATTAGCAATGCCTTGTCGTGTCGATGATTACTTCCCGACACGTACCGATGCTGATGGTGTAATGATTACACTATTTACCGGAGTTGAATGTGAAGAGTTAGGTACCGCTAAACTTGATGTTCTTGGTCTTAAAACATTGTCTATAATTGAAACAACGTTAAAGCATTTAGATAAAGATGTGCAATGGCTATACAATAACTTCGATATCGAAGATAAAAAATTATATAAGCTATTAGCACAAGCTAAATCAGATTGCGTATTTCAATTAGAATCTGATATGTTTAAAGATTATTTAAAAGAAATGAAGCCAACTTGTTTCGATGATATTGCAGCTACGACAAGTTTGTTAAGGCCCGGGCCACTTAGCGCAAACATGCACCATCAATATGCAAAACGTAAACATGGTTTAGAAAAAGTTGAATTACCATTAAAAAATATTGAAAATATTCTTGATAATACTTATGGAGTAATTGCATACCAAGAACAGCTAATGCAAATATCAAAACAGGTTTCTGGTTTCGATGATAACCAAGCAGATTCAATTGTTCGCAAAATCACGGCCAAAAAGAAAGCTAGTATGTTCCCTATGATGATTCGTTGTCATATTTATGGGAAAAAAAATTGCGAAGGTCCTGAAGGCTGGGAACAAGATGATAGTGCTCCTTGGTATGATCCTAAAGGTAAGTATGGTCCTGAAATTAAAGGAGCTATTGCTAATGGATATACTGTCAAAGAAATGAATGATTATTTCGACTATATCATGGGATTCGCGAGCTACGCGTTTAATCGCTCGCATGCTGTTGCTTATTCTTTTACTAGTATGCTTACTACTTGGCTTAAATTATATCATCCGGTAGAGTTCTTTGCTGCATATTTATCGATGCAATCTTTAGAAGATTTAGTTCGTTATATTCCATTAGTTAGAAAGGAAGGGATTGACGTTGAAGTTCCAGACATTAATGTTTCAAATCTTGATTTTACTCCTAATGGAAACACTATCTTATTTGGTCTTGGGTCCATTAAGGGCGTGGGTCTATCTTCCATACCTGCCATAATCGAACATCGACCTTATACTTCTTTAGAAGATGCTATGAATAAAATCGGCAAGAAAGCATTTAATAAACGTGTCGGTTCAGCTTTAATTAAATCGGGTGCTTTCTCTAATATTAAACATAATCGTCTAGAATTGATAAATGAATTCTATGACTTAAGAAAAGATAAAGATGAACGTTTAAATAATGAAGATTATGGGAAGGAACTTATTATGAGCTTCGAAATGGAAACATTAAATTGTCCGGTAACATATACACCAGAATGGTTCTCTATGGAAGATAAAACTGAAGTAGAAAACGTTAAAGTTAAAATAACGAAAGTCGATGAACGCAAAGATAAGTCTGGCAACCTTATGGCATTTTGTAAAGGCGATGTTGGTGGCGGCGTCGAAATCGATTTAATCGTCTTTAGTTCTATTTATCTAAATAATTTGCCTTATATTAAATATGATGAAACAGTCTATTTATCTGGTAAAAAAGAATCTGATTCTAAGATGATTGTTAAGAAAGTTAGCCTGTCATAGACAGGCTTTCTTTGTAATATAATTCTGTAATCGATGTTATTTAAACCCTATGAAAAGGATAATATAAAATGGCAGATATTAAAGGTAATATCCTTGTCGACAATGGCGCAGGCGGCAAGGATCCGTTTTACGGAAAAACGACGGCCGATCAAGTTATGTTTAGCGACGGTGAAACATTAGAAGAAAAGTTTCGACGTTTAATCGTTGATCATGCTTTACTATCTGATCGTGCCGGCACTGCAGATAGAAGTGATTTAAGTGAAGATACTCGTAAATTTATGGGCCATCCGATCGAAGACTTCTTGTTGCGCGACGAATTATATGCAGCTATTATAAAAGCTAATGATAATAACGATTGGAAGAATAGTGTTGGTTCTGTAACCGAACTATATACGACATATCCAGATGCAACAGTTGGCAATGTTGTAGCTGTTAACGGTGGAGATACCGCAGGATCTCTCTATCGGTTTAATGGAACAGACTGGGAGATTTTGGTAAGAAATGGTAAGAGTGTTCTTCCTAATAATGTTGTCGATAAAATTAATCAAAGCGTTATTATTCAAAAATTAGAATTCGGCACTAATAAATGGATTAAACAAGGTGAAGACAATTATGAATTATCCTTGGATATTCCTAATGTCGAAATTGTTCAGGTCGTAATTTATGACGGCATTAATAAGAAACTTAGTACTATTACTCCTGAATATAATGCAAACAAAGTAATTCTTCATAGTGTATTCCCAGAACGTGGGTATATTCTATACTACACTCAACAAAACGATGTATTGAATTACGGTGATTCTGTATGATTCAAAAATTAAAAGAACTTGTTGGTCTTCGCGAAATTAACGCGAAGATCAACGAATTTGATACCGAGATCGAAGATCTTAAACGTATCTCTGGTACAACAGTTACGAAACAAACGTTATTAGATTTTATTAAAACTAATAAAAAAGCAATCGAAGACGCTATTCAAGGTCTACAAAATCGATTAAATGATCTTAGAAATACGATAGCCAATAAATTATCTAGCTATTATACTAAGGCTAATAGTAATGATTTATTTGCTTCATCTTCTATGGCCGATAGCTATTTACGCAAAGATCGTGATGAAACTATTAATAATAATTTTAACGTTAACGGAACAATTAATTTAAATAATACTAGCGGTCCAATCATTCAATTTGGCAACGGTAGTTGGGAAGTCCGTCCAGGATATTTTAAAATGATTTCTCCGGACGGCAATGTTCCGATTGAAATTCGAAACGGTGTTACCTATATTAACGGTCAAGAAATCGTTACTGGCGTTAGTTATATTTCTCCTGGTGAATGGGTCGAACTTCCAGGTAGTCGAAATACTCGAAACGTAAACTATTCTAGCGTATATGGTGACGATGCGAATCAAATGTTAATCGTATACCAATATCATGACGACAATGATAACGGGCATTTATATATTAATCATATATTGATCGAGTTAAGTCTAGGTCAACCTTATTATAAGGATGGAGATTGCACGATTAATTTACAAAATGGCGTTATTAATCTTGATTGGAGTAAAGAAGGATTTAACGGCATTATAAAAGCAGTTTATTATCGATAGGAGTTTTGTATGGCAAAAAGAATGGAAAAATTTTCTGTGTCATATAAAGCGACACAAGAAATTAATAAAATTATAGATAGCTTAAAAGATATTATTAAAGATACTTCTGATAAAACAATTTCGACAAACGACTTTATCAAAGAGTTTAATAAAATTAACTTAATTTATAATAATGCTAGAAAAAGTTTTTCTGAGTCTTTAGAAAATATCAAAAACGGATTTAATGAAACTATTAAGTCTTATTTTAACAAGCAAGAACAAGACGATCGTTATTTAACAAAAGTTAGTTTAAATAATGCAATTTTAAAGAATCAAAATTTAGACTATCAACATAAGCTAATCCTTGCCGGCGATAATAAGATTACCGGTCATAAAAATGGCAATACATTAATGACCCTTAACGGAGTAAAATTAATTATTGATGGTGATTGGCTTAAATTAATTAATCCTGATGGATCTGAATTATATGCTAAAAATATTAATACCGGTACTCAACGTTCTCTAGGTGAAGATATTTTCCAGTTAAAAGAGCGTACTTATATTCCGGCTGCTTGGAATGAAATTCCGAATAGCTCTATTAACAATGTAGGCGGTACAGTTCAATTACCGGCGAAATGGAATGATTTAGTTCTTATCGTCGATAATACATATCACGAAGGTGGTCATGATCTACAAAACGATCATCGTATTGCGCCAGCTTATGTATATATGTGCAGAGCCGAAGTTCCGATTAAATTCTTAACTCCGTATTCTACGGTCGGTGTCGAGGTAACATCATCTTATGTTAAGTTAACTCAAAAGACTGGTCCTGTATTTACTGGGTATAATAAAAGCCGTAATAACGGCAATGTTATGAAGGTGTTATGGCGATGATAGAACATTTAAGAAGTAGAACGACTACGTTTTTACAAGTAAGAAAAATAAATGAAATAATTGATGCCATAAAATCTTTTAGAGACGCCGCTGAAGGAACTGGCGTTAACGGTTTACTTAATCAATATACTAATCGTATTAATCAAATGAAAGATTATTTAACGAATACTGTTCCGACATCTATAGATGATTTATTGGCTTTCATTAATAATAAGCTTTCTGGATATTATACGAAACAAGAATCAGATAATAAGTTTTTAAATAAAAATAATGCCGGCGATTATCTTCGTTATAATGATTTAAATCTTGACGGTAATTTAACGATTAATTCTGGTAATCAACCAGCTATAAAGTTTAATAAATCCAATGGCGTATTATTTACGATTGATGGTGTCGATATTTCTGTTTGGCCTTTCGTTATTGCAAAAGATAATAATAAATATTTAGAAATAAATAATAATGGTTTGGCTACCGGTAAAACGATTATTACTAAAAATAATTATCGTAAATTCGTAAAACTTCCTCAATGGAAAGACGGTAATTCCATTGGAGAATCGAACAAAAATGATTGGCGTGAAGTATATGCATATAACCCATATAAAAATGATTTCCATACAGTATTCTTTATGATTAAAGATGCTTATAAACGAAAATATAATCCATATGAAGTTAACGATAATTCAAGCCCGATGACAAATATGTCGGTATCGTTCCAAAACTATTATGGCGGCGATAAGAACTATCAAACAATTTCTCGTATTGATCAAAATCCATGGAACTGGAAATTCGAAGTTCATGAGATCTGGCGTCGACGTAAAAAACACCATAGTAGTTATAGCGATTATTGGGAAGGTTTAGGAGGATATATTATTAAATGTCGATAGATATTAATACATTGAGAAACGAGATTAATAATCTTATTTCTAAAATAAATAGCCTCGAATCAACCATTATCGATAACGATCAGTATGTTAATGTCTTAGATTTTTACGATAACTTTATTTCGGTAAATGAAACGTTAAATAATTTATCACTCGACACTGTCGATATTGCTGGATCTATATTTTTAAATAATAATAAGATTAGCTCTAACGAAATCTTGGTCGGCAATAAGTCACTTTCATTCGATCAACGATTATCTTATAATAATCGATCCGTTAAAAATAATTATGATATGGCATTACTAGAATATAAAGAATATACTTTATCTAAATTAGAAAAAGGTGACTATTATATTTTGGTTAGCGTAAGCGGATATTCTATCCCATTAACTATTAATTATTGCGGAAAAGATTTTAAGAATAATCTTATCACGATAAAAGATGGCATTATTTCATCCGATAAAGAATTTAAAATATATAAAAGGTAACATATGATTAGTTTAATACATGATGATTCTGTTAACCTTGCCGACTTACAAAATAAAATTATCGAAATTCAAGATTATTTAAATACTAGAAAAAATGATATAATCGACAATATGGTTTCTCTTAATATCGAGAACTATACGATCGACGATAATCAGTATTATAAAAAAACTAAACGATACGATTATTCAATCGATACTTTGGATACTCAAAAGATTATTGGAAGTATAAATATCGATGAAGATCATATCGAGCTTGGTGGTAGAAAATTATCGGGTAAATTATATAACGGAACAAAATTATTATCTAAAAATGATAATTCTTATGACTGGGTCGAAATCCCGATTAAAGAAAATATAGATTTATCTCATGCCCATGAAATAAATATTATTTTTAAAAATAATAATAAAGTTTCCAATTTGTTTATCGTAAAAAAATCTGGTACTTATAAAGATATCGATCAAACAATTATTGTATCTATTCTAGAGAATAACTTAATTATCGATAATGTCGAAAAGGTTTCTAATATTTTTATAAGATAAAAGGATACTATTCAATGAATGAAATTTCATTAAGTGCTATTAATGATTCACTTATGAGTTTAAATCATAATGTATCTGAAATTATTAATCAAGCGCATACTCAAATTAATGAACATTTAGACCAAAACGGTATTACTTTGAGTAATATAAATAGCGAGTATCTTAATAAAAACCAACGTAACGATAAGATAATGGTTAACAATTTATTCGTAAAAGAATTAAAATTAAATGGTAAAAATATATTTGACGGAGACGTAATCTCTTATGGCTCTAATTCATTATCTTTATCAGATGAATTGTTAGTGAATGATGAGCAGGTATTATTGGAAAATGATACCTGCTCTACTTTGTGTTATGAAGGCGTTTATTCTGCATACTTATTAAGCAATAAATCTGAAATCGTTATTTCTGGTTTATATGAAGAATCGAATATCGGTGATTTAATTATTCCGGTATCTATTTTAGAGAAGAACTCGACCACTACTGTTGGTAATGAAAATTTTGCAGTTCTTATTAAATGCACTGATGACGAATGTTCGATCGAACCAGGAAATCAACAGTCAGTTATTACGAACGTAATTATGAGGTAAGAGAATGAAACATTTTATCGATCAAGCCTCGTTAGATGAAACGAGTATTCAGTACCTGGTTTATAAATTAAATGAAGTTATTCGTGTCGTTAATAATAAACCAGATATCCATGATTTAGAATACTGGGCTGATACGTTAAAGCAATTCGAAAAAGATGGTTCTATTAATACTTATACAGATTTAATGGAAGCTCTTAAAAAGAAACCGGACTTTAATCAAGTAAGAGATACTGTTCGTGATGAGTTAACAAAATTTGTCGACCAAATGAATCAACGTATTTATCAACCGACATTAGACCAGTTGTTAAAAATAATTGGCGACGCATTGCAAGAATATATTCATGCGCAAGTCGACGATTATTTAAATAAATCTATTGATGATTTGAAAAACAGACTTAGTGCTGAATTAATCTATTGGAATTAAAGGAGATAATAATCTATGTCCAAAAAATTTGTAGGTAAAGCTCATTTTGGTTTATACGATCCAAAACGTGATAAAGGTATTGAAATTGGTGGTTCTGGTAATCAAGGTGGTTCCACTACTCCAGTCGATAACAAAGCTGTTGAAGACGTAACAAAACAAGCTAGTGCAAACAAAGAAGCATCTGCTGCTAATAAAGTATTAGCCGAAGCTAATAAAGCTGCCGTTGCTAAAGTAGCTGCCGATCTTGCTGCTAAACAAGCACAAGACGTTATTACTTTTTTAAGTAAAGTTGAAGCTGCTGCTCAATATCAACCTAAAGGTGAATATATCACCGATGCTAAAGTAGCTGAAAAAATTACCAAAGCTCAAGGTAAAGCTGACGAAGCTGCTGCTGCTAAATTTGCGACTAAAGCAGAACTCGAAACAGCAACTGGTGGCGTATCTGCTAAAGATCTTAAAACTTTAAAAGATGCTATTGAACTGCTTCGCGATAACCCAGATAGCATTGCCGAAATCGCTAAAAAAGCCGATAAAGATAAAGTATATGATAAAGATGCTATCGATAAGTTGATCAAAAAACTTAACGATAAAGATACCGATCTTGAAAAAGCTATCGCTAAAGCAGCTACTGCTGACGACGTAGTTAAAGCTGCCGAACTTACTGAAAAAGTTAAAGCTATTGTCGATTTAACTCCATATGCTAAAACTGCTGAAGTTGAAGCTACATATGCTAAAAAATCTGATTTAGCCGATAAAGCCGATAAAGCTGCTATCGAAACTGAACTTGCTAAAAAAGCTAATGCTAGCGATTTGACTCCGCTTGCTACAAAAGAAGAGTTGGCTGGCAAAGCCGACGCTACTGCTCTTGCTACTAAAGCCGATCAAACAGCATTAGATAATCTTAAAGCTGAAGTTAAAGCTAACGATGCTGCTGTAAAAGCAGAAGCTGCTGAACGTAAAGCTGCCGATACTCTTAATGATGCAAAAGTAAAAGGTATCTCTGACGATGTATCTAAATTAAAAATTGATGCGGCTCAAGCTAAAGTAGAAAATGAAAAAGCGTTAAGCCGCAAGGCGGACCAAGAAGCTGTTAATACTGCTCTCGAAGGTAAGGCTACTAAAGCCGAAGTTGCCGAAGCCAAACAAGCTGCTACCGATGCTGCTAAAGAAGCTGCTAAAGCAAATACTGCTCTCGAAGGTAAAGCTGATACTACTGCTCTTGAACCATTGGCAACTAAAGAAGCTTTAAAAGGTGCTAAAGATGAATTAGCTCAAGCTGTTGAAGCTGCTAAAGCTGCAGCCGAAGCGGCGAAGACGGAAGCTAAAACTGGCGAAGCTGTAACTGAAGCTAAGACAAAAGCCGAAGCTGCCGATGCTAAAGCTAAAGAAGTCGAAGCTGCTCTTGTTAATTATGTAACTAAAGCTGTTGCTGATGAAGCATACCAACCTAAAGGTGAATATGCAACTAAAGCCGAAGTTCAAGCTATCGGTTCTTTGGACCCAGCTACGCTTCAATCTCTTAAAGATCTTGCTCAACAATTAGCTGGTCATGCTGATTTAACTACAGTACTCGATAAGTTAAATAAAGTATTCACTAAAGACGAAGTTAACGAAAAATTGGCGGCAAAAGCCGACGTAACTGCTCTTTCTGAATACGCAGAAAAAGCTGACGTCGAATCTAAACTTGGCGATAAGGCCGACAAAACAAAAGTAGCCGAAGATATTCAAGCTGCTAAAGATGTAGCTGATGCAGCTGTTCGTGAAGTAAATACGACTGCACAACAAGCTAAAGCTAAAGCAACTGAAAATGCTGCAGGCCTTGAAGAAGCTAAAACTAAAGTCGAAAAAGCTATCGAGGATCTTGGTAAATTAACGACTAAAGTTAACGACCTTGCTCTTAATGGTGGTACTGGCACAGGCCTTGATGCACAAGCTGTAGCCGATAAAGTAAAAGAAGTTGTCGATGCTCTCGTAGCTCAAGAAAAATTTGTAAGCGAAGCTAAACTTAACGAAAAGCTTGCCGATAAAGCTGATGTTAGTGCGTTAACTGCAGTTCAAGCTAAAGCTGATAAAAATGCTTCTGACTTGTTGGGTAAAGCTGATGTATCCGCATTAGCGGACAAAGCCGATAAAGCTGTGTTCGAAGCTAAAGCCAACGAAGTGGATAATAAATTAAATACTTTAGAAACAGCTACTGTTCCTAACTTGATCGACACTAAGCTTATTGCTAAATTAGCTGGTTATCAAGAAAAAGGCGAATACGTAACTAAAGAAGCTGCTGATCGCGATTATCAACCTAAAGGTGAATATGCTACAGCTGAAAAACTTACTGAAGTTAAAGATATTGCCGATGCTAATAAAGCTGCTATCGAAGGTTTAGATAAAGATAATTTAGTTCACAACGCTGATCTTGTTGTATATGCTCGAGCTGCTAAAGTAACAGAAGATATCGCTGCGGCTGTAGGCGGTTTAGGCGAAGTATACGTAGCTAAAGCCGACGCTGAAACATTCGCTAAGAAAGCTGAAGTAACTACAGAAATCGGTGAAAAAGAAACTGAAATTAAGCGATATGCTGACGGTAAATTCGCAACAAAACAAGAATTAGAAAACGCTACTTTAGCTGCTGGTAACACTGGTCTTAACCGTGCTCAAGTCGAAGGTATCGTCGATGAAAAATTAGGCGATATTAAAGACGCAGTACAAACTATCACTAACATCCAATCCGGTGTTAACGACAATAAATCTGCCGTAAATTCTATTCTTGCTGAACTTGCTAAAAAAGCCGATAAAGATGCTCTTAACGACAAAGTAGCTACCACCGATTTAGAAGATGCTAAAACAACTCTTAACGCTGCAATTAAAGTTCAAGAAAATGCATTAGCTGCTGCCAAAACTGCTTTAGAAGAAGCTATTAAAACTAAGTCTGAAGAAGCTGCTGCTGCTTATCAAACTAAAGTAGAATTTGCAAATTGGGCTCGTGATACATACGGTACAGAAATTGCTCGTATTAAAGACGACATGATGACAGCTGACGAAACAGATGCTGCTATCGATGCTAAACTTGCGACTAACTTGGAAACTCTTAAAGGTATCTTCCAACTTAAAGGTAACTACGTTACTAAAGAAGAGTTAACTAAAACTCTTAAAGATGGTTATATCACTAAAGACGAATCTGATCGTTTGTATCAAGGCGTAGGCAACTATGCTACTATCGAATATGTCGACGATCAAATCGGTAAAAACAAATCTAAGATCGATGAAGTGAATACGGCTCTTGCTGGTAAACTTGATTTAACAGCTGCTCAAAACGTATTCCAAGCTCGTGGCGATTACATGACTCGTGGCGATTTAGATAATGTTGCGACTAGCCCTGCATTTACTAACGCTATCAACAATGCTATTACGGCTAAAGCATTCTTAGATAAAGATACTGCCGACGGCTTATATGCTACTAAAGGTACTTATGTAACAGCTCAAGGCGTAACCGATATTATCGAAGCCGATCCGACTATTGCCGGTAAACAAGATAAATTAACATTCGGTTCTGGTTTATCTTATGACGAAGGTACTAAAACTGTTACAGCTTCTGGCGTAAGTGTTGACTTAACTCCTTATGCTAAAAAAGCTGAATCCGATGCTAAATATGGTCCAAAAGATACTTTAACAGAAGATCAAAAAGGTGTAGTAGAATCTATCCTTCGTGATAAAAACTATGCTACAAATGCAGATCTTGGTAGCTATAGTGCAAGCATGGATACTAGTGTCGGTCAATTAAGAGCTAGTATCAATACTTTAAAAGATACTACTGTTCCAGCTATCGATACTCGTGTAACTGCATTAGAAGGCAAAGCTGCTCCTACAGATTTCACTGAAGATCAAAAAACTAAATTAAATGAAATTCTTACTGGCAAAGGCTATGCATCTCATGAAGATATTGACAACGCTAAAGCTGAACTTAAAGGCGAGTTAGTTACCGAAGAAGCTGCACAGGCTCTTGTCAATGGTGCTGTTACAACTGCTGAAGGTAAAGTTAATGAAGCTAAAGAAGCGTTGGAAGGCAAAATCACAGAATTGAAAAATACTGTAGATGGAATCCATGCTCCAGATTTAAGCGCATATGAAACTCAAGCTCAAGCAGAAGCTAAATATTTAAAACTTGAAGATATCGAAACTAAGTTAAAAGAAAAAGGCTTTATCACTCAAGCTGACTTGCAACCTATTCTCGATGCAATTAAAGCATTAAAAGGTGAATAATATATTGCCTTTCCTTAGAGTTTTAAATCTTCTCTCGTCTACACTTTAAGGAAAAGACTATGCAATTATTTAACTTTTTCACATTTTTAAATAATTATGCCCCCGATGCCGTAGAACGCTTAGTTATGTTTTTTTGCATAAGCTTTATCCTTATTATTATCGATACGATAATGAAGTTATTTAGTTTAACAATAATTAAACATAGCTTATGGCATTACAAGACCATCATAGAAGTGTTCTGGGGTGGTTGGGGACAGCAGAAATCAAGCCGCGTGTTTTATCGCGGCTTTGTTTTTAAACTTTTTCAATATTCTTTATTATGCTTATTCGCCTTCGGTATCGACGTAATTAAGATACCGATTACGGTTCATAGTGGATTTGCTCAGTTAGTCGATGCTATTTCTATCATATGCTATTTAGTAGTAATTATGACTGAGTTGTGGAGCTTTAAAGAAAATTATATGCTGATAAAATATAATCAGGATATAATTTCTAAACTTGACGACGCTGTATTAAATCGATTAGAGGCTGTTTCTCTTGGCGAACTTAAGCTGAAATTGAGGGAAAAGAAAGATGACTAAATTATTTAGAATGATGTTATTTGAAAACGGACAGTTAAGTTATACGCGTGTCATTTCTTTTTCCTTGTTGCTTTTGTTGATCGGAGTAACGTTATATTTAGTTGCTACCGGTCATAACTGGCAACATTATGAAACTCTCGCTAGTTTAACTGGCGGTGGTTCTGCTGCTACTCAAATCGCTAATAAATTTATTAATAGTAAATATAATAGCGAAGTTGGTAGCTATAAGGAAAAAAATGATGCCGAATAAGTATTATTTAAAATGGTTAGTGTTGTGCGGAGCAAATTTGCTCTGCATGGCATTATGCTATTTAACAAATTGGTTCGTCGTTTTATTTGCCGATAAATACGGAAATCTTCCTAAAATTTTTAAATTATGGCAAACTTACGATAACTGTTTAGATGTCGCCTGGATGATCTACGAAAACAATGTTCCAAAATTCGCTCGATACGACTTTAATAAACATTATCTATATCATTTTGAAAGTAAAGGCGACGGATATATGATTCCTGGATACGTCGATCTTATCGACGATAACTTTACTTTGAAAGAAAGATTCCAACGATATGTATGTCGTTGTGCTTGGCTATATCGAAATTGTGGATACGGTTTTGCTTATTATATTTTCGGTAAAACTGTAAACCCGTCCGACGTAAAAGTTTGCGTCAGCGAAAAAGATTTCTTTGTAGCTATCGATACTAAAAATAATATTTTCTGTATTAAAGATGATCGCAGATGGTGTCGATTATTTAAAAAAAGTATTTATCTGGGATATAAGTTTATTAGCGCAAATGGAGCAAAACATCCTTTAAGATGTATGCTTGCAAATCGCATTAATTTCTTTAGACGTGTTAAATAATATTGTAATATACTTGCGTTCAATTATTTAACGACGAAAGGAATATAGGCGTGAATAAATTAAAAGTTGAATCTCTTAAGGTCAATATTTTAAATGCATTGCAATTAAAGACTGCTAAGAGTAATAATAAATATAAAAAAAACGAGATCTATATTCAAGATCCCGACGAAATGATTCAGAATTTTGAAGATATTCAAAATTTAAAAGAATCGAAACAAAATAAATTAAAAGCCGGTAGTTCTATTAGCATCAATAGCGATAACGAAATTAGTGCCGAAGTCGATTTGAGTCCTTATTATACGAAGACACAAACAGCTAAATTATTTATGGGCCGTGACGAAACGTATACTAAAGAGGAGATCGATGAAAGAACAGGTGTTAATAGCATTATTGCTGGTGATAATATTTCTATATCTACTGAGAGCGGTCGTGCAAAAATCGCTACGACAATTGCGTACAAGCTCAGAGATAAAGCAATGTCTATCGGTAATTCTATTTTGGGCCGTGGTACTTCCGTTGGCGTTAATGCTTCAGCAACTGGTGAAAACAGTGTTGCATTAGGTGCAGATTCGGTTGCTACGCTCGCCAATCAAGTATCTGTTGGCAACGATACGACTAAACGTATTATTAGTAATGTCGCAGACGGAGTCGAAGCTAACGATGCGGTAACGGTAGGACAGTTAAATAAAAAATTAAGTACAGCTTTAGATCAACTTAACCGATTAGCTGGTCAATTATATCCGATTGGCTCTATTTATATGAATGTTAATAATGTCGATCCTTCCGCTATTTTTGGTGGTAGCTGGGAACGTATGCCTTCTGGTCGTATGTTAGTTAATAGTGGTGACGGCTTTAATCTCGGACAAGTCGGTGGCGAAAAAGAACATCGTCTAACCGAAGATGAATTAGCTTCTCATAGTCATGACGTTAATAATATTAATGGTAATACTACAAGTACAGCAAAATTAGTTGGCAAATTTTCTTCATCTATTAGACCAAATGGAGACATAACAGATGTTCCATATAGAGATGGTTTTGGAATAGTTTCAAGAGAAAGTGAATATGGAATTCGTGCTAAGGATGGTGGAAATTCTTCACCAGGACGAAATTATGTTATTGATGCTTCTCATAATCATACTATCAATTTAAATATAAATATGTTACCATCCGGTAAAAACCAACCACATAATAACATGCCTCCATATATCGTTGTTAATATGTGGAAACGTATAAGTTAAGGAGATATAAATGTCCGAACAAATACAAAATATTTCTGAAGAAATTTTAGAATATAAAGATAAAATTTTCTTTAAGATGTTTAGCGATGCCTTAAAAGTAAACAAAGCACCGTTTCCTGAAAACGTTGCGCATTATTTAAATAAATTAGTTATAAATATAGGAGTAAGTCCTAATGTGGTTATGCTGAGCTCTGTTAGAAAAGAAAACAATAATTATATTGTATCGTTAACAGGCCCGTTCGATAGCTATGTCGAAATTAACGGTATTGCTACTCATTTTGATAGTGAAGGTAAAATAGTAGATTTTAGTGTACCGGCTCTAATTAAAGCAGACGATATTCTTAACTTCTATATTTCGGTCGTTAATTTTCCGTATAAAAAGGAAAAGCCGACTGATTATACAAATAGTAAAACAGTTCAAAATATGATCGACACTATAGAGGTTTCTATATCTTTAGAAACATACGAAAAAATCGAGGAACCTGTTATTGGTGTATTAAAATATTTTAATAATATTAGTGCTGAATATAATATTAATGCTCAATGGGTTGATAAAACAGATGCTCAAAATACTACTGGTAAAGGGTTTGTTAGACTTACAAATAGTTCTAATGTACCAGTAAAAATAGTATTTAATAATCAAGAACATATTGTCGTAGAAAACGATCATATCGATGTTCCGTTTGATTTAGATGAGTTCTTAGAAGTTTATAAAAATTCTGGTTATAATCAAGCTGTCGCAAAGAATTCAGAAGAAACAGATGTATCGACTGTTGCTGTTACAAATCTTTTAACTCAAGAAGAGTTAAATAATGTTCGATTAACTGTAAATACTGCTATTGATAGAACTAACGATCAAGAGTTCCCCGCAAGAATTAAACCAGTTCTTGCTAATACTAAATTTTTCGGTGAAGCCGGATACTATGTTAATTTCATGGGCTCTATTATAAAAGTACCGTCTCAAACTGAAGCCAATGGTGGTATTCCAGTATCCAAGGCTGAAGTTCTCGCTATGGATGAAAATAATAAAAAAATATTCATTTGTGATAAAGATGGCAACATGATCGGTAAATCAATCACTCCGACAATTTTTGTTACTAATAATGTAAAAACAATAAAAGAATTGATTAAATAAATAAGGAGTATAAATGTCTGATAATAAAATACAAGATATAGCTAACGAGATTACGGCTTATAAACCGAACACAACTCTTTCTTTAATTAAAGCCGCTTTAGAAGATCTTAATGCTCCATTTCCTGAAGAAACAAAATTTTATTTAAAAAAGTTATTTGGCAATATTGGTGTTGCTTATGGTACTGGTGTAAATATTAATGTCGTTACAGAACAAGACGATAATTATATTTTAACATTTAGTGGGCAACCTTTTAGCTATATCGAAATTAATGATACTGTATATAGATTTCCTGAATCTGGTTCATTGACTGTAACAGTAAAACAAGATGCAGAAAATCCTTTCCCATATGCTAAAATTTTATGGGTTCCTATGAACAAAAATCTTCCTGAAGGTTACGAAAAACCAGAAGAAAGTAAATACTTAGAAAACTGTTCTAAAGATTTTACTTATCCTGTGGTAGATGATAGTGAACATAGAAATAAAAATTATGTTAAATTTGGATATATTTTCTATGAAAATCCATCGGAACTTTTATTCTCTGATAATGTTTCTATATATCCAGATCAAAACGATCCTAGAATTCTTAAAGTTAGTGGATTGCTTCCAAATAAGAAATACGAAATTAACGGTGTAAAATTTACTGCCGATAGCGGCGGTATTGCAACGATTGAAGATGGCGTACGATTAGCGGAAACATTTGATGAATTAAAAAATAGTATCGATATTGTTTCTAATTATAAAGGCAAATTTAAAGATGTCCTTCATTCCACAAGAAATGTTCCGGCTCCTGACGATAGCGCAACAGTATATACTGTGCCTAGTGTTTTTGGACGATATTTCTTTATAAATCAGTCACTATTTTCTAGTTCTAATTCTGATTATCCGCACCATATTATTAATCGATATTATGAACCATTAGAAGTCGAATATTTAGGCGAAACTTTCACGATTCCTGTCGGACAAAAATCAATGGAATTTGACGATAAAATACGTGGAAGTATGTTGTCTAAAATTAAACCTGGGACTACCGAGGTAAAAGTAAAAATTAAAAATAATTTCAAATATCCTTGGATAAAAGAACAACGACATGATCGAAGTAATACAATACTTAGTAAAGATTGTATTCAACAATTATTTAATAATGACGACATTTTTTATCAATGGTATACATTTGACGAATTAAAAGAATTTGGCTTCGATGGCAACAAAGTAAATCTTCAAAAAAATGATTATGGATATAATACTGAAATAAATAAATATGTATATGTTATCGATAATGTTTTTAAAACATTAGAAGAAACTGATGAATCTGGTGCTGTCGACTTAATAAATTCTCAAAATTTACCGAAAAATATTAGCGGATTACAAATTATACCGTTTGCTCAAAATAAACAATATACAACAACTTATAATTACAATATTGTTAGCAGTATTGATAGCATTAAATCAGTGAACTCTATTAAAGCATATAAAAAGAATGGATCATATCATCTTATTATAAATTATAATACTGCATCACAAGATAATTTGACATTTAAAATCGGCGAACATAGTGATTTTATTGATGATTTTACGATTGAAGCTGCTATCGGTTTTGTGATAAAAGGCACATTTTTTTAATTCATTATAATATAAAATAAAAGGATAATTTAATATGTCTGAAAACAATCAAATTCAAGAAATTTCTAAATTGATAGCTTCATTATTTTCTCAAGGTTTTAAACCAGAATTCGAGAAATTTTTAGCCGACAAAAACATTCCATTTGCAAATCAAACAGATTTATATATACAACGATTATTTAATAGCGTATTAAATATCCCGAACGTTGAAATTATTTCTTACGACTTTAATGGCTCTGATATTACAGTAAAATTATCTGGGCCTTTTAAATCTTATGCTAATATCAATGGTAAAGATGTTAATTTTGATAATAATGGAATTGCGACTACTGTTGTTAAAAATGCAAAAGTTTCCTCTCAAAATGAAATCTTTTTAAATTTATTAATTCAGTCTGCACCATTTAGAACAGAAAAAGATTCTTCTTTTGTTATTGATTCTTTTTCTGCAGAAGAAGATATTGAGAGCAAAACTTTTGATCTTGCTTATGAAGAAGAAGATAGATTATATAAATTTTTAATTTCTAAAAAAATATATAACGATAGTTTATCAAATATTCTTAGAGCCGAATTTTTAAATAATAAAATTATTGTTAAAAATACAGCGCCATTCGATATTTATGTTAACAATCAAAAGATTAAGAAAAATTCTAAAATAGAAATTCCACTTACTATTAAAAATTTATTAGATAGTAATAATACTTATTCTGGAACTATTTATGATTGGAACAATAAACAGCTAATGGGCGATTACGGATCAATTATCTCGACACAAGCTTTTAGCGCAGATATAGAGCAAAAATTTAATGAATTATTTGACCGAACAAAAGATTATAATCAAGATGGATTATATTTTGACAAAGATTCTGTTCTTAGAGATTATAATAGTTCTAAAATTAATTTTAAAAAGACTATTGAATTCAAAAATAATAATCCTATAAAATATCATATAATCGATCATTATGGAATAAAATCTGGTCAAGTAACTCCGGCAGATCTTAAAGATATTGTTGCTTATCAATGTCCATCTTCATTAGAAACATATTTTTATGATTCTACCGGTAAACAGAAATATATTGGAAATTTTGGCATCAATGATGGTTTTATTATTTTTGATGTGGGTGAATAATATATGACATACGAAGAACAATTAAAACAGGTTCGTGATAACGTAATTAAAAATATTTATCCGACTATTCAACAACAAGGTTCTTCGAATACTATGATTACTTTGCATTGGACAGCTGGTCATTACGACCAGTTGTTCGATGATTATCATATGTGTATCGATGGATCTGGTAATGTACATGTAATGCAAGATTTAGATAATCGTGCTAGCCACTGTTATCGTGAAAATACAAATAACTTTGGCATCTCGGCTTGCTCTAATTATGGTTCCGAATTAAATGGTGATGGATTCACTGGATACTCTACGTATAATCCGGGGCCGGAGCCTGTTAATGCATTACAACTCGAAGCAATGGCGACTGTTATATATTTATGTTGCGTATCTTGGGGTTTACCGTTAAGCCAAGTATTCACTCACGGTGAACGCTGTTTGGCACGTCAAGACTTATACGATTATCCGGCAGAACGTTGGGATCTTGATATACTCGTTCCAGAATGTCATACTCGTACTGAAGACGGTTTACATACTACAGGCGGTAATTGGATTCGTAACCGTGCTCGTGAAATTGCCAAAATGAACGGAATTAATTATTTGTAATAAGGAGACACTATGTCTATTATTTCTGAAATTGCACAAGGTCTTAGTTCCGTCCTCAAGAGGACGCAAAAACCTGTTATGCAATATGCTGAGAATATCGCTCTCGTGGCCGAAGTTCCTTTCGACAAAGAAAAAGTAAATCAGTGCCAAGGGTTTACGTATAATCCTCAAACAGAAAAATTTATCGTAGCTTGTATTAATGCTGACAGTACGACACAAATCTTATATGAGTTAAATAAAGATTTTACTGTTACGCGTAGTGTTGAAAATACTGGCGCCGATAAATTAGGCCATTGTAATACTTTATTCTTCGATGGCAAGGTTCGTGCTACAAATGGTGCTGCTAACGGTAATCGTATTTATACCGTAGGGGATGATTTAACTCCTGGCGAATACAAAGATTATACCGATAACTTTTATAATGTCGGCTATAATCCGGTAACAGGTCAATATGCTAGTGTTTTACCGGGTGCTGATAATAGTACTCGTAGAATTCGTATTTATGCTAACAGTGATTTAACTGACGGTAAAGAATATACTGTTACGGTGAATGAAAAAAACAACGATTCTAACGGCGCTTTGTTCGTCGGCAATAAAGTTATATTCAGCTTAATGAGACGTATCGTAGAAGTCGAAATTAACGATAATACGGCTACTATCGTTAGAGAGTTGGAATTCGAACCGAAAGCCGAAATCGAAGACTTCGCATTAGTCGATGGTGCTATTTATATGGCAGCTAATAGCCACGACTATATTCGTATCTACAAATATGATTTTGCAAGAAGCTATTATAATAATATTAATAACGACTTTTTAAATAATGGTATCGTAGTCGGCAATCAAGTCGGTTATCATGGTCAATCTGTCGATAAAGCTACCAACTATGTTATGGCTAAAATTAATGCTAATAACAACCTCGAAGTCGGCGATAAACGTAATTTAACGACAATCTTGGGTAAAGAATTAAAACATTATAACGGTACTAATTCTTATACGGTACTTACGACATATCATTACGATAAAGCGATTTACAATAAAACTAAGACTGATGAGCTCTTTGTTAAAAAAGCCGATGTTCAAAGTTTAGTCGGTGGTAAAAAATCTCTTAACGTCGTTGCAGAAGGTGTCGATAATACTGGCGCTACCGACGTAACTGAAAAGTTAAACGAAATCTTTGTTAAAGCTAATGCCGAAAAATACGAAGAAGTAATTTTCCCTGACGGTATTTATAAGATCGAAAATGTCGTAAAGATTTTCTGCCCAGAAAAGATGAGTCGTTCTTTAATCGTTAGATCCGAGAATACTTATGGCGCCACTATTCTATGCGATCATACCGATGCATCTCAAGGTGATATCGGATTTGTATTGACTCGTAATGCCTTAGAAGATCAAGATGAGACAGTAGCAAAAGCTTATAATACCACGATTGACGGTTTTATTTTTAAAGTTAAAGATCAAGATGCCGAAGGCAGTAGCTTTAAATTTATTGGTACTGCTAGTGACTTTAATGATTTATTATTTATTAATCTAAAATTATTAAATCTTCGGATGACTAATACTAAAGATTGTGCTGGTAATAATATCGATTTAGCTGCTAGATGTAATAATTCAACGATCGATAACATCAAAACTAATTATGGTATGTATGCTATATATTTAGAGCATGATGGCGGTGTAAATAATAGCATAAGTAATATTGTTTCTAATAACTGTACTTTCTGTATATCTTCGTATACATACGCTGATTATGAAACTGTTACTTTCCATTTTGACGATACTGTCGATTTAAATAATGGTACTATGGCTAATTTCTATGCTAATAAAATATCAAATTTTAAATTGACTGGTAGATGGGCTCTTAATCAAAATCCATTGTATATTAACGTTGGACCAAGAACGGAGATTAGTAATGTTACGTTAGATATTACTCTTGATGAAAATGCCGACCATGTACTTGTAGAAGAAAAACCTTCTGCATTTATCTATTTAACATCACCAGAAAGTGCCAAACTTGAAGTTAAAGTAAGTGATCTTAAATTCGATAAATTCCAAGAAAACTTCGACTACTGGATACAAAAAGGTACTAAATTCTCTTGGATCAATTCTCCAGAATTATCTATCTCTCCGAATGGCGTTACTGAGTATCCTGCATTAACTTTATTTAACAATTTAGGTTCTGTCGATGAATATAGTTCTAGAGGTTTCCTTAATAGAAAATATGAAATCAAAGCGGAAGATTCAGCTAAAACAAGAATCTATTTAGGTTATGATAGAACTATTCATGAAGCAAAAATTGATAGTAAAGATGAATTAGCCGACGGTGAAGGTTCTGCTATCTTCTTCGGTGCTAACGGTGTTCCTTATAAAGACGCTAAAGATCATGATTATAGTAATTATACTGCTGGCGTCGCAGGCGATGTTTACTTAGAATCTAAGCCAAATAACTCCGGTCACTTTGGTTATGTATCGACTTACAGATATACGACACGAACTGAATATTTACCGGCAGCTGATAAGCCTACTTCTGTTACCAACCATGGTGACAGAACAATTACTTTCGGCTTCGATAAATTCCCAGTATGGACTAATGGTACATTAAAAGATACTCCAATTATAGTTGGTAGTAGAATGAATGTATTGGGTAAAGGTCTCTTTAAGGTTATCGAGACTGATGTCGAAGCTAAAACTATGAAGTGTGAGATACCTGAGACTTATAAATCTGATGTTATTACTTCATTAGCTGACTTAACTATGGAAATCTATTTCACACCAGGTAAGCCTGTAAATACTATGGGTACGATGACATACGAAACGATTCCAATTATTCATTCTGGTCCAACAGAAAAAAGACCGACTGAGCATTTAGTTATCGGTCAACAGTATTTCGATACGACACTCGATATGCCGATATTCTGGAACGGTACTAAATGGGTCGTTAATGCTGCCGATGTCGGTGATAAATTAAAAGATTATGTTCGCATCGACAAACTTATGGCAACCGATATGACACAAGCACCGGCGTTTGCTGGACAAATGATAATAGATAACAACACGCTTTATATTGCAGAGTCTACTGCAGGCCCTGGATCTTGGCGTATAGTTTATTTACAACCTAACGATCATTTATAATAAAGATATATCCCCGTACTTAGTGCGGGGATTTTTTCTGTAATATAGTAGTATATATTTTAAATCTACGAAAGGACATATTCATATGCCAGAAACTAATATATACGATTATGAATTTAGTGTCCGCGAAAGCGAGCCTAAACGTGCCGAGATGCTTAATCGATTGAAAGACAGAGTACAGCATGTCGACAAAAAAGAAGTTATTTCGTCCGACGAATATGTTGAAGGCGAAACTAACTTTAGTGAGGATAAAGCATTAAGTGCATTTCTGTTAAATAAATTATTCCCGTCTAAAACTAAACTATTAAAAGATCATTATACAAAAGATCAAGTCGATAACTTGCTGGGCGATCTTATCGCAAAGTATTATCTTAAAGATCAAATAGATGCGATGTTAAATAATTTAAAGAACGAATTAAAGGCTTCGTTCGACGATGCAAATGGCGGCGTCGGTAAAAAGCTTAACGATCTTAAAGGAGAGTTATCTAAACATCGCACTTTGGATGAAATCGATCATCCTGATGCTAGTGTTACAACTCGAAAATTACGAGATCATTCTGTTACAAAAGAAAAACTCTCTGATGGCTTAACGACAGAGTTAGATAATAAGTTAAATAAAAATGGCGGCACTATTACTGGCCCTCTTAAATTTGCTTATAGTAATCCGATTCTTATGGAGACAGGACCCGGCACTGGCAAATACCATCGTATCGGTTCCGGCTCTACGCTGGAAGAAATCGCGCAAGGTAAAGCTCATCTAGACTTAGGTGATTACGATGGTAATACATACGAAACTAATTTATGTTGTGTTAGTCGTCCAGGTTGGTATAATTCTACGACAAAAGAAGTTAAACAATTTGCTCTTCAAGAAGAAATCGAAGCGTTAAATAATAAAGTAAGTAATATGCCTAAAGGTGGCGGTGGCTCTACATTTGCTAAGATTTCTGCTAATAAAATCTGGAGCGGTCGTGTTACTGTTAGGAATAGTAGAGGATCTCGTTCTAAGCCAAAATTTAAAGTTTGCGATCTTCCGGCAAACTGGGATCAAATTATCGTTTATTCTTCTATTCAACAACGAGCATCTGATGGTCATAGCGGTTGGTATAACTATATGACAGGTTGTTTCGCGATTCTAGTAAAAGGCATAGCAATTGACGTTATTGCTGGTTATCAAGGTGAACAAGAAGTTAAATCTTTCTTTGTCGAAGGCAATACTTTATATATGCGTGGTCTTACTCCAAACGGCGACGATGTAAGTGTATTCAACCTTTAACTTTAATCCTTCATATGATATAATAATACTATATTATATGAAGGATTTTTTTTATTATGGAGGAAATAGTATGATGAAATATCCACGAGCCGCTATGGTTCATAAATTTTTATTTATGATGCTAGTTGAATTAGCTCCTTATACTCGAGGCACGCTTAGTTTTTTACCGATATCGCACGAAATGTTTCGTTTATTAATGGATATCGTAAGAGACGAGCACAATATACCGTTATATAACGAAATGCGGTCGTATGCTTTAGATTATCAAGGTATTATCGATAGAGAACATACTAATTATGATATTATAGGTAAACGAACTAAAGTGCTTATTATGATGCTTATTAATTCGTTCTATATGTTTAATAGGTGTGATGAGCGATATTTTAATCTTTACAAAGACAAAATAAGAGGAGTCCGAGATGTTAAATTCATTAAGTATACGCAATATTGAGAATTTTAAGCTCGATATTATTCATTATATTGCCACTCTTGTATGGAAAACGTGGTGGACTTCTAAACATTATAATCAACGATATTATGAAGTGGCCGATATCTATAATCTATCGGTACTTGCGCTTGCCGATTTTATTCATGGCGATTATTTAAAACTCGCATCCATAAGTTATACTTCTATTTATTATTATATTATAGATTGTAGCAATAAAAATATGCTTACCGAAGACGAGAAGAAATATATCGAACTTAGTATTTTATATTATAATAAATATCGACAAGATAAAGATTTAACAGGTATAATAATTAAACAAATGAGGTTAGATAATGGACTATTATGAAACTAGAGTATCTCTAATATTTTATTTATACAAAATGGTCGATGAAGATTCTTGGCGACTTAATAATAATTTAAATAAATTTCGTGTAGTGTCTTATTTATATAGAACGTTAGTCGATGTGCTAGCAGAATTCGTTAATGTGCGCTATGGTAATCTTATGGATGCGAGTGAAGAAGACGTAAGAGAAGTTATCACCGACGGCGCATACGGCTCCTCGCCAAAATTCAAAGACGAAAAAGCACTTCGTTATATAAAAATTACGTATCTATTATATAATAATATTCGCGATCTGCCATGGAACTTATCCGATAAAATTTGTAAAACAATACGAGAAGGAAAATATGAATGCCAAAAATAGAACGATAGCCGTACTTAAATATATAAACTCTATAGAATCAGCTAAATCCCGATATATAAATAATGCTTCTGAAAATATAGTCTGTACTATTTATTATATATATAAAGATATAATAAGAGAATTATCGCCTGGCCATCACGTATTAAAAAACGTCGGTGCTATTAGATCACATCTTTTAATTCAACAAGATACAAGCTACGCTTTACCGGAAAAATATCGTAAGTTAATTACGTTAATTTCTTTTTATTATCGTCCAGGGGCCTTTTTTCCTCTTGTCGAAATGATAATAGAACGAAGTAAAAATTTGTTTGGAGGAAAGTTATAGATGGATAGACAAAAGGGACTTGTCGAATATATATATAAACTTATTAATTCTAATTTTCGATATAGAAAATATAAGATACACGATAAAAGTTTCGTCGTGCATTTTGTTTATAATTTATTCTATGCTATATTTAAAGCATCTTATCCAAGAGACAGAATACAGCCGATTGCCTCGAAATTTCATTTTAATCTCGTTATGACTCATAAAGCAAAAAAATAAATATTATCCGTCTAAAAAAGAAAAGAAGATAATACAGGTTGCGTTATTTAACTATAACGAAGTGGAATATGAAGATTCTAAGTTAAAAGAGCTTGTCGATTTTGTAAAAGAAATTGGAGTTAAATAATGAGTATTGCTGCATATCTTAACGAAGAAGAATACGATAAACATTGTGCTAAATTAAAAGAAGATATGATACTTTATATAAATCAGTTTCTTCACTCAAATCATTGGAGGATGAATTATCCATCAGATCATTACGTTATGATATCCGATATATATAATATAGCACATCGTTTATTGTACGATTTTAAAGATGATTGGCACGATCATCTTTCCGATACTAACTTTGTCGAAGTTAGTGAATATGCTAAATATTTTAAAAGTCGGATACCGTTAGCCGACGATGTTAAGGCTTTCATTCAGGTCGTTATATTATATTATTTTAAACACTTCGAAAATTCTAATTTTATAATTATATATAATAAAATACTTGACGACATGTGTGAATTTTATGATACGAGCATAGCGAAGCGAAGGTGAGATTTAAACAATGACAGTAATAAACGGCGCTCGAGAAATCAAGATAGTACTCTTTATACGCAAATTAATTAAGGAGCACAAAAAATATATTAATTATCGCGTCAGCGACGAAGGATTTATTGTTTTCATGGTGTTTAATTATTATTATGAGATCATGAAACGGATTCATCCTAAAGCACAAGTATGGCAGCTAAAAAATTCATTCCATGTCGACTTAAATATGAAATATAAAAAAATAAAATATAGATTAAGCAAGGAAGACAAACGATGTATTCTTATAGCTTTTAGCCTATTTAATCGTATAGAATATAATAAAACATTAGTCGATCATGTTATTGCTAATTTATTTAAGTTAAGAGAATATCATTAACCCGTAGCAACCTGTAGCTGCGGGTTTTCTTATATCTTATTATATCGTACATATGTTCGCCATATAAGGAAAATTTTTTGTGTATATATTTTTGAGATTAGGTTCTTCTTTCTTTTCTCTTTTTTTGTTTTGTTTAATGAGCGTAAGTTTGTTAGGCTAAGGTTATATTATCAGTTGCGTTTGTTAAATGAGAAAACCTTATATGGAAGGAAAAATTGAAATTTTTATTTTTAGATTTTCTCATTTTTGTTTTGTAATTGAGAATTCCTATATGGGGCAGAAATTTGGTTTCTGGTGAAGGAGGTAAGTGTTTTATATATAATCGGTCTCGGAGCTAAAGTTCGCCCCCCCTGCTTTGATTCAGGGTGTTATTTGAGGGAGAGCTTGGCCTCGAGACCGTGCAGACATATATGTCGATGTCTGTCTTTTAATTATTAGTCTTGGGAAGACGTTAAAAGCAACCAGGAGGATTATTATGAAAAAACAATTAGTAGTAGCAATGACAGTAGCAACAGTAGCAATTGGAACATGGTTTATGCAACCAGTGCAACCAGATCATTACGAACTTCACCATGTAACATATGGTGAAACAATGACAAGCATCATAGAAGATGCGAACAAGAATACTGATGTTAACTATAACATTAGAGAAGCTATTGCAACAGCAGTAGCTGAGAGCAGCAAGATGGAAGGAGGAGCAAAGAGTCGTCAACTACAAGTTGGTGACAAAGTAGCTGTTCCTATCTATCGTTAAATAATTAAGTCCAGCTGTATGACTATAAACCATAGCATTATTTAAATAACATATCTATATTGCTTATCAATTAACACATATGACAAGTCTCTACATTAAGCAATATAGATTAATAACAATATGTAGAGACGAGGAGGAAACATGGCAAAAGCAACATTCTTAAACACAACAACATTAAAAATTATCGAAGCAACTGACAGTAGAACACCAATCGAGTTTGTACAAGCAGCTGAACAATATTACAAAATGTCAGGCATTGACACAATTGTGTGTCCAGAAGAAGGTTATTATTTAATAAAAGATCGCAAAGGTAAAAAGAATATTATCTTAGTTGCGCATAACGGTTGTGCTGATCACATATATGAAAGCAATAAAAGGCTGGTTAAACAGCTACCATATTATGCCGTAGCGCATGGTCTAATACCAGATATATTTAGAACATGGAGTCAAGCAAAAAAAGGTATCGATGGAGTTAAAAATGCAAGATACAAAAAATTTTATAGTCTTGAGGTAGCAAAGCAATGGATGGAAGAAAATGGTGCTCCATTGCGAGCTTATAATAAATATTAATTTAATTCTAGAGGAGGAAAATTATTATGAAATCTATGCTTAAATTAAAAGCGGCTTTCGCTGCAACTAAAAAAGTTAACAATTCTGGAGATTGGTTGCAACATAAGGCAACGTTACAAGATCTAAAAACAGCCAATATTCGTTGCTTAATAATCAGCGAAGAAAGCTGTATTTTAGACATCGTAGGCGCAAATGTTACTGGTGCCATCACAGAAGAAGATGTCAAAGAGTCATCTATTGTTGTTAAAGGTAAAGGCATTAATTTCGATGGAGACTATCGATTGACAGAAAAATCTATGGCATCCGTCGAAAACATCATCGATGATTTGCTACTTATTGTAGGGAACTTCAAAGAGAAAGAAGATGCTTGCAACTCTTTCACATTTGAAGGAGACACATACGTACCAATTTCTTTATCGGCAAGTGCATTACGTCAAGGTAAGCGCTTTGCTGTTAAAGAAGAGTTATTGGATAAATGGCTAGATAAATTAAAAATGGTTAACCATGGTATCGGTAGCTTTAATGAAACTAAAACTCTTAAAGTTGGTAAGGCAACCAAATTATCCACTTATGGTAATTTGTGGTCTGCAAACGGTAAAGAAATTAAAGTAGACTTAAATGAGTACTGCTTTATGATCTTTAACAACATGGCAATCTTTGGCAACGAAGATAACATGGATGGCCAATCATATCATAGCCATTTTGACTTTTGTGAACTTTATGGCTGTCCAAAAGATAAACCATTATATCTTCAAGCTCGGATTTCTGGGTGTACTAAAACTGGATCTTTACCAGTGAAAGATATGTCTGGATTCTGGAATCTTGCTGCAGAGTGTAAACAGCACTCTATTATGTCTCTATCTGAAGTCGATAGAGACTATAATGGTGATGAGCCAGCTGTATGGATCATAGGCAATCCATGCGGTAAGTTATTGTATGTTACAGACTTTAATGGCTTTAAAGCTGTACCAGATTATATTAAGCCAGAGGAGAACACATTTAAAGTTCTCCAGATTATTGAATCAACACAAGCTAAAGTTTCTAGCCAACTGATTCAACATATTTAGTTTTTTGGAGGAGAAACAAAATGAAAAAACAATATTTAGTAGAAAAATTAACAGCAGAAACAGTTCGTCAATTTGAGTCTTACACTGAGGGTTCATTTGGTGGTACTGGTGTTGATGCTGCTATTCTTGCAGATAATCGTGTGGCATATGATCCATACGTGTTCTCTGCAAAAGCAAATAGCATTGCTCGCAATATGAGCAAAGTTATCAAGTCTCTTAAAATGTCTGGCGATAGCGATTCCAGATATTTAAGAGGTGCTGGCGATACTGTATGGATGTTCTCTCAAGGCATATTAGCAGATGACGAAGTACTTGTTGCAAATAAACGTTTGTTGCAACATGGAGAAGCGTACGTTGTACGTTTCCCTCACAGTGCAAGAAGCGAGTTTGCACATGTAAGAATGTTAAGTAAAGCAGAATACATTGAACGTGTAGAAAATAGCAATATCAAGCCAGCATTTAAAATGTTGGCTATTGAAGTTGCTAAGTCTTTGCCAGAGACAACTTTCTTGTGCTCTGGTTCTTCTGTATTCAAAGGTTTGACTGGCGGGTCAGATTTTGATACCGACGGATTTATGTTTTTAGTTGGTGAAGATGCTCAAATCTTCGCTGACTGGAAACAACGCAGCGTCGATATTCCAGACGACATCGGCGAAGCATCTTCTGTTACGTTTAATAATTTCTCTGAGTTAATGGAAGGTGTATTTAACGCCAATATTAGTACTGGCAACACTGATGTTGGCGAGTTCTGCGTTGCAACAAGCACAGCAATCACAGTATTGCAAAATTTGGGCAACGAAAAATTAATTAAAAAATTACAAGAAAATATTTCTAAAGAATTTGGTAATGAATTCGATGGAAGTGTTGAATATTCTCGTTGCTTTGAAGGCGATGAGGATATTGCTATGGAAGATGTACGTAATGCTAAAATTGAAAGCATTACAATGTCTTTCGTTAAATCTAGTAGAAGTGTTGCTTCTATTCAAGCATATTTAGAAGATATGCTAGAAGCAGCACCAGCAGTAATCGGTATGATTATCGATTCTGCGAAAACAGGCTTAAAGGTGTGGGACCCTTTAAGTTTCTTATTCGACGGTATTAGACAAGCACGTCGATCTGCTCCTCCTAAAATTAAATGGAACGAAGAAGAATCTAAATTCTTCGTTGAGGAGGATAGCAGAGTTAAATAAATATTATTGTGCGACCGACACGTTAATCCGGTAAGGAGTTCAGGATGGAAAAGAAAAATAAACAAAATGAAGTTATTTACTTAAAAGACAAAATGTACGAATTGCAGTTAGAGGCTGCAACTCGTGCAGTAGAAGAAGTTAATGCCGTTTTAGAAGCTAACGGTATTACAGGTCAAATTGAGAAATTGCCTGCGAAAGGCTTCTTCGATGTATACAATAAAATCTGTGCAGACTTGAGCCGTGCAGAATCCATCGATATCAAAGGTTTAGATATCGAAGGCAACTTCAGTAAAGCAAAAGAATATATTGCGAATACAATTCGTGTATATCTTGGCGACGTAAATGATAAATATGAAGCTGCTAAAAATAGTGGCTTCAACTTTGCGTCTTCTGTATTGGAATATGAACTTGTAATGAATTCTATCACAAGTGGAGCTATCTGGAGACGCGAAAGCGGAGAACAAGATTTAGCAAGCTCTCCATTAATGAAGGATATCGATGTATTCTGCATCGACCCTTCTGATAATAACATTCTAGACGGTGATCAAGTAGTATTCGAAAACGGTCGTTCTTTAGATGGCCGTTTCTTTACGTCTACTTCTGTAACTGGTGTACAACCAGTATTCAGACGTGAAGACGGTGGGTTATTTATCGTAGTTCATATCTTAGAAACATTAGAAGCTCCTACAGAAGAGTCAATTTTCGCTATTCGCAGTTCTGATAGCGAAAACGTATCTAAGAATATTTTCTTAGCGCAAGAAAAAGGTTACAAATTCTTCTTGTTACCTAACAGCAAAGGAAAACAAGGGGATGGCTTATATGTAGAATCTATGAAGAAAGGTTCTACTGGCGAATTAGTAAAGATTATTTCTTGCGAAATCGTAGGAGATAAAAATTTCATCGCTAACTTCTGTGGCGAAGTAAAAGTTGACGATGTGTTGTTCAACGTAATCAAAAAAGATGGTTACGGTGAAGATATTAAATCTGCTACTTTGTTATTGCGCAAAGCATAGGATCCCCCTTCGGGGCCCGTTAGGGGTTTAGGCAGAAGAAAAAATAAACTTTCTCTTTAATCCTTAACGGTTATACCGTGTTATTAAAAAATAAAGTCCGGTGGCAGTCGCCCGCATGCGGGACCATATTCGACTCCTGGCGCTCATGACGGTTTCGCTATCGCTCAGGTCATTTCGTCTCTAGTCGTCGAATATTCGACTGTCACCTTATTCTGGATTACGGCGTAGTATTTCAGTAGTTTTTTATCTAAACTTTCTTTTTTAATTTAATTTATTCAATCCGGCGGTATCAGTTTACTAGTATGTAACTTGCCCCGCCGGGGCGAAATTTTCTTTGAGGGAATTTTCCCTTTAATACTTTTTTCTTATGAGGAGGAAATTATGAAGTACGTATTTTTCGGTAATCTTGCCGAACCTTATATTGCAAAATGCGATAGCATTATTGATGCTATTGATTGGTTTTATATGGAAGCTAATGGTATTGCTGTTGGCTTTAGACCTGAGTATTTAACTATACGTGGTATGAAGGTAGCATATATGGGAACAGTTGTTAGAAAAAGTGATGGAAGTTTAAATAAAGGGATTGTTTACGCGGTCCCATTTTACGGCTTATCACGGCTCAAACATTTGATTAAATAATGTTGTGGCCTCCGGCCCGAAATCTTCTTTGAGGGGCTTTTCCTCTCATCTCAATTCAATATGTAGTCATAAGGAGGAAATTAAAATGATTACTATGGTTTACAATTATACTTTATTGTTGGCTAATGGCCAATATCTATCTTTGTTATCTGATGATAGCGTATATTCTGTATTAAAAGAGCATCCAGGTGCTCAACTTGTTTCCAGAAATGAATACGGCTATAGAGCTGTAGTTGCAGATTAATTATTAATGGGCGTTAGATAAATAAATATTTAGCGCCCGCATCATTTGTTATTTAAAAAGGAGGACACATCATGTCTACTATTAAAAATTATTTAAATACTTGGTATTCTGTTAGCCCTTGGTCTTATCGTGTAGCATTCTTTGCATTGGGCTATTGCGTAGTTTCTTTATTCATCTAATAGGAGGTTTCATTATGCTAGACAATTTATTTACATCTTTGGACAAATTTTATGCAGAACGTCCTTGGTATTTCAGAATCATGTTCCTTGCTCTAGGTTATATGATTACCGATTTAGTTGCAAAAGCAACTAGAAAATAGTTATTCAGTGTGGCGAGGGAGAAGTCGATATCACATCATATCGCTTCTTCCTTTTCTTTTTTTGCGTAATTTACGGCTTAGTACGGTACGACATTCGGTCGCCTCCGGCCCGAAATTTCTTTTGCGGGATTTATCGTTTGGATAAACGGCATAGTCTTGAGTTCCTAAAAAACCTCTTTCTGAACTCCTATAAACAACAATCCTATTCATTCAGGACTGTGCTGTTTATCCAGATAGTAAATATCTGGTTCTCCTCCTCTCTACTACATAACTGTCATCGGTGAAAACTAGACGACGGCAGTATCGAGTATATTAATATATATTATTTATATTAGTATATTGGATACTGTCTTATAAGGGAGGCAGTAAATTTTTAAATAATATTTTGGGTTGCTCGGCCCTCATCGAGCAGAAAAGGAGCTTATCATGGCTAAAAAATCTATCATCATCACAGCAGTTCTAGTTGGCACAAAATTGGGTGGTTTCGCTTTAAGCTATCAAGCTTGGGGCAAAGAATATACAACTAAGTTAGCTAAACGTGATGGTCAATTTGTACCTGTCGCTGTATTGCACACTAGCGATATGGTAAACACATTTGTTGGTCGTCGTGACGAATATGAAAACATGACTGTCCAAATGATTTTGCCTGACTCTGTAGCTATTAAGACATTCCAATTAATGGGTCTATTAGCTAAAGGTCATTCTGCAGAAGAAAGTGCAGAAATGGCTACGTCTGAGTATGACACTCCAGAGCATACTCAAGCTTATGCAGTATTGGCAGAAGCACTTATGGCAAGTAAAGAGGCTGGCATCCAGCTTCGAGTAACTCGTCAATCCGAGTTATCTGGTTTCAATATTGTAGTGCCTGAAGACATTACAGTAGAAGAAGGCCAAATGTTGGTATTCAAAAATGGTGTTACAGAAGATGGCATCAAATTTGAAAATGGTATGGAAGGTGATTACAGCTATCCAGTAGCTGTTCGTCGTGACGGCACTTTCTATGCTAAACGTCCTGAAACAGCATCTAGCCGTGCAACTAATGCATTGGTTAACAAGACTTTTAATTTGGTTAGAGAAATTCCTAACAAAAAAGTCGACAGTGCTGACGGTGTATTTTAATTAAGGGGCCTTCGGGTCCCTTTCTATTTTTAAATAAGGAGGAACCATAGAATGGCAACTTTTAAATTAGTAAATTCCAACAAAACAATTATTGATTATATCAGTGAGAAGGCTATCGAAGAATTCGGTGCCAGTGTTACTCCTGATGAAGAAAATAATGCTATTACAGTAGAATGTGCAGACGATGTCGTAGAAGATATTCTTTCTGCATATAAGATGGCTAAATTTAAAGCTACAACCGGTGGATTAATTAACTGGGGTGGCAAGAAAATTGGTACAGTAGCTGGCGTCGCAAAAGACGCTGGTATCGGCGGTATCAAGATTGTTAGTAAGGGCTTGTTCGGTGGCCTTAAAAAGGTTGCTGAATTAGGCATTGGCGGGACATCCGTCATCGTCGATGAAGCAAAAGCATCTTGGGGCGAATTAACTAAGTCTGATGAAATTCGTTCTATTAAGAAATCTTTCGGCTCTACTGGTAATAATAGCGATGATATTGTTATGGTTACTGGTGAACAACAAACTGAAGTTCAAGGTTAGTTATTAAAGGTTTAGATAATGGGTGCACACGGGAGTGGGTCGCATCTGTTATCTAAACCTTATTTTTTATTTAAATAATATAATAATAGCTTTGGTCTGGAATATTAATGGCTCCCGACTAAAGCTATATTTTTTTAAAGTTTAATATATACATATATATTGGAGTATGGTTATCGTCCAGTCGATATGTATGTACTAAAATTATTTTTTTTGAATATTATATACTTCGGTATATGATATTTAATTGGATGGCTATGATTACTTACAGCGTGAAGTTATTAACGCTTGGTAAAGCCACACGAGCGCCCTATTTGAGCGAGCGCCAGCGAGCGTAGATCTCTTATTTATATAGTAGGCGAGCGCCAGCGAGCCGGCCGTTATATAGTTCTCTGTTATCTCTCTTGTTAAGAGAGTAAGCATATTCATTTTATTTATTTAAATGCCGAGCGGTAGCGAGGCAGTATATAATCTCTTGTTACTTCTCTTTTAGAGAAGTAAGTATGTGTTTATTATTTATTATTAGAGTTCTCTGTTACTCTCTTTCTAAGAGAGTAAGTGTGTATTTATTATTATTTATATTAGAAGCGAGCGAAGCGAGCATATATCTTCTTTGTTATCTTTCTTCCTAAGAAAGTAAGTTGTATATTATTATATATATTATATTATTAGAAGCGAAACGAACGTATGTGAGTGAGCGTTATTATATATGTATATAGTATATTAAGTTCTTTTGTTAGCTTCTCTTGTTAAGAGAAGTTCCGTATTAAGCTTTTAGCGTCGATCCGTAAGGATATAGATGGGTTAGATAAAGAAGCGAGACGAGCGGGTAGCGAATGGAGCGACCGATGTAAGCGACTGCCTTAAGCTATCTATATGTATAGTATAAGGAGGCCGAGCAGAGCGAAGGCCGTATAGCAAACGTACTCCGAAAGCGAAAGGAGCTTGCGACTGAGCTGAAGGTAAGGAGGCCATAGGCCGACGACCGTGAGCGGTATACTATGGCGAATACTATATAAAAGCGAAATTCTGGGCTGAAAAATTTAAAATTCTTGTCTAGAAAATTTCGAATATTTTTCGCCCCCGATATCTATTTTGTATTACTTTTATTTAAAAGTAATATTAGTTATTATATATATATTTAAGTAGTAAATATATATTAAGTATTATATCATTAAGGACACTGTTGCTAGTTATTCAATTAGGTGAGCAATAGTGATTAGAATTGGATTTAAATAATTCAATTATTTTGAGCCGCCGGTTATTTCCGAAGGAATAAATGTTCTGAGACTCCGGATTTAATTTAGGAGCGAAGGTTATTTCAGGTGGCGAATCCCTTTTGATTCTTTTTAAAATTAAAATAAAAAGAATGTCTTGCTCCGATCCAGAGAAAGATAGCGCAGCGAAGTTGGCTGGTTGTATTAGCGTAGCGTATATACAATTTTCTGTGTTATAGTTCGTGACGAAGGCTCTGCTTATTATAATTAATAATTTCTAATCAATAATTTATAATAACCAGTAATGGTTATTAGGATACAATTATTATATTATAATAATCATTCCAAGTTGTTAGAGTTTGAAAGCTCTAACCAGTTAGCTGGAATTTATTGCTCTGGTTCCGGCGTTATACTGTTTCCTCTTTTACTAGGTTGTCCTGGATAGAGAGAATGGACACCGAATATTTTAGGCGAGCGATTTTAATTAATTTAATTAAAAATTATTATATTTAGATAATAAAATAATAATAGTGATGCTTATTTAAATTTAAATAATATTAGAATAATTATATATATTATATATAAAGTAGTATTGAGGGCTAAGGCCCGAATACGTTAAACGTTTATTCGTGTACGATCCTCTGCGAGTTGTTTATCTTCACAGCAGACGAGCGAATGCGAGGAGTTTGGAGTATTTTTAAAATGGGCCAACTTTGTTTATGCTTAATAATAGAAAAAGCCCCGGCCGTTAGGTCGGAGCTTTGTGGAAGTAGTGAACTTCGTTCACTAGTATATTACCGTGCACAAGTGCACGGCGGGTTAATTAATTTTAATTAATTATAAAAAAATATCCCGTACATATTTTTATATGTCGGAATTAGACTATTATATATTTAAGTGAGTGGAAGCGGTGAACTGTCGTTCACCGGTATATTACCATGTGAGTTAGCGTAGCGGGTTAAAAAAAATAAATTATTTTTTATTTTAATTGTTGGTGTTTATTATATTATATATATAAGAAAAGACCTCCCTAATTAATTTTAGAGAGGTCGTATTATATTTGATTTATATTAAAAATTGCGGAGCGGTGTAACTTGTTACACCGGTATATTACATATTAGAGCTATTTATCGCGATAAGAAATTAAAAATAATTATTTATACATTATTTTTGCATAATAGAAATGCCGGGTATTTTTTGGTATTTTTTTATCAAAAAATGGCGGCGCTAAAAACGTAGATTTTATCTAACCTTTTTTAACTTGTGTTATTAATTTAGTATATACTAGTATATATAAGGATAACCTAAACCATTTATACATTTATAGTATAATTATTAAGTATAGGTTATTTCTTAAATAACCGTCACCTGATTGAGCCAATTCTTATGTGTTAAGAGAGGACTTGGCGGCTTGTTGCATGCGAGATTACTATTATATTATATATTAATATAATTAAGGATACACATGCATATACTATAACACAGATCATTCCTTTTAAATAATAAAGCCTATTATATTGGGTTTGCTATATATAATATATATATAATAAATTAAAAAATAAAAAAGCCCGCTGTCGCCTCACGAGCGCCCCGACGAGACCAGCATGCTAGTGTAGTATTGCTTGCAGGGTGGGGGAGGAGGGTGTATAACACTTCTCTAACGTTGTTTTTACTGCAAAAATAGGCTATTTTAATATTTTAGCCATTATCTTGGTATAACACTCTCATAGCTACCTTAATTGCACAATTTTTGTACATTTTAATATTTTAAGCATCTAATATACTCTAATTCCTGTATACTAATAATAAGATAAAAGGAGTTTTTTTATTATGATTAAAAAATTAATATTAGCGTTTATATGTATTATTAGTATATGTAGTATTAGTAATGCTAAAGAAATTTTTGTTTTAGATACCGGGAAGTCTAATATCTATATTGAAGATACTAGTATTCAATATATCGGCATGAATGAAAATTATAATATTATCGATGCCGATATTATAGCTAAAAAAGCTAATGGTATTATGTTAAAATCTAGAATGCGTTATTATTTCAACGTTAACGGCGAAGAAATAAAATATACTTATTTAAATATCGATCAAAGTAATGATAATGGAACTACTTGGTCTAATATTAATTATAAGCTAGAAAACGATATTAATAATATTCAT